ATATGGAAAAAATTCCCAGCTTTTCCAGCTCCTTCCAAATTTGGTAAAATTTTCCAGAGTTTCCAGCTCCTGCCAGAAATGGAAAAAATTTCCAGCTCTCCCAAAACTTTCCAAAACTGGAAAAAATTTCCAGTACTGTCAGAAATTTCCATATATGGAAAAAATTTCCAATCCATCGTATATCGGCGATAGGCGATGCCGCCGGGCCGACAACTTTAACGCATTAGAACTTTAACGCACTAAAGCGCCCGCGCCGGCGCGACAACTTTAATACTTTAATGTAGTAAAGTGAAACGCCCGGCCACTATACTTTAGTACTTTACTAGACTAAAGCGAAGGATCCGGCTCGCGTACTTTAGTACTTTAACGCACTAAAGTCTATAGACCGGCGCCCGCGAACATATGTTCGCCTGACCAAATAAAAAAGAGAACAAACTTTCGTTTGTTCTCCGTTGGACTACTTGGTAAATTCTACCACTTTGAGTCCATCTTTGAAGAAGTAGGCAACTGTTCTTGCCTTCTCAATGTCATCAAGTGTGATAACTTCGCCTGTTGTACTGTCCATTACAGTATCAACTCCTGCGGAATGCATTTTCAGTACAAGCACTGTCAAGTCTGTATAGACTTCGTGCGTTGCGTCTGAATTAGTGATAACTCTTGAAGCGTTAATTTTTTCTACTCTCATATTATTACCTCTCTTTCTTTTATCTGTATATATAGTATCATATTGCGAGTACCATTAAAGGTACTCAGCAAATGAAACTGTATATTCTTTTCTAACTTTGAAAGTGAATTCTTTTGGAAGTTCATCACATAAGAATCTGTCATTTCTAACATACTTTCCTATGTTCATTTCTTTCAACATTTCTCTTACTTCATCTTCAATTCTTAATGTTGTGTACTTTGAAAGTGGAATTGCGAACACATAATTAAATTTTGTTGTACCTATTGGATAATTTGGTGTGTTCAAATATTTTTTATTATGTTCCTTTTTTCTTCTTTCTAAATTGTTTGTTGTTCCAATTTTTACTACGAATCTTCCCAAACATTCACGATACCAACCTACATAGAAATATTCTTTTGCTTTCATTTTTCTGTCCTTTCTTTCTTTAACTTAACTTATAACTAATTATACACCCAACGGAATATCTCTGTCAATATTTTTTTTGAAAAAAACATAAGAAAAACAATTCTTTAATGCTTTAACGCAATAAAGCGCGCCACCGGACGATCCACTTTCGTACTTTAATGCATTGAAGTGCGACCGCCGGCCCGCGCACTTTAACGCAGTAAAGCGTTGAAGCGACAAGGGCGGCCGCGAACATATGTTCGACCAAGAAGAGCGAGGAGAACAATCGTTCTCCTCTGTATATTTATTCATTCTTATGAATATTTTTTTCTTTCTCTCTCCTTTCTTTATCTTTGGCAATTTTTGCCATTTTTTTCTCTTTGGCAATTTTTGCCTTTTCTTCTTTTTCTTTACACTTCATAGAATATTCTTCTGCAAGTGCATAAGCATCATAAGGCTCTGTACCTTTGTTACTTCCTGTTGGAATGGAAATCTTTACCACTACGAAATCTTCGTTTCCCTCTCTGTCAAGAATTGGAAATGCAATTTCGTTTGACTTAACACGAAGAACATCATCTTCAGTGTTGGAAAGAAATTCCATAAACTTGGAAACATATTCCATTTTAACTTCTTCTCTTAATGCTTTTCTTGATACTGTCATAATTTGTACCTTTTTTAACCTTTCTTTTTTTCTTTATTGTAGCATATATTTATTAACTAATCAAGCATTAGTTTGCTTTCTTTTGATTACTTTTTTGCTAAAGTTTCCTGCGACTTTAACCATAACAATGACTTGAAAAACTGTTTATTATTGGTAGTATATATCTTTCCTTTGTACTCAATTACGAACATAATCATTACCTCTCTTTCCTTTTCTGTACCTATATAATAACAAGTCTACTGTCCTATTAAACGGACTCTGCGGCGACCATCAAAAATTTTTTGAAACTTTAACGCTTTAACGTACTAAAGCGCGGCCGACGCATAAACTTTAACGCTTTAGTGTGTTGAAGCGGAACGACCGGCCGCGCCACTTTAGTACGTTAAAGCGTGAAAGTGTAAAATGTTTCACGTGAAACATTAACGAACGACTACCAATTTTTGGTAGTCGTTCTATAAGAAAGAAAGAAAAGGTTAATTTCCATTTTTTTCCTTTGATTCTATTGCATAATACTTGATGGAAAAATTATCCAAAATTGAAGTTATCATTTCTGATTCTTTCTTATCGTTGGAAAATATTTGAAGTGTGTATAATTCATTTTCTACAACAACATTATATACTAACTTTACATTTGCATTTTTAAGAAGTGCAACAACATTTTCCATTTTTTTACTATTTACTTTTGCAGTAGCATTATATATCCATAATCTATCTTTTTGCATTTTTTCCTCAATAAACTTAATTGAGAAAACACCAACGAAGTTGACAAATGCTACTGCAAAACATTTGGTAATAAGTGGTAAATCGCAAGTTGCTGTCAATACAATGATTACTGTATAAAAGCCAAAACAAATTGCATTTGTTATACTTGCTAACCATTTGCCACCTTTAATAGTAACTAATGATTTAACAGTATTTAACAGTACATTTACGAAATTAACTCCCATAAAAATCCAAAACATTGAAGTGGTAAAAATTGTCATAAGTCTTAATCCTCTCTTTCTTATTTTCTATATATAGTATAAACTATATACTGTCCTATAAAACGGACTCAACAATTATTTTTTTCTTTTTCTTTCTTATCTCTGTATATAGAATACACTATTTTTAATAATAAGTCAAGTTCTTTTTTTCGTACAATCCTTTGACGCTTTAATTCGTTAAAGCGCGGCGGCCGGGCAGTACACTTTAACGCTTTAGCAGAATGAAGTATGCGGCCGGACCATTCACTTTAGTACTTTAACGTGTTGAAGCGGAAGGACCGGCGGCCGCGAACGTATGTTCGTCTACGAATGTTTCACGTGAAACATTTTCGTTGTGACACTTTACCAAAGTAAAGTGTCACAATTTCCATTTTCTGCCAAGCAAGAAAGTAAAATCTGATACTCAATCTCGCAATCTTCTAAAGCAGTATGACTTTCTATAAAATCATTGTTAAAAAGATAACGATATACTATTTCGGCAGTATGTCTACATTTACCATATTTTGTAAGATAGTCATTATCTATACAAAACTGTTTGTAGTCATCATTACTCTTAAAAGTATCTCTTGCAAGTTTTAATATATCGTGGAACTGTGTTCCATACTTAAAGAAATATCTATATTTTGAATCTGTGATATATCTCTGTGTAGTACCTAAAGCAAAAGCATCAAATCTACAATTAAAAGCAAATACTTTTGTTATATTATACTGTTCCATAACATCACGAAGAATAAATTTGATAGTATTAAAACTTCTTAACTTTCTACTACCATTTTTTATATCTTCCCAATACATAGGAATCTTTTCGGCAAAATAAGCATTTGCCATCATATCTTCCCAAAGAAAAATATCCTTTACTGTAAATGAATCTTTGTGGAAAATGTTTCCATTAAAATCTGCTACAAGATAACCTATATCATATACAAGTGCATCATCTAAAGTGTTTGTTGTTTCTGTGTCAATTACTAAAATCTTTTCCATAATTTTCCTACTTTCTTTTTTTAACTTTCTTTAACTTATAATTAATTATACACCTAAATCATATTTATTGTCAAGCATTATTTTATAAATAATTATGTTTTTTTACAAATACAATCCTTTCTTACTTTAACGTAGTGAAGCGGCTGCACCGGACGTAAGACTTTAACACTTTAATGTAGTAAAGCGCCCAGTCCGGCGGCGCCACTTTAGCCAATTAAAGTGTTAAAGCGTGAAAGCAAAAGAAAAGAGATGGAAGATACTTCCATCTCTCTATGCAACTACTGTGCCAACTTGTAAGCCTTGAGTGTACCCTTTGACTTAACCTTGACATCAGCGACAGTCAAGATTCCATTATCTACCAACTGTCTACAAAGTGCAGTACACTTCTGTGTTGAAATCTCAACACTTTCGGCAATAGCCTTGCAAAGAGTCAAGTCTTTGCCTTCAAGGAACTTTACAATATTTTCCTTGATTGGCTCATTCTCAAGAGCCTTCTTTGAGATTGAATTCTTTCTTCTCTCGTTACGAGCATTCAACTTTTCAATCTCGTGCTTGGCAAATTCTACCATTTCTTCGTTTTCAACATTTGCGATAACCATTTCCATAAATTCTCTGTTAGTCATTTTAATTACCTTTCTTTGAGTCTTACTCAACTAACCTTGTTTAACTTATAATTTATTATAGCATTTAATCTCTAATCTGTCAACCCCCTTTTAAACTTTTTTTAATTATTTTTCAAATAACCAATAGCCACAAAGAATAGCAATTCCAAGATATGCCAATATTGACGCTGTTCTAATAATGATTGTAAGTACTAACATTTGATTTTCTCCTTTCTGTCTTTCTGTAATTATATATTAACACAACTGAAACCCTATGTCAACAACTATTTGAATAAAAACATAAGAAATACAATCCTTTCGCACTTTAGCACGCTAAAGCGCGGGCGCCGGATCGTCTACTTCACTACACTAAAGCGTTGAAGCGGCGCGGCCGGCGCCAAGACTTTAACACAGTAAAGCACTAAAGTCTAACCACCGGCCGCCCACTACATATAGTGGTACTATATGTAGTGGTTAGTCTTATGCGTTAAGCACTCTCAATATCTCAATGATGTTATCAACATCGTATGCAGTACCTAACCAATTATCTCTATTTGGCTTTTCATCATCAAACAGAATTCCGTTTGGCTCATTGACAACACTTGCCTTTGGTGTACCATACTCTACAATATGTATTTCATCAAACTGTACACTTGCAAGATGTCTGTTAAGCCAACCTCTCTTTGCGTTGGTTACTCTCATACCATATTCATCTGTACCATTCTTTGCTAACCAACTAACAATTCCGATTGTATAACCTTTAGTTTGTAATCTGTTAAGAAGTCTTGCAAGGTTAGACATTCTAACCATTGTCTTTGCTTGTTCGTATGGTCTTGTATTCTCGTTGATGATATCATCAAGCCAAGTTTCAATTCCGTAAAGGTTTGCGATTGTTCCGTCCATATCGAAGTAGATTGCTTTAGTCATTTTGAGTTACCTCTCTTTCTTTCTTTCTATAATGAGTATAGCACATAATAGAATTGATTGCAACCCTTTTTTGAATAAAAACATAAGAAATACAATCCTTCTCCACTTCACCGTAGTGAAGCGGCGCGACCGAACCAACCACTCTATCCCTTTAACATACTAAAGCATACGGCGCGAAGACTTTAATACTTTACTACATTAAAGCGTTGAAGCGGACATACGGCGCAAATGAAAAAGAATGTTAGTTAGACTAACATTCCTCTCTGTTCGCATTCTTCTTTAACTGCAACGAAGTAAGCATATTTATTCTTTTCGCCAATAAAGATTTCTTTTCCGAACTCATTATTATAAATGTTCTTTAACTGTTTAAGTGTCATCTTCCATAATTTCTGTGTAGTGTAAGTCTTCATTATATATTACCTCTCTTTCCTTTCTGTAATTATATATTACCATAGACGGCGCGAAGTGTCAATATATAATTAAAGAAAAACATAAGAAATACAATTCTTTTTTACTTTAACGCGTTGAAGCGGGCTATTATATAACACTATACCACATAGAAAAATCGCGTCCTATAATATTATATTAGGCGCGTGAAAAATTTTTCCCTATATATAAATAAGAGCCACTTCATCTTGATGAAGCGGCTCGTCGTTGAAGCGGCGCCGAGGTCTGAGGTCGCGCCGAGGTCAGAGGTCCGGGGTTATTTCAGGAATTTGCTTTAACGCTTTAGCGCGTGAAATTGCCGCTGCAAACAACGGACCACGAACTAAATTTTTGAAATTAGTATTTAATTTTTTGACTTATATATAGAATATTTTTAGGAGGTACTATTATGTCTGAATATCCAACTTCATATAATCCACCTTCCAAAGGAGACGTCTTAAGCACTCCATACGTAGCTATTAAAGGAGGAATATATGATGATTTAAAAGTAAATTTATTATCTATTTCCTCTGGTAATGAGGGATACGCTATAAATGAAGCTGGCGCAAAAGTAGAAGGATTAATTGCCCCATTATTACAATTATTAACTTCTACTATGAATTCAGAAAAAGCTAAAGAAGATAATTTTTTACAACACTTTAGCGCAACTATGCCAGATTCTCAATTAAAAAATCAAGTATTAGATTTTATTGATAATGGTAAATTTTCTTTAGCATATGATGCAATACAGCATTGAAAAGATGGATTATATAATGCTTTAGATAGTTATGAAACAAATATAGATAATTATAACAAATGAGTTCAAAAATATAGAAATAAAGTAGTAAATCAAGCCATAGAAGATTTACAAGATTATGGTGCGGCCGCGCTAACAAATATTAGTTTAGATACTCCATTAAGTGCTATTCCAGATTTAATTATTAATCGAATGGCACAGAATAGTAGTTTAAGTAATAATGAAATACAACAATATACTGAAATATTACAGAAAGCGCTCGGAGATTTGAGTAGTAATTTTACTACTGGGCAATGAAATATTCCTTCGGTTGATACTACTTTAAGAGATATACAAACTATGATAGATGAAGGAAAAGCTAATAGTAATATTAAGGGAAAGTTTAAAAATGAACTATGAAAATCAGGAGTAAAATCAGGTTACAATAAAAAAGATCGTAGTATCATGGACGCTTGTTTAAGCTATATTTCTGGTTTTACCAATGGATTAACAATGGAAGTATTCCTAGAAATATTTGGCGGCGGTGAATCTTCTGGTAGATTTATGACTGAAATTAAATCTTTAACTGGAAAAAATAATTCTATCGGCGCCATGGAAACTGACGTATTTTCTATATACAATGCTTCTTTTAATTATATTATTCCACAATTTAACACTTTAGAAAATAATACAGAAGAAGATATTAGAAATAAATTAAATGAAATTGTTCCCGATGATGGGTTTATAATACATTATTCTGTAAAAGACTATACTGACGGTAAAATTAAAATTAAAGGTAGTGGTAATTTTGATGTTAGATTGGAAAATATTCAAACTTTGAATAAAGTAGTAGGGATAAAAGAGATTGAACAATTAATTTTTGCAATTGCAAATGGTGCATCTGATATGGTTATGGGAGGAAATGCTGAAGAAATAAAAGGATGTATAAGTGCTATGTGTTATGCTTATATGTTTGAAGATATGGATAATTTTGTAAGTATTGAAGTAGATCCTCCAAAAGTTTCTCAAACTGGTCCTACTCATTTACATATTTATTTTGTTAATGGGCATTATATTACAGCATCTGATCTATTAAGAAAAACTATTGATACAATTAAAGAAAGTTTACTTAAATTTCGTAATAAGAAAAAATGAGAAGGAGGTTTAGTATCTTCTCCTTCTTTAACTTTACCTCCAGAAGGAATTTATACTTCTGTTACTAATCAAGGTAAACATCATGGATTAGATAAATGAGAAGCTGTTAGACAAATAAGTTTATCAAAAGGTAAATTTGATGTGCATTTAAGTTTTTCAAAGTTAAATGAAATAATTACTATTAAGTACTAGTTGTAAAAATTTGACATTTTCCCCAAAATCGCGTATACTATATATATCAGATACAGGAGGAAACAAAACTAAATGTCAAACAGACTCAAGCTCGACTGAACAATCAATTCAACATATGACCGCAAAGCATTTCTCGACACTTATCTCACGCAGATAACCTTCGTTCCAAACGAAGAAGAAATCGAAATGCTCGGTAACTATATACTTTGGGGCAAAGACATCGACGGAAAATCCGCAGTCCAACGCCACGAAATTACAATTGAGACCAGAAATAAGACGTGACAGAAAAAAGAGGAAGAATCGCTCGATTCCTTAATCGAGTCCCCTACTTTTAATGAAGCGTCTCTTTTTGGTACGCCGAAAGCCAAGACTATACGTAACGTCTTCTCAAGAGACGAAGCGTTAAACGAATCGCCCGATTTTCTACGGTCTATTTTCGAGGAACTATTCTCCCAAATTGACTCGTTAGATCTCGTGATAAACTACTACGACCTCGCGCACGGAAAACGCACAAAACCACCGCGTGAAGAACTACTCGAAAAATTTTCTGCGGCCGACCGCAAAATCTTACAGGAGAAAGCCGATTCGTTAAATCAGTTCAAATACTTAAAGCTGCGTCACGAACTAGTTGAATTACGTAGACAACAATTTACTCTGCGCGACAGCTATCGACCGCAAATCCAACGTACTACTCCACTTCTCCCAAATCTAAACCAACAAACTACAATTTGGGAAGATAATTGTAAGGTTTATCCGCTTGGGGTTATTAGTCCTGGAAGACTGGGGCGTATATTTTTGGGAGAGGACGAATTAGTACCCGATTCATTTACGGAAGATGATTTAGCTATGGTATCGCGCTTCTATTGGAAGAAAAAACAAGAACAACGCGATAAACTATTTCTCGACTTTACGAATGAAATGCACGTTGCGGCCATTATGCAAATGTATTTCGAATTAGAAGAATCGGACTTAGAAGAAGACTTAGATTCGATGACTGCGCGCCTTATACGTACTTTGGAGTATTATATTAAATTAGCTAAGCTGACCGACGCACAGCGTGAAATCTTACAGTGGAAAATAGATAAAAAGACTAATCAGCAAATCGCAATTTATATTAATAAGAAATACGAAAAATCCTATACGATTAATTATATATCAACTATCTTTAGGAAAAAAATTATCCCAACTATTATCGAAGCAGTAGAATACCACGAAGAAATCGTAGGAAATCTCTTCTTCAAAGAAAATTTCAAAAGATGTACTGGATGCGGCCGCTTGTTACTTATGGACAAGCACAACTTTATCAAGAAAAGCCGTAGTAAGGATGGATTTTCGAATAAATGTAAAGAGTGTGAGAAGTTAGAACGTGAGAGAAGAAAGGAGAAAAAGTAATGACTGGAATATCACAAAAACAAATGAATCAATTTATTAGGTATATACCTCAACTTGAACCGCAAGAATTCGTTGGATTAGCGAAATTACTTGGTGTGGTTGTAGTTGAGGATGACGAAGATAAAACGCCAAGAGAATTTGCTGATGTATTAGAAGATGTACTTGAAGCATTTACTAAATTAAATAGAAAACGCAGAAGAGAATTTATGACTCTACTTAAACAAGTTACGAAGCAGAATATGAAGGATAGAACGTCGAGTGCGGCCGATCCTCAAGAAACGGTCATCGAAGAAAATCTTGATGCTGCCGCAGACGACGTAAACATAGAGGAGGATGTAGATGGATCCGAAAATTAGTTATGTACCACCATTCACTCTGCGCGAGTGCGTGAGATGTCATCAACAACTAGGACCATCAGAATTTATACGAACTAAATCCCCATTCTACGAAAAAGGATATATCAATTTGTGTAATAATTGTATCAAAGATTTTTTGCGAAGCAAAAATTTCGCTTGGGATGCTGTTGATAAATTATGTCAGTTTGTTGATATTCCTTTTATACCGAATGAATTTGAAAAATTAAGAATTAATTTTGGAGAAGATGCGTTTGCGCGCTATGCTGATATTTTTCACGAATCGGAATATGAGAATCTTTCGTGGAAAGACTATTTCAACGAGTTCCAAAAACTTCAAGAAGCTGGCGCCATTGAAGATGAACTGCCGCTTATTAGTGATAGACATCGCAGAGAACTTCAAGAAAAATGAGGGCCGAATTATGACGATGAAGAACTCCATTATCTCGAAGCACTCTATGACGGACTCTTAATGACACAAAACGTATCCGGCGCGCTTCAAATAGACCAAGCATTAAAAATTTGTAAGATTTCACTTTCTTTGGATAGTAAGATTCGCGAAGGAACAGATTTTGATAAAATGCTTGCTTCATATGAAAAACTTGTGAAGGCTGCGGAGTTTACTCCAAAGAATGTTAAAAATGCAAGCGACTTTGATTCTGTTGGTGAACTTGTGAAGTGACTTGAAAAGAGAGGATTTAGAAATACTTTCTATGATGATGTTACTAGAGATGTAGTTGATGAAACTATTAAAAATATACAGAATTATAATCAGAGATTATATACGAATGAATCTGGTATTGGTGAAGAGATTACTCGTAGAATTGAAGCATTGAAAAATGCTCAAGAATTAGAGAATTACTACGGAGTATCCGACCAAGAATATGATTTAGATAATTATGATAATGATGGTTATACTGAATTAATGAAAGAAGATGAAGAATTCGAAGTTGAACTGGGAGGTGATTAAATGAAATCTCTTACTAGTATCAAATTGGGATTATTCAAACCGAAGGATGCGGATATTGCTAAACGAGAAGGAATACGTATAGACAAAGGAGCTGTACTTACTCCTGATTATTTAGAAACAATCGAAGAACTACTTAAAAAATATATTAGCTTCTTTACTGCTTATCCAGATTTATTCTTGGACTTAATAAAACCAAAAGATTCCGAATTTAAACTTTTCTTTTACCAACGAATTGTTTTGCGCGCGGTTATGCGTTTTAGAGAAGTTAATGTAACCGCGTGTCGTGCATTCTCAAAATCTTTTATTTCTATTTTAGGTATATTCTTACAATGTATATTTATGCCTGGAACTAAACGATTTATATGCGCGCCTGCTAAAAATCAGTCGGCGCAAATTGCGAAAGAAAAGATTATGGAAATTTATGAGAAGTGACCTTTACTTAAACGAGAAATTGAAGCAAATAACTCCAAAGATACGCCAGGAAATTTTGGTAAGGATTATGTTACGCTTAGATTTAAAAATGGTAGTCAGTTTGACGTTGTAGGCGCGCTAGATTCCGCCCGTGGTGGACGTAGGCACGGCGGCCTCATTGACGAGATAAGAGATCACGAGGAAAAACCGCTAAATGAAATTGTACTCCCACTTTTAAATGTATCTCGTAGACTTCCAGATAACACGGTCAATGATAACGAAATAAATCAACAAACAATAGCTATGACCAGTGCAGGAGTAAAAACATCATTCGCTTATGACAAACTTTTAGATATGTTTGAAAAATCTATCATTGATCCAAAATCAGCTTTTGTATTTGGATGTGACTATAGAGTACCTGTACTTCACGGCTTATTAGATAAAAACTTTATAAACGACTTAAAGATGTCACCATCATTTAACGAAGATTCATTTGCGCGCGAATATGCATCTATATGAAGCGGTTCAAGCGAAGAATCTTGGTTTAATTTTGAAAAAATTTCTAAGTATAGAAAAATAAAAAACCCAGAAACGCACAAAATTGATAGACCTGGTTCAAATCAATTCTACTTATTATCAGTGGACGTAGGCAGAATTTCTGACCAGACTGTCTGCTGCGTATTTAGAGTAAATGTTCTTAAAGGAAAATATCATAGTACACTAGTGAATTTATTTGTTTTAGGACGAACTCCGGAGACGAAACCATTTTCTATCCAAGCTCGTGACTTAAAAGAAATAATAGAGAAATTTGAACCACAAGAAGTAGTAATGGATACTAATGGCTTAATTACTAGGTCATTTAAAACCCTTTTAATTGCTGGAAACTCCTAACGTAAAGTCGAGGACAATCAGCAGCGAAGTTTAAGAAAGAAGAAAGACTTTTATAGGAGGTCTAAAATGAAAAAATTAATAACAAGATGTAAATATGATTTAAAATTTGATTATTATATTACTGATGATGGAAGAGTGTGAAGTGATAGAACTCAAAAATATTTATCTTATCAGTATGATAAAAACGGATATATAAAAGTTCAAATGCGCTCTACTGATAATAAATCTCATAGATACTCAGTACATCGTTTAGTAATGGAAAATTTTAAACCTGTAGATGGAATGGAAAATTTACAAGTTAATCATATAGATGGTAATAAACTTAATAATAATTTAGAAAATCTTGAATGAACTACTTATAAAGAAAATATTCAACACACTATAAATCATTCATTAAGAGCTGAAATTAATGGTAGCGCAAAATTATCTCCAGAACAAGTTATAGAAATTTATAGAAGAGCAACTAATGGAGAGCGTAATATAGATTTAGGTAAAGAATTTAATATTCATCCAGATCAAATTGGTCGAATCAAAAATAAAAAATCTTGAAAAGAAATTACTTCATCGCTTTCTTAAAAACGTTCAACGACCAGTCGAAAGACGTAGTCTCAAGCGAGACGAAATGGAGGGTACCTTATAGAAGGTAAAGATATGGTCTAATCTTTATGGAAACATAAAGCAGTTTTAAAAACGCATATAAAAGTAGCGATTTATATGGAATGTAATGTAGGAGTAGGACTTGCTGATGAAATGATTCGTACGCAGTTGGCGCGCGATGGTCATTTATTGCCGGCTTATGGTTTTACTAATGATGATACTTATAAAAAAGTTCAACCAAAAGATTCAATTAAAATACTTTATGGTATCAAAGCTAACGGTCCGCTAAATTCTAAAATTCACGGAAACTGTTATTCTCGTTTATCTGGCGGCTTATGTCGTTTTCTTGTTAAAGAACAAGAAGCTAAAAATATGTTATTATCCACTAAGATTGGTCAAAAAATGAGTGTTGAAAAACGTGTTGAGCGTTTGATGCCTCACGAAATGACCACGAAATTATTTGAAGAAATGGCTAATTTACGACTCAAAAGAACTGGTACTGGTTTAGATATAGTACTAGAACGAATTAATGAACGTTACCCAAAAGATAAGTTTTCTGCTTTTGAATATGGCTTATGAAGAATCAAAGAAAAAGAAGAAGAAAATTATTATAGACAAAAGAGAAGAGGTAATATGAATCGTCAATTAGTATTCTTTTCATAGGAGGAAGAATGGTAATGGAAGATAAAACTAAAAACACTTCCTTGAACAATGAGAAAATTGAAAAGTTAGGAACTTTCCAAAAGGCGACTCGCGATATGATTGCGACTAGTGATAAAGCCTATTTGGGAGATTGAGCTGATAGATTTAAAGATAATAAAAACAGAGATTATTCATTAGAAGAAATTTTACACATTATAAATGATAATAATCTTACTAAACAAAGACGTCTATCAAATTCATATTATAACAAGGGCGGTTTTTATACTCGAATTCTTACCTATTATGCTACTCTTTATAAATACACAGGTATATTAATACCTAATCCATCTTTTGGAAAAGATCTCTCCACAGAATTTATACAAAAGAGATATCATAATGCTATGAATTTCGTAGAAAAAATTGCGATTCCTACTTTTTGCCAAAACTGTGCATTAAAAGCACTTATTGAAGGTTGTTATTATGGAATAATACAAACTTTAGATAAGGATAATTTTACAGTTTTAGACTTACCTTCTAAATATTGTTCTTCTCGTTTTAAAGATAAAGCTGGAAATGATTTGATTGAATTTGATGTTAGATTCTTTGATCGTGTGAGAAATCCAGACCAAAAGAAAGTAACACTTCAAGTTTATCCTAGTGTAATTACTAATTATTATTATAAATGGAAGAAAGGAAAAGTTTTATATCCTTGAGTTAATGTTCCAAGTGATATTGGAATTTGTTTTCCATTCTACAAAGGACATCCATATTTCTTAAATGTTATTCCTGCGGTAATCAATTATGAAGATTCTGTAGAAGTAGAAAAAATGAGAGATATAGAAGAAATCAAGAAAATCATTGTTCAGCACGTGCCGCATACTCAAGATGGTAGTTTAGTATTCGAACCTGAAGAAGCTCAGGTTATGCACGAAGGCGCAGTTAATATGCTTAAGAAAAATGAAAATGTTAGTGTATTAACAAGTTACGCCGATGTTGATGCAATTGTTTCAAAAACAGCTGCAGATACTGCTTCCAATAATCTTGAGAAAATGATGAATAATATCTATTATGAAGCTAGTGCTAGTAATCAATTATTTGCGGCAACATCAAATTTAGCTTTGGATAGATCTATTGAAAATGATATGGCGCTTATGTCGCAGTTAATTAATAAATTCAATATATTTATCACAAATTTAGTTAATAGATTATATGCGAATAGTAATATTTCATTTAAATATACTATTCTGCCTATTACGCAATATAACACAAAGGATTATATTGATAATGCTTTTAAATTAGCTAGTAGTGGATATAGTTTCGTATTGCCTGCATTGGCTATGGGAGTATCCCAAAGAGATTTAGGTAATTTAAAAGACTTAGAAAATGATGTTTTAAAACTAGGAGATAAATTAATTCCTTTACAATCTGCTTTTACGCAGAGTGCGGCCGGTGGTCGAGAAGCAGGAAGACCTGAGAAAGACCTCGACCAAAAAAGTCAAAAAACTATTCAAAATGAAAAATCATTAGAAAAACAAGGACAAGGAGGCTCTAATTAATGGATTTTAACGAAATTATAAAAGAGTTTTCTGTAGTTGTTTATGGAAATTTAGAGAGGTATAGTGATACACTTTCTAAAGCAAGATTAAGGATTTTTTATAAGTATGGTAATAGAAATGGTTCATATATTACTGATGAATTTGCAGAAAAATTAATCAGTACTTTACCTTATGCTCCTATTAAAGGTATCTATGATGAGTTTAACGAAGATTATACTGATCACGGAGAAGAAAGAACAGAAGGTAGAATATATGGTTTAGTTCCTGCTAATCCAAACTTCGCGTGGGAAATCCATAAAGACGAGGATGGAGTAGAAAGAGAATATGCTTGTACTGACGTTTTATTATATACAGCACTTTATAAAGAAGCTGGAGAAATTTTAGGAAAAGCACAATCTATGGAACTGTACCAACCTTCCATTAAAGGAGAATTTAAATATGTAGATGGTAAAAAAGTATTTGTATTTACCGACGGATGCTTCTTAGGATTACAAGTCTTAGGTGATGAAACCGAACCTTGTTTTGAAGGTTCTGCATTCTTTAGTCTTTATAATTCTTTAAAGGACTTAGTAGATAAATTAGATACTTATGAAAAAAATAATCTCAATATTCCAAATAACAATGAAGGAGGAAAAAGAATGAAGGTTAATTTTAAACTTTCAGATGGCTCAAAATATGATATGATATTCAATCTTCTGAATCCTGATTATAATGAAGCAGGAGAATGGGATTTAAATTATATCATTAGCGAAGTATATGATGATTATGCTTTAGTCTATGGATGTAAGAGTCGTCAGTATGAGAGAGTATATTATACTAAAGACAACGAAAGTGATACAGTTACTTTAGGCGAATTTAAGAAATGCTTTATTGTAGATGTAACTGAATCAGAAAAACAGGCATTATGCACTATTCAGGCACTGAATGGCGGCAGCTTCGAACAAGTAGATGAAAACTTTGCTTGTAAGACAGAGATGACTGCTATGGAAGAAGAATATGCTAAATGTAAGTGTGATTTAGAGCAAGAATTAAGCGCTTGCAAGACTGCAAATTGCACTTTAGAAGAAGAAAAATCAAGTTTTGAACAGAAAATTGAAGAACAAAACAACTCAATTGCTACTTTAACTTCAGAAAGGGATGAATTTAATTCTAAGTATACTGAAGCTACAGAGCAAATTGAAAGTTTGAATAATACAATTACTGAGTTACAAGAATATAAACTCACAAAAGAAACTGAGGAAAAAACAGCTCTCCTTGACAGATATGCTGCTAAGTTAACTGATGATATCGTTCAGAAATATACTGAAACTTTAACAGAGTTCACTTTAGAAAGTCTTGATAAGGAACTGGCATTTGAATTAGTTAAATCAAATCCTTCAATCTTCTCACTGGATGCTAATGAAAATCAGAATTTCATTCCTAAAGATGAAGGTTATGAAAAAAGCGATATCGAAAATTTACTCGATAAGTATGAAAATAAATAATTTTACGGAGGAACAATATGGCTTTTAAAAGAATGACAATTGACGGTTATGGTCAATTAGAATTAAATAACGTAGCGTTCCGTAGAGATGGCAGAATTGAAGCTCAGTGCAAGCTTAGTGCTACTGATTTCGCTAATATGGATGCTGAAAACGGAATGGTATTTGCAGTTGATAAGTCAAAGGCAGAACTGAAACTGGTAGCTGCTGATAATATTTTACCAATTGCTATCAATTACAGTACAGAACATATGTACGATGAAAGAAAGAACGCTCTGAAAGACTTTAAGATTTCATTAAAGGATAACGAACAGTTCTTACCAAGAATGGGTTATCTCGCAATGGGAGACTTATTCACAACTAACTGTATCGGTTATGAAGATAGTGAATTTACTTCCGAAGAAGCTTTCATTACTGCACTTGGCGCACTCGCAACTACTCCACTGTATGCAGTAGTAAGTGACAAGGGAGCTTGGAAAGTAACAGCCACTGCAACTGGCGCATACGCTAAAGTTATTAAGAAGACTACAACTCCTGATGGAATTCAGAAGGCTGTACAACTTCAAATTCTGAAATAATTGAATAGGAGGGTAATATAATGGCAGATATTAAAACTTTAAAAGAATTAGCCCTTCATAGCGCTAAAGGTACTGCTCCTGCTAACTATTCAGTTCAGAGTGTAGATGAAGCGTTAATGGACGGTTTTAAAGAAATGGCTGGTTCATATCTCCAGTTTATGAAGAATAGATATGACATTTTCGAAATTATGGTAGAAACTATTGACAACGTTGTTCCTAATAGAGTAATCGACGCTGTTGGTATCTTCGCAGAAGTTAAACAGGTTCCACAAGGAACTAAGGCTATCTTCAAGCAGAAGGCTGGTAAGGAAAGAGCTAAGAAATTCCTTACTCAGGTTGGTCTTTCAGGTGTATATGAGACATTCAGACTCGACCACGTAATCTATGAAATTCCAGCTCACGCTGTAGGCGGCGCTGCTACAATCGATTTCGAAAGATTCCTCGATGGAGCAGAAACAATGGCAGAACTGATGGAAATCCTGACAATTGGTCTGACTGATTCAGTTTATCTCGAAGTACAGAAGTGCTTAAGAGCTGCTATGAATGACGTTAAGAGACCTGCAAAGAATAAGTATTCATCAAATACTTTCGAAGCAGACAAGATGGTTAAGCTGATTAACGTAGTAAGAAGTTATGGTACTGACGTAGTTATCTTCGCACCACCTGAATTCATTGCTGAAATGGGAGCAGATGCTATCGTACCAGTTGGCGCAAACTATCGTGGTATTTATCATCCACAGGATATCGATGCTATTCATAATTCTGGATACATCAATATCTTTAGAGGAGTTCCAGTAGTTAAGATGGCTCAGGCTTACACTGACAAGACTAACGAAAAGACTTGGATCGATCCACAACTCGCTTACATTTTCCCAACTGGAAAAGAAAGAGTTGTTAAGGTTGTTCTTGAAGGACAGACTCAGATGCACGATTACGTGAACAGAGATCAGTCAATGGAAATCGAAGTTTATAAAAAGATTGGTGCTGGTATCATCACTCATCACAATTGGGCAATTTACCAGAACTATGGAATCACTCAGACTTTCGAATCACCTTATGGTATGTAGATAATTTAAAAGGGAGGAGGATTACCTCCTTCCTTTATTTTTTTTATTAAGAGTTAGAAGGAGTAATAATTATGGAAAACAAGAAAATTATGGTAGAAAGCTTAGTAAGCGGAAATATTGGAATTAGAATTCCAGAATTAAATCTTGCAAGAGTATGGGAACATAAAGGAGTAAAGAAGGGAATTAATTTTGATGTGCTTGAAGAAGCATTATACGATCCTGGCGTTGAAACTATGTTTAAAGAAGGTATTCTTGGAGTATCAAAAGAAGATGCAATTGCGCTCGGTCTTACAGAAGAAGGAAGAGGAGAAGTTAGCGTAGTATTAGATGACTTCCAGCGTAAAAGAATGATGACTTTAATGCCAGTAGCAGAATTTAAAGAAAAATTAGCAGAATTAAGCTATGCACAACTTATGGAATTAGTTGATTTTGCAGTAGAGAATGAACTTACTGATATCGAAAAATGTTCAATTATTAAGGATATGACTGATAAAGATATCATTAAGATGGTACAATTAGAAAGAGAAGACTAAGGAGGATTAATATGACTCCACTTTCAAAAGTTTACGATGCTTTTTTAAGTAAACAATTAGATGACGAATGAACTGGTTGGGAAGTAGAACAGATGGAAAAGGATTGGAGAACTTTCCTTGATGCCGCAATTCCTCTGTTTAAATTTCCTAAAGTAGACTTAGATATAGATGAAGAAACTCAATCATTTGTTGGAGATTTAAAGAATTCCGAGATTCAAATTTTAGCTACTTATATGAAATGTGAATGATTAAATCGTACTATTCTTACGTGGGAACATATTAAACCTATGTATGAAGAAAAAGATTTTTCTGAAGCTAATCTAATTGATAAGTTAAATGACCTTTTAGAATTTGAAAGAAAAAATGCTAAACAATTAGAATCGATTTACTATCGCTCAATTAACGGAAAGCCTTTTGACTATACTAAATTAGCAAGTGAGAATAATACTACAAGTGTCAGAAATAAGAGAAGGATACGATAATAAATTAAAATCAATGCTTTACGGTTTATTGTGCGAGTATGAAAAAGATGGTAATTGAGAAGAATTTTTAGATAGTATTCTTATTCAATTACTCGGATATGAAGAAGAATCTAAAACAATTAATTATTACATTTTATTTTATAATCTTTCTTCTTTAAGATATTTAAGGCATAAATATTTTAGAAAGAAAATTTTTGAATCAATAGGATTGGTTGGTAAATAATGAGTGATTATTATGAAGTATACAATCAAAGATTAAATCGTTATGGAAACGATTATCAATCTCGTATAACTGGACAAAGGCAAAAAGTTTTTGAGCAGTTATTATTTAAATCTATATATAGAATTGAGTTTCAATATGGAAATGATTATGAAGCGGCTATATTAGAACCTCATAAGCAAGACCAAACTAGAACTATGCAATATTTATTAACTAGATTAGATACTTTGTTAGAACCTGGTACTATTATCGATGTTGAGAATGAAGATGCAGAAGTTCAAAAATGAATGGTATACTATCTTGAGAATAAACAGGCTAAAGGATATAATAGATATATTGTTTTGAAAATGTCTCATTATATTACTTGGGAAACTGAAGAAGGAACTAAACATAGTAGTTGAGTATATATGCATGGAAAAGAAAATTCTATTATTACTGATGTAATAGAATCTGGAGATGCGCAAGTAGTATATACTGAAGACGGAAATATGAGTTCTATGATTATGCCTATTAATGAAAATTTACATAAAGAAGATTATTTTGAAATAATTCAAGATAATATGGTAGATGCTTATCAAGTAAGAGGTTTTGATAGAATTTCCACTAAAGGAATAGAATATGTAACTATTGAGCGTGAATATGTAAAAGATAAGTCACCTATTCCAAAAAAACAACCAGGAGAATCTGGGAAAGATTATTATTGGTTAACTGGAGGTGATGAATAATGACTGTACGTAATTATTCCGAAATGGGAGAAAATTTACATAAAATCATTTCTCGATTAATGGCTAATGATAATTTAGTTAAATTATTATATTATACAGAAAAAGATCCTTTGGCGCAACCGAATTTAACAGAAGAACAAAAACAAAAAGAAGTTTTTGGTAAACTGATTAAATTTATACCGGTAGTTGGGCCAAAGGAAACCGCTCATTCAGTTATAGCAGTTAGAATATCTAGCGCGCGAAATATAAATTGAAATCAAGAGTTTCAAAATATTTCAATTTCAGTTGAAATATTCACACCTTTTGATGAATGAGCAATTAAAAACGAAAATTTACGACCATTTATGATAATGGGAGAAATACAAAAAAGTTTGCATAATAAAACAATAAATGGTTTAGGTAAAATGTTAGGCGGCGACTTCGATTTAAACTTTTTAACAGAAGAACTTTCGTGTTACGAGCAAACTTTTACAATACAGACTTATGATTAATGCTGCGGGATTATTCTTAGGTCAGCCGCAAAATTTTAAGGATAAATTTAAGGTTTACCCTCCTACAGTTAATGATGTTGTGAACAATCAAAAATTTCCACAGTATAGTACTATTTTTTTGATGACACAAGAAGAACTTGAAGATGAATTTATAGATAAAGTAGACGAGGAGGGTAATCCTTTATATATTCCTACTCCAATGGAATTTATGCTTGCTAATGCTTATAATAATAAAGAATTCGAAGCATTAGTATGTGAGGCTTTTGATTTTTTCATTCGAGAAAAAATAACTTTTTTATATGAAGAAAAAACTATTTTAATAGGAAATTTAGAAGAAGAATTAAATAGAGTCAATGAATTAATGCAAAAAAATAGTGACATTGATTTATCTCAAGAATTAATATTGCTAACAGAAGAGGAATATTTTGATTTTCAAAATATGATTCGTATATGTATAGGTCAAGAAGAAGAAAAGCCTTATATATTTGAAGAAAACGAAAAAATACGTAAAATGAAAGCTAAAGCAAGATATCGTGATAAAGTAAAAGCCAAACAAGCATCTAAAAAAGGAGATACTCCTAATTTAGATACTATACTTGCTTCAATTTGCTGTATGGGCATTGGATTAAATCCACTTAATATTGGAGAGATAAGTTATGCGTCAATGCATAAAATTCTTAGTACATATCAAAAACATGAAAAATATGAAAATGATATTAAGAGTTTAATGGTCGGCGCGAAAGCAAAAGATTTAGATTTTAAATATTGGATTAGGAATTCTGATTAAACAAAATAAGGAGGCTATTTAACTATGGCAAATATGTTTGATAGATATGGTATCAAAGAAGTATGCGATGTTACTTTTTATAAATTAAATACAGATGGTTCACAGGGAGCTCCTGTACTTTATCTTGATACCCTGAAAGTTTCAACTATGGAACAAACTGCTGAAAACACTTCTGCTAGAGGTGGTAAAGGTAACCCAGAACTTATTATGTGGGACTACAATAAAGAAATCACAGTTACTCTGGAAGATGCTCTTTTCTCAGCTAAATCAATGGCTATGATGTTCGGAGATAATGATGGAGTAGATAGTGCTACTAATAAAATTCAGAAAACTGTATTAGCTGGAAATATCGAAGGTTCAAAAGCAAAAATCAATGGTAAAGAATATGCTCTTCCAACAGATTCAGGAGATATTTCTTACTACAAGAATGACGGTACTGAAGGAACTTCAGCTTCATTTGATTTTGCAGTAATCAGCTTTACTCCACAGAAGGCTGAAAAGATTGAAATTTCTTACAATACATTCCCAGGAAGCTACAAGGTAATTGGTGATACTTATGCTAGAAGCGAAGCTTCTGGAGAAGATTCATTCTTCCAGTTAGTATTCAACAAGGCTAAGGTACAGAGCGAAGTTACTCTGACTATGGAAGCTGAAGGAGATCCATCAACATTCTCAATGAATCTTAAGATTCTGAGACCTGCTGGTGGAAGACCAATGGTTGAACTGATTAAGTACGACCTTACACCCTCAGCTTAACTCGCCTGAACCTCCAGTAGCACAAAATAGCTACATTCCTCCAGTTATAGACGAAGAGGAAGAGGAAATCCTCGAAGACGAGGAGTAGTTCTAGCGAAGGAACAGAATAAGAACTTTAGAGGTGGATGGTAGGCATCCATCTCTTTTTATATCGGAGGAAGAAAATAATGAATGATTCAAACTTTTCCTTCAAGGAGTTGTACGAATTGAAGTTAAAAGCTACTTATCCTATAGAGATAGGTAAAAGGAAAATTGAATCTGGCGAAACTATTGCACTATTTGATAGAATTATGCTTTCTAATTTTAGAGAAATTCAATCAGTAGTAAGCGCCAACGGTGGATGAGATAATAGAGGATTAGTTTTTTGAGATAAAGTAAAAGAAGTTCAACTTTCTTTTACGCAAGGAGTATTCAATAAAGAACAATTTGCTTTATTATCTGGCGCGCAATTAGTAGAAAAAGCTGAGAATTCAATTACCATAACCAATAGAGAATTATTAGAATCTGACGAAGAATGTCAGATTGAGTTAAAGGAGATTCCTTCGGGAAGTATTTTTATTTATTCTGCGGCCGATGGTAGTAAATTAACATATCAAAAGATATCGGATAAAGTATATAAAATTAATACACAATATACTGATGTAGTAGTGGATTATGAATATTTATATTCAAATAAAGCTAATTCTATTACTATTGGCAAAAAGATATTAAATGGATATATTCAGTTAGAAGGAAGAACAAAGATAAAAGAAGATGGTACGGGCGTAGTTCGTACAGGAATTATTAAGATTCCCAAACTTAAGGTTGTATCAGATTTATCTATGCGGCTGGGGCGTGAAGCTTCGCCAGTTGCCGGAAGTTTTAATGCGGTAGCTCTTCCAACTGGAGATAGAGGAAATAGTAAGGTTATGGATATACTCTTTTTGGATGATGATATAGATAGTGATATTTAATGATAACACCAAATCTTTGGGGATTTGGTGTTATTTTTTATTTAAAAGGAGGAAATTTGAATGGCATCTAATCAAAATATTCGTATTAATATTGATTTAGTTGGAAATGCCTCTAAAGCGAAAGCAGCAATTAATCAAGTACAGTCTGCTTTGAATGGATTAAATACGGATAAACTTGGTAAAGGAGTAGGTAATACTGTTAGTAAACTTCAAAGTGAAATTAGTAAATTTGAAGAAACTGCTTATAAAGGTACTGCAGATACTAAAGATTTATCAAGTATGACTCGTAATATTGAAAGTATTATAGGACTTACTAATAAATTACAAACAGAATTATCAAACGCTACTGGAAAAGAAATTAATTTAATTCCAGATAGTGATTTACAACTTTTTCAAAAATTAAATAACGAAGTAAAGAATTATAATGCTGAAATATCTAAATCAGAAAAAATTCTTGCTAATTTAGAAAAAGATCAAAGTAAAAATATTAATAAAAGAGCAATTGCAAAACAAAATTTAAGAAGAGATTTTTTAGGTAAAACTTTAAATGACACTAGAGCAAACGAACTAGATGCTGAAAGAGCATTAAAATTAGCTAGTTTAAAGACACTATCAAAAAAACAAGATACTAAAGGATTGGATGAACAGGAAACCGCTTCTTTAGAAAAAATAAAAAGTGAATTACAAGCTATTAACGCAGAAAGAGAGAAAATATACAGTAAAAAAGAATTATTTGATAGTAAAAGTTATAAAGATTTACAAAATGCAAATCAAGAATTAAAAAGTATTCAAGAAACTATTAATAAAATTGCTCAAGAAAGCACTGCAAAACTGCAAAGTGTGGCAAAAGTTATTCAAGAAGTAACTGGGCAAGATATGTCTAAAGTTACTTCTATAGAACAAATTACTCAAGTTATTAATAGTTTAGAAGCAGATAAAGTAGAACAAATTAGAACTAAATTGTTAGAAGCTGCTTCTGGTATGGAACAATTAGGTAGCGAAGCTGGAAATACAAAAGGACAATTAAGTGATTATGCTACTGAAATAGATAAAGTTTCCTATTCCGCGCAACAAATGGCGCAATTAAAAAATCAAGTTTTATCTTTCTTTAGTGTTGGGAATGGTATTCAATTATTTAAACGAATGGTTCGTAGCGCAGTTGATACTATTTCTGATTTAGATAAAGCTATGACAGAAACTGCAGTAGTAACTGATTTTTCAGTTTCTGATATGTGGAGTAGATTACGTGAGTATACTGATTTAGCCAATGAATTAGGAGCAACTACACAAGGAGCTTATGAAACTATGACTCTGTATTATCAACAGGGCTTAGATACTAAAGCTTCATTTGAACTTGGCGAAGAAACTATGAAGATGGCTCGTATTGCTGGTATGGATTATACCGAAGCAACAGATATGATGACCGCCGCGCTTCGTGGTTTTAATATGGAACTTAATGCAACTTCTGCAAAACATATTAATGATGTATATTCAGAATTAGCTGCTATTACCGCTTCTGATACTTATGAAATTTCAGAAGCTATGACTCGTACAGCATCTATCGCAGCAAGTGCTGGATTAGATTTTGATATAGCATCAGCTTATCTCGCTGAAGCAATAGAAACAACTAGAGAAGCTCCAGAAAATATTGGTACTGCAATGAAGACTATTGTTGCTAGATTTGCGGGACTTACAAAAGATCCAGCTGAATTATCTCAAGATATGAGAGATGCATTAGAAGGAGAAGTAGTAGAAGCAAATAGAGTAGAAGCAGCATTACGTTCTGCTGGAGTCCAAGCAAGAGATTCAAATGGAGAATTTAGAAATTTATCCGATGTATTTCTTGAATTAAATGCTAAATGAGATTCGTTAGATTTAATGACTCAACGTTATGTAGCTACGCAGGCTGCTGGTACTAGACAACAATCTCGTTTTATCGCGATGATGCAGAATTACGATAGAACAATGGAATTAGTTAACGCCGCACAAAATAGTGCGGGAGCATCACAAAGACAGTTTGAAAAAACTTTAGATTCAATGGAAGCTAAAGTTAATAGACTCAAAAATGCTTGAAATGAATTTATTATGAATATCACCAATAGTGATATGGTAAAAGCTGGTATTGATGCGTTAACTGGATTTTTAAATGTTTTAAATCAAATAGGAGAAAAACTTACAAAATTAGTACCTGGTCAATTCTTTGATGGAATAGCTAAATCTTTATTAAATATTTCTATGATTATTGCATCTATGAAAATAGGTGGATCTATTTTAAATGGAGATATTTTTAGAGGTGCAATTGGAAAAGATAGAAAGCAAAATAAATGAGGTTTATCTGGTATAAATGAAAACTTTAATAAAGGATGAGAAGAACAGAAAAAACAAAAAACTTTTAATTGAACAGAAGGAACAAATATTTCTTCGGAAGCAATTAAACAAGGCAAAGATTTTACTTCTACATTATCTAGAACTTTAACCAATAATAGTAATTTAAAAATTGCTAATAAAGAATTAACTAAAAATTTATTAAAAATTACTCCAGAAAATGCTAGAGAATTTACTCAAAGTTTAATTAATACATCTAATACTGCTATAGCTAAAGTATTGGGAAGCATGAAAAATCAAAAACTTCCTAATATGTTTGTAGAAGATTTTAAATCACAAATAAATTATGATGGTTTAAATGAAGCCGGAAAATCAATGGCTGATAAAACTATTAATGGATTTTTAGAACAAACTAAAAATGGAGATTGAAGAGGATTAGAAGATTTTACTAAAGTAGCTAATCAATTAAATACTGGTAAAACTTATAATCCTGGAAAAACCTTACCTGATCAGTCAAAAATAGCTCCATTAGCACAAGGTTTACAAACAATTAGCACAAATGCTCAAATGGCTGGCTCTAGTCTAATGGGAATGGGACAAGCATTATCTGCCGCTGGTTTTGAAAAAACTGCTACAGTTTGCTATTTATTAGGAAGCGCTTTAAATGGTATAGGCGCTGCAGCGACTGGTGCGGCAGCGTTAGTTCAAAAATTATCCTTTGTATTACAAGGAGAAACTGCTGCTACTTTAGCTAGTGCTATTGCAGAAAAAGCTAAAAATACGGCACAAGCAGCAAGTATTATAATAAAAGGTGGATTAGCTGGAGTTACTGAAGTTTTAGCTGCTGCAGAAATGGCTGAAGCTACGGGTGCAGAAGCTGCTACCGTTGCTCAATGACAATTAAATGCTGCAATGTTAGCAAATCCAGTAGGATTCTTTATAGCTGCAATAGTAGCATTAACTGCGGCATTAGCCGGATTAACAGTTGGAGCAGTTAAAGCATATCAAGCTATATCTGGTAAACTAGATGGCTCTACAGAATTAGAGAAAACATCAGCTGCCGCCACTCAAGCGCAAGCAGTTTTAAATGAAACTCAAAATGCCTATAATAAATTACATGAAGGAGCAATTAATTTAGAAGAACTTCAAAATGGTTTTGATGGATTGGTTGAAGGAACAAATGCTTGAAATGAGCAAATGTTAAAAACTAATGATAGTATAATTAAATTATGCGATCAATTTCCAAAACTATTAAAATATACAGAAACTCTTTCTAATGGTTTAATGGAAATTAAACCTGAAGGATTAGAAGAAGTTTTAAAGCAACAACAAAAAGCCTTAGCTAACGCTTCTGCTTTAAGTAGTATAGCTTCAGGTAGAGAAGCGAAAGCGCAGTCAAAAGTTGATTCTATTCAAGAATTTAATAATTTATCTTCCAAAACAGTAGATAAAACTGATATAGAACGCATTAAAAACATTCAAGAGCAAGGTATGCAAGAATATCTTAGTTCTTTAGAATTAGGAATGTCTACTATTGTAGCTACTACAGATGGAGTTTCTGATAAATATTCAGAAGGAATAAGTCAAATATTAGCTAATCAATATGAAAACTCCGTTAATGCTCAACTTGAAGAAATGCGAGGCTTTGATGGAAAATCTAGAAAAGATATTAAAAAAGCATGAGCTAAAGCAAATGGTTGAACTTGAAAAGAAAAAAATACTTATACAAATGATGCTACTGGCGCAGAACAAGAATTTGATTGAAAAACTGTAAAGCAAGGATATGCGGATACAAAAGCATTAGAGCAAGCATCTAAATCAGCGGAAGAATTATCTGCTCAATTAACTAGAGCCGATTTAAGTGCATCAAAACTATTTAAGAATTTAAAGGGTGCAGATAATACAAATGTATTTTCTAAATTATTAAGTAAAGATTCTACAATAGATGCTGATACTATTAATAAATTACAAAAAGATAAAAATGTAGATAAACTAGTAAATAAATATAGAAAATCTGTCGGCGATAAAGAATTTGCTAAAGCATTATCTAATTATTTAGGAGTGAATTTAGATGAGGTTGAAGGAGATTTAGATAAATACGAAAAACAATTAAAAAAGACTCTTAAAAATAATGTTGATGACATTCAAAAAGCTCAAGCCGAACAAGCAAAAGAATTAGCGACATTACTTGCTTTTACACAAGATAGAAAAGATAATCAAGGATTTAATAAAAAATTAAATAAATCAAATGAAAAAAGAATTGCAAAATTTATTGATAATCTTAATACTCAACAAAGAGAATTTTTATCAAGTACTGCTTCACAAATAAACAATGCTTTAGGTAGAGATGCTACAAATACCTTCTTAGATACAATGCAAGAAATGTATCAAAAAACTAGAGGAGATGAAGGAAATAGAGCATTAATAGAAGCTCAAGAGTGAATTAGTACAATAGATTGAAATAATCCAATAACCGCCGCTGAAATGCTTAGCGAAGGATTAGATTCAAACAATAAAAAGATAAAAGAATTTAGTAAAAATATATTAGATGCTGGCGATGATTGTATTAGCGCCGCTCGTCAAGTACAGTATTTTCTTACTTCTGCTGATTATGAAGAATTAAGCGAAGATGTTCAAGACTTTATAGATACAAATGGAGAAGTAACTGCAGATAATATTAGAGAAATGGCTAATGAAAATTCTGCTCTTAGAACGGTTATGGAAAATACCAACACATCTGCTACAACAATGGCGATGTTATTTACTAAATTAGGTAAAGATGGTAGTTTTGCAATTACAAGTATAACCGATACTTTATTAAATTTATTATCTGGTTTTGGACAATTAGAAGATACTATAGCTGATACTATTAATGAATTAGAAAATTTTAATCCTGGAATTGATGAAGGCGCTGCCGCAGACGCTCTTGGAGAATGAGTAGAAGCTATTAATGGTTTTTGACAGAATGGAGAATATGGTAATTCACAATTACAGAACTATTTAAAGAAAGTATTTGGCGGAGATGTATGAGATCAAGCGGTTAGTGAAGCTAATGGTAATATAGCAGAAGCAGAAGCTAAATTAGTAGATAGAGTTCAAAAATTTGGTGGTGGAGATTTATCTGCTGCTTGAATGGATTTAGCTAATAATTCTTCCGCGCAAAAAGCGTTAGAAAAATATCGTATTAGCGTAAAACAAACTGCTGAAGGTATTAGCGTTACTGATTTAGGAGGAGATAAACTTACTCATACAACTAAAGAATTAATTGCCGCAATTGCAGACGCATATAAAGTAGATCCTACTACCGCAGCCGCGATGGTAGCAGATATTAAAAATTTCTCAGCGGATGCCGCACAAGAATTACAGGCTGCTGATATTAAAGCGTCTGTTATTGGAAAGAATAGTAAATTTGCTCAATCACTAGAAACTCAATTTACTAATTCTCATAATTCTCTTGTAAAAGGAAATAAAATTTTAGCTAGTGATTTAAGAAATACTGCTGAAATTTTAAATAGTACTAGTAATTTTGGTAAAACTGATCAAATAGAATATTGAAATTCAGTAATTAAAAATTTAGGATTAGATGAAGATTTAACTAAACAAATAAATATTGAATCTTATATTACTAAAAAAGGTGATATGGATATTGATAAATTATTAAAAGATTTAGAAAAACTTGATTCTAATTCCATGCATAAAGTAATAATCGATCCTCAAATAGATAAAAATGGTAATATTAAAGTTGGCAACTTTATTAAACAATTAAATCAATGATCAAAAGGAAATGGCGGAGAAGAACATTGATTATCTAATTTTGCTAATAGTCGAGGAGTAGTTAACGCCACAGATGCCGCAAGACAATTAAGAGAAGAATTTAGTTTAACCGATGATCAAATACAACAAGTATTAGAAAATCGTTCCGAAAAAGGCTGAGAGTTTGATGTAAAACCAGAAGTTGCGTTAGATAACTTAAACATGGAAGATCAAATAGATGAGTATCGTCCAATGGGTAAGGCTATTGCTCAAGAATTAATTCAAGGTATTAAAGATGAATTAACAAGTACTGGTATTGGTGGTTTTATTAATAGTTTATTTGAACCTTATACTGTTAATGCTGAAGAAGCTGGTACTACAGCTGGATTAAGATTCAAGCTTGGATTTTTTAAAGTATTAAAAGTTGTATTTTCTGGCGCAGGATTAATTGGTATATTTACAATTTTCTGAAAAACTTTAAAGAAAATTGGCCAAAAATTAGGAATTACTTCTTCTAAATCTAGTGCATTTTCCAAAGTAGGAAAAGGTATCGTAAAAGGTATTATTTCTGGTATTAAAAAAGGAAGTAAGGCAATATTAAAAGCTATACAAGGTATATTTAAACCAATTAGCAAAATATTGGAAAAAACTTTAGGGAAAACTAATTTTGGTAAAACTATTTCTAAAACTATAGGAAAAAAATCTAAAATACCAAAAGAAAAAACAACATATGCTACTAGAGGAAAAGATGGAAAACTTCATTACGCCACTGGCGAAAAGAAAGGTCAATACGTTTCAAAAAGTGATAAAAATGTAAAAGAAATAACCAAAGAAGAAGCAAAACAATTAAAACAAAGAAAAGAAAGAAATAAAAAATTCTTAAAATCTACAGAAAAAGAAAAGAAAACACAGCAGAAAAAGACTAAAAATATTGAAAGAAAATCTATTTCACAAAAAGCTAAAGAGATTACCAAATCAAAAACATCCAATATAAAAACTGGAACAAAAGAAAAAATCTCTACTGTTTCTGGAAAAGGAAAAGGATTATTATCTAAAATTGGTAATAAACCAACTAATAATTTAGAAAAATTCATTAGTGGTAAAAAAGGTAATCTTAGTAAATTAGCTCCTGCTTCAAAAGGACTTTTACGTGGTTTAGGAGCGGTTGGAACTGCTGTTACAGTTGCAGAAGGAGTTAAAAATTATTCTAAAGCAAAAACTACTAAAGGCAAAGGAAAAGCTATTGGTCAGACAGGCGGAACTCTTGCTGGAGCAGCTTTAGGAGCAAAATTAGGTGCTACTGCTGGAACTTTTGTTGGAGGACCTGTTGGAACTGCCGTAGGTGGATTAGTTGGTGGCGGAATAGGAGCAATTGCCGGATCTAAAGCTGGTAGATTTTTAGGCGGATACGCAGTTAGCAAAGGTAAACAAGCTAAAAATTTCGTATTTGGTAATAAAAAAACTGGAGAAAAAGATATCTTTGGTAAGATTGCTAGTAAAGGCAAAAGTATTAAAGATTTTGTATTTGGAAATAAAAAAACAGGACAAAAGAGTTTAGCTGGAAAAGTTTTAGATTTTCAAGGTAAATGAAATAAAAATAAAGCAATTGGTAAAGACGGAGATCAAAAAGGTCTTACCGGTGCAATAAATAATTTAATTTCCGCATTAAACGCAAATACTCGTGCACTTGGCGGAAAACCAGCAGAAACAAAAACTACAAAAGGTAATCAAATTTCAAGTAAACTAAAATCAATTGGCTCAATTGGTAAAAACGTTTTAGGAAATGTAGGAAAAAATATATTAAAATTTAATCCTATTGGAAAATCTTTAAAAACTTTAAATTTAGGAAAGAATTTACTTGGTAAAATAAAACTTCCTTCACTTAAAAATTTATTCGGAAAAGGAAAAGGTAGTGGACAAACCGTAAAAGTAAATAAAGTTACAGGATTAAAATCTGCTGTAAAAACTGGACTTGCAAAAGTTAATCCAAAATTAAAAATAGAAAAAGTTAGTGTTAAAAGTTTAAAATCAAAAGTACAAGAAACGGTAGATAAAGCAAAACCGAAATTAACAATTAATAAAGTTAAAACTTCAGGTATTAAAAAACAAATTAACGAAGCCGTATCTAATTTAGAACCTAAACTAAAAATTAAAGTAACTACTTCTGGTATTAAAAATTTACCACAACAAGCTACTACTATAAAGGAAAGTTTTGATAAGATTAAAGGAATAAAGAGTTTTGATAGACATATAACAGTTACTACTGCTGGTACTAGTCAAGTTAAAACTATTGCTGATTCTCTTTCAAAATTAAAATCAATAGGACAAGGAGATTTTTCAAAAACTGTTAAAGTTGATACTCCTGGTGTTGATAAATTACCAGATAAAGTTAAAACTATTAAAACAGCATTACAAGATGTAAATACTTTAAATGATGTTAAAAAGAGTTTAACTGTAGATGTAAGTGGTCAGAAAAAAGCTAAGACTGCCGCAAATGCTTTAGCTAAAGCTGCATCAGTTGGAGATAATTTAAATAAGACCATAACAGTTAATCTTAAGAAGCCTGATAATTTCGCGGACGATATAAAAGAAATTAAGAAAGGTTTTAAAGAAGTTAATAAGATTAAAAATGTTTCTAAAACAGTAGATATTAAAGTATCAGGTCAGAAAAAAGTACAAACTGCCGCGAAGAATTATAATAAACTTTCTGAAGAGCCAAATAAATTAAATAAGACTGCTACTGTTAAAGTTGATGCTTCCGGAGTTAAAAAACAAACGAATAAAGCAACTAAAGCATTTGACGAAATAAATAAGATTAAAGATGTAACTAAAAAAATTACTATTCAAACTTCAGGAGTAAATAAAGCTGCGGCCGCTGCTAAAAATTTAACTCAGTTAAATAAAATTGGTAATATTAATAAAACTTTAAAAATTAATAATAGTGCAGCAATTAGCAAAATAAACGCTGTTAAAAAGAAATGAAGTAGTTGATCACCTGGCACTAAAAAATTAAATATTAAAGTAACAAAAGTAAATAAAACAATTACTATTTCTGGTTCCGCTAAAGGTAGTGTTAGAATTAAAACCACTGCAAAAGGTAAAAATACTACTAAAAAATCAAAAGGAAGCACTCCAAAAGGTAAAAAAAGAAGAACAAGTGGTGCATCCGGACAAAATCTAGGATCCGCCGCACAAGGCGCGCAGCGTGGTAAACTTGGTCCAAGAGGTAAAGGAGGCCCAACTCTTACAGGAGAACTTGGGCAAGAAATGGTTTGAGAACCAGATACTTCAAGTTCATATCTTGTTGGTACTAATGGTCCTGAAGTAGTTGATTTACCTAAAAATGCAGTTGTATGACCACATAATCAAACCGAACAGATTCTTAAAGGTGAAAATCATAAGGAATTAAATAGTAACGCTTTTGGTAGTGCATTTACTGGCTATGGTAATCCTTTTGGCAGTGGTAGTGTAGATGGCAATACCAAAACAACTACTACAAAAACAACATCATCTAAAAAAAGCAAGAAAAAGAATAAAAAATCTAATGATAAATGAGAAAATCCATATGATAAATATTATAATCTCCAAAGAAAAATAACAAAAGAAATACGCGTACGAGAACAGCTTGAAAATAGATATAATCGTATGCTTAAACAGCGCAATTCATCAATTAAAGACTTAACAAAGAATATAGAAGAACAAATTGCTACTTTAGCTCAAACAATTAAAGACGCTAAGTCTATGATGACTAAAAAAGAAGCTCAAGCTGAAAAAGTAGAAGATAAAGTAATCACCGCTGGATACTCTAAGAGTAGTAAAGGAAAATATGTTAAAAAAGATGATGGCGGATATAGAAAAGCAACTAAAAAAGAATTAAAGAATAGTAAAATTCAAAAATATAAAAAGAATGCTGGTGCTATACAAAAGAATTTATCTGATTATGCTTATTGAGATGAAGAAAGCCATCGTGTAATAATTAATCAATCTAAAATTCAACAGATTGAAACTAACTCAAAGAAAAAAGGAACGACTGGCAAATATTGAGCAGCATTTGGTAAAAAAGTTGAAAAATGGATAAGTGAATTAGAAGAATACCAAGATGCTTACGAAGAAGCTGAAGACGCTTTAGAAGATGCTATAGATGATTTAGTAGAAATGGAAAGTGAAGCATTAACTACCATAGCAGATTTAGATGGGCAAATTCGCGATGCAATTATTGATTTGCGTCAACAAGAAATTGATAAATTATCTGATGTAAATGATTCAATTAACACTGCAAATGATAGAATTCTTAAGTCGATTAATAAAGCTGTTAATAAATTAAGACGCGATAGAGATAATAAAGAAACAGAAACTGATTTAGCAGAAAAAGAAAGACGTTTAGCATATTTAAAACAAGATACTTCTGGCGCGAATGCTTTAGAGATTAAACAGTTAGAAGAAGAAATTAAAAATGCAAAACAAGATTATCAAGATGAATTAGTCGACCAAGCAATAGAAGACTTTGAAGATGCTAATGAAGAAGCTTCAGAGCAAAGAGAGAGAATGATTGAATTGCTTGAGGATAAACTTGATGCAGATCAAATGAATGGCGTTATTAATTCTATGATTGAACGACTTAAAAATGAGAGTATTATTGATGGAGAATTTAGTGAAGATTCCAATTTAGGAAAATTATTTAAGAATACTACTAATTATTTGCGTGGAACTGATAACGAACGAACAAAACAATTAAATGATATTATTTCTGCTATTAAGGCAGCTTATGTTGCTCAGACAATTACTTTACCGCAAGTTGCTATACAAAACGCTTTAAATTCTTCTAGGGAAAATGGTGGAAAACCTGCTAATATTGCTGGCGCAACTGATAGTAGTGGTTCTGCTAAAGGAGTACAAGCTGTAGCAGGTTCTAGTGGAAACTATTTATTACAAGATGGAAAAGCATATTCCACTGATGCATTAACTCAAGATTCTAGTGGTAATTGAAATTTAGATACTTCACAAACTTATCAGCGAACTGGAGCTGATATGGGAATAGATGGTACTGTAGATGATGAAAGATTTGGATTTGTTACTGCAGATGGTCAAGAACGCTGAGGTCAATTAGATACTAAAAATAATACTATTACAGTTGGTAATACTACATATAAAGATATAAAAGAAGTAGGAGAAGGAGATAATGTTAGTATTGTAAGTTCTACTAAAACTTTTGGCAACGGAAAAGCTCCATGAGATTATACTTCTACAGGAAAAATGTGGAATAATAATACTTACAAACGTATAGCTTCAGCTCAATATTTATATCGTGATTTAGGTTATTCTTCTGATGTTTCTGGTAAATTAAATGGTGTAAAAACATTTAAAAATTACGCTTCAAAAGCAGGATTAACTATATCTTCTGGATCAGCAAAAAAGAACAAAAAAGACAAAAAGAAAACTGCTTATATTAAAGGAGCAAGTTATTTAAATCAATTCAAAACTCTTCAAGGAAAAACTATTGGTAATGATGGAAAAATTTATAAAACAGGCGGCCTTGCTGATTATACAGGCCCAGCTTGGATTGATGGCACCCCTTCAAAACCAGAATTAGTACTTAATGCAAAAGATACTTCTAATTTTATTCAATTAAAAGATATTTTAGCCGATATAATGAAAAATAATGGAATATCTACTAATACTGCTAATACAACAACTACAAATGATACATTTAATATATCAGTAAATGTAGATAGCATAGCAAATGATTATGATGTATCAAAATTAGTAACTCAAATCAAAAAAGAAATTACCAAAGAATCAAAATATAGAAATGTAAATCAACTTCATCGTTTAAGATAGTATACTAATTTACGAAAAAAATTACTTTATATTAGAATAATGATATATGTAATATGCGGCCGATATATTTGCGGTCGGCCGCAGAATACATATAAAAGGAGGAAATAAATGGCAACTACAATAACTGGTGATTTCATCGGTTTTACATATAATAATATTCATTCTACTGAATTTGGTGTTATTAGAACAAGTAATGGAGATAGATATGAAAATTCTTTAATTCCCGATTTTGAAGATCAATCTACACAAATTCCAGGAAAAGATGGAAGTTATTATTTTAGAACAGATTATTCTACAAAAACTTTTAGTATACCAATAGCTTTTGATACTATTTCAGAAGAAGATTTTAGACGTTTTAATAAACATTTTGGCGATAAAAAATTACATTATTTAACTTTTGATGAAGCTCCTTATAAATCTTATCATGTAAAAATAGCTTCTGCTCCATCTTTAGAATATTTATGTTTTGAAGAGGGAAATAATAAAAGAGTATACAAAGGAGAGGGAACTTTAGAGTTTGTTGCTTATGAGCCTTTTGCAATAACTACAATTGGAAATAATGGAGGATTTAAAAAATACTTAGACAATTATACAGAAGAAAATAAATTAGAATGAGCTGCAGCAAGTGGTATGCTTGAAACAAAAGGAGATTATGATAAATATAAATTAGGTGATACAACTGGAAAAGGATATTTTAAAATTTTAAATCCAGGAGATTTAGATACTCCTTTCGGATTAAAATTAGATTTTGTTGATAATATTATTGAACAAACAGAAATTAGTATTTTTAAAAATGGTATAAAAGATAATACGAAAGTTTTAAATATTAATAAAATTAAAAAATCAGATATAACCACTGATGTAGAAATTAAAAGTATATATATAGATAGTAGAACTCATTTAATATATGCTTTAGACACTAATGGAAATAATACTAATATTTTATTAAATAAATATATTGGATTAGGAGATTTTTTTAATTTACCTATTTGTCATCAATCTGATGAAGCAGTAATTTTAAATATTGCTTCAAATACTTCTTGAACTGCTGGAGAAGGTAAAGATACTGATAAATGTGTTATAACTTATTTTTATCGTTATTTTTAAAGGAGTAAAAATATGACAGAAAATTACATTAATTTAAAAAAATACGAAATAAGTTTATGAGAAGATACTATTGCTTTACGCGATGGAGTAGAATTTTTTAAAGAAAATAAACTATTCGTTATAGGTAGTGATGTAATGAATACTCAGAATTCTGTTTTTGCACCTAAATTAACGAAAAATGTAAATGGTTCTAAAACTTTAGAATTTAGTATTCATTCTAGATATTATAATGAAAGAGATGGTAAAATTATTGATAATCCTTTTATTAATTATTTAACAAATGAACGAAAAATTAAATTATATTATAAAAATGAATGATATGATTTTTTAATTAAAAATGTTAATGAAGGTTCAGAAGAAAATACTTTTATTTATTCTTGTGAAGATTTATATATAAATGAATTATCTAAAATTGGTTATAATTTACAATTTAATACTGAATTAGAAAATAATCAAGGTAGTATTACTCAATTAACAGAAAAAATTATAGCTGATACAGATTGAACTATTAATTATGATAATACTGAAACAATTCAACAAACAAAAGATGAACCTTTATATGATTTATTGATTAGTAATATAACAAAAAATGGTCAACAAATTACTACCTTTCCGGCATTTAAAACAACAGATTTAACGTCAACTAATATTACAGTTTCTTATGAAGGAAGTGTTATAAAAAATCATTTTTATGTTATCTATAGTTCTTCTACAGAAGCAATTCCAGAAGATACTCCTTCTTTAAAATTTTTTCAATTTATTTGTAAGGATGGTAGCGATACTTTTGTTACTGACGATGATAGAATTATTACAGATGCTGATGATTTATTTTTAAGAAATGTTAAAGTAGAAAAAAATAGTGAAACAAAAGTATTAACTAAATTATCTTGAACTACAGATAATAATGATAAATATATTATTACTTTTAACACTAATAGTCCTGGTTTAATTTATAATCTTAAAGGGCGTCGTCTAGTACGTAATCAATTATCTACTTTTGATACTGTAGCGAATCGTATGGTTAATATATATGATAAGTCTGAAAATGATACTACTAGTTATAAATCATGTGCAGATACTTATTCAGAAGTATCTATTACGATTGATGCTTTTAATATAAATAAAACTAGATATTGAATTAAAGAAGGAAATAATTATATTCAATGCACAGAAAGTAGTATTTTTGATAATACAAAAACTTATTATATTAAAATAATTATAGAATATAATAAAGAATGAGATTATTATATTTTACAAAGTGGGCAATATATAAAACAACAAAAAACTAATCCTACTGAATCTAATTATATAAATAAAACAATTTATGATTCAAATAGGAATATATATCTATATAAAATTATTTATTATGGATATACCGAATCTGATTATGTTTCTCCTATTATTTTAGGAGATTTATTAGGTAATGATGATTGTTTATTAGCTTTAGATAATGCTCAAGGAAGAAAAATTGGTATAACTTCAATTAGTGGATGACAACCTGTATCAGGAGATACCGTAGAACAAAATATGTATCCTCAATATGATTACGGAAGTGGAAATTTAATTAATTGATCTCCAACTACTGGCTCTATAATTTTTCATCCACATGAATCAAATTCACCAATATTGAATAGTAAGGTAACTGGAAATAGTATTTTTTCTACTTACCAAAAAAGTCATAAATTAACTTTACGATTAAATTTATATAAAGCTGATAGTTATACGGTTGAAACTGCTAATAGAGATGATTATATTACTTCAGAAAACCCAGTTCCAACTCAAAAATGATATAAATATGGAGATAAAATAGATTTATCCTCTTCTAATATTTTTTCTGCATATATTGGATATTATAGAATTAATGAATATGGAGCAATTATAGAAGAAGATAAAGAAAAATTATATACTTTTAATAATTTTAGATCTGGTAATGATGGATTATATTATGCAGATGCAGAATGTACAACTTCTTTATCAGAAGAATGAGTTAAAGAAATGATGTCTGGTTTAACAGATAGTCTTCAAATTGGATTTTTTATTAAAATAGCAGGAAATGATTATTATTTATCAGATGCTATGCAGTTATACGAATATCAGACAATGGATGGTAATCAAATATATCCAGGACAAACACCAGAAGCTAAATCGATTACTTGATATTGTTATTATCCTTATGACGCAACAATTAAAGAAGAAAAAGATATAGTTTTAGAATATCGAAAGACAGAAGACTCAAATAGTTATATACCTAGATATAGTACTTTTTATGAAAAAGTCAGAAGTATTGAAGGTTCAGAATCAAACTGTTTTAATTTAATTCAAACTTTATGTGAAACTTTTGAATGTTGAGCTAGATTTACAGTTTGACATAATCCAGAAACTGGAGAAGTAGATAGAGATATAAATAATGAATATATTCATCCTAATAAACAAATAAGTTTTCATAAATATGTAGGAAAAGATAATGATGTTGGATTTATTTATGGAATAAATTTACAATCTATTGAAAGAACATTGGCTACAGATGAAATAGTTACTAAATTAATAGTAAAAGAAAATACTAATGATTATGCAACTGATGGATATTGTACTATCGCGCGTAGTGAAGCAAATCCTACAAAACAAAACTTTATTTTTAATTTTGATTATTATACAAATAAAAATTTATTAAATGGAACTCAAGTATATAATGATTTATATAAAGAATATGGAGATTATTATTTAGGATATTATCCTAAAATGAAAAAAATATCTAATGAAGAATTATCATTAATAAATCAATTAGCTAATATAAATATTGATATGATTTCATTAGAAGCTAATTTAGAATCTTCTTATACGATATATAATAGTGCTTTTGAAACCTATTCCTCTTTTCAAAATGATTTAATGGTTCAACACGGAATTTCTTATGAACAATTAAAAGATACTTCAACAATCGAAGGAGAGAAAAAAACTGAAATACAAACTTTATTAAAAACCGATACTTCTTTTAGACAAAGATTATCAGAAGTAGAAACTGCTTATCAAAAATATTTAATATACAAAGGCAGATATGAAAATTATCATACTTCTCGTGTTTCATTAAAAGAAAAGTTATTTAGCACAGAAGATAGTTTAAAAACTATTTCTTCACAAAAAAGTGCATTAAATAAAGAATTATTTGAAAAATATTCTCGTTATATTCAAGAAGGAACTTGAAATGATGATAGTTATATGGATGATACTTTATACTATTATGACGCTGAAGCACTATTATATGATTCAGCATATCCTAAAGTTGAGTATAATATTAATGTAATAGATATTAGAGAAATAGACGGTTATGAATGTTATGATTTTGATGTAGGAGATAAAACTTTTATACAAGATACAGAATTTTTTGGTTATATCAGTAGAAATGATAATGAACCTTATACTCCTAGAAAACAAGAAGTAATTGTTTCAGAAATTACTTGGAATCTTGATAATCCTATAGATAATTCAATAACAGTTCAAAATTATAAATCTCAATTTGAAGATTTATTTCAGCGTATAACTGCTACAGTTCAATCAGTAGATTATTCTACTGGACAATATGATAGAGCTGCAGCTACTGTAGTAAATGGAACTTTTGATTTAGGAGTATTTCAAGAAACTTTAGATGAAAATTCTATTAGTATTATAAATCCTAAAAATAAAGCTGTAATTTTTGATGAACATGGTATTACTTTACGAGATTTAAATGATCCAACAAATTTTGTTAGATTAACTAGTGGAGGAATTTATACTAGCGCAGATAGTGGTAATACTTGAGGAGCAGCAATTACTGGTAATGGTATTAATACTAATATGCTTACTAGTGGTAATATTAATACTGATAATATTACAATTGGCGGAATAAAAAATTATACTTTTTCTTGAGATAAAAAAGGATTAAGCGCTTATGACTTTAATGAATTTTCTAAACAAGAAGATTTAACTGAAGCGCAATTTAATGCTAATAAAACTTTATATTATATAAAAAGAAAAGAACATAATTATGAACGTTGTACTATAGAAAGTATTTTTAGTAGCACTGAAACTTATTATATTAAAACCGATGATATTTGTGAAGTAAATTATAATAAATTTGTTCGCTTTGATAAATATGGCTTATATGGTATTAAAAATATTAATACTTCAAAATGAACTCCTAGTTCTATTAATGAAATTAAGAAAAAAGGATATTTTGGAATAACTTGAGATGGATTTTTTATACGTAGTTCTCATTTATCTGGCGGCCGAGTAGAAATTACTGACGAAGAAGATATTAAAGTTTATGATAAATTTGATACACCAAGAGTCGAAATCGGTTTGATTGGGGAAGATACTTCTTTAAATAATGTATATGGAATAGTACTTCGTAAAGAAGCTGTCCCTGGAGAAGATAATAGAATTTTTTATACAGATAATGAAGGTAATTTAACAATTACTGGAATTATTCATGCTACTGGTGGAAAAATAGCTGGATTTAATATTATAGGAGAAACTTTACAAGCCACTAATGATAATAATACAGTATTATTAAGTCCATCAGAAATTATACTTGGTAAAACTGGAAGTCCTAGTTTTAGAGTTGCTGCTGATGGTTCTTTAACTGCGACTAATGGTAATTTTAGTGGTAAAATTACTACTTCTGTATTAGAAGCTGCTACTACTCGAATGGTCGGCGGCGCCATGATTTATAAAACTGCAGAAATTATTGATAAAATTACTGAAGCAATTGTTGAATTAAAGAGCAAAGATTATAGTCATTTTTCTGTTGGAGATAGAGTTTGTATTGTTGAATCGGATAAAACTTATGGCAGTAGTGAAGCTGAAGATTTAACAGTATATAGTATTATTGCAAAAACAGCTACTTCTATTACGTTAAATGCGGCACCATCATATTCTAGCAATAAAGATTGTTTATTAGTTTATATAGGTAGCGCGCAAGATGCATCAAACAATAAATGAGATTGATTGATTGCTACTAATTCTACTAAAAATAGAAGAAACTTTAATAGTTTACCAAATGCAATTACTTTTAATGAAGTTAAAGTAGAAAATGATAAATTAAAATTAAATCCTAATGTTATTATTGGTGATTTATCTGAGTTAGGATTAAATTTATCTAATGGGTTATACGCAGAAAATGCTTATTTAACTGGTTCATTTTATGCTAATCAAAATAGTACTGATGCTTCTATGAAATTAGATAAAACTGGATTTAATTTAGGAAATACTTTAACTTATAATACTACTACTAAAGAATTAGATATTAATGCTCATTCAATTAAAATTGGAGGAGTGCCTATTGGTTCAGGTAGTACAGTAGAAGATTATAATGCTTATTATATATTAACTTCTGGAGAGCCTACAAAAAATAATACTACTTTAGATAGTAATAATAAACCTGTATCAGATGGAAGTTATAGAGGATATAAAGGAAGTATTTGAAATACTGAAATGCCGAAAGCTTCTGATATTATGAATGCTTATGCTGGAGATACTACTTCAGAGCCACCAGAACTACCTTGTCAATTATATATAGTTAATGTTAATAAATTAGCTGATGGTTCTTATTATTTAATGACTCCTAAATTAGTAGGATCTAAAATAGAAATTTCAGGAGTATCTACTTTTAAAGGGTTGGCCGCAGATCATGGTGAGACTACGATTTTAGGCGGTTATATTAAAGGAACTAATTTAGAATTAGGAGGTAGTAATTCTGGTAGCGGTTCTATTATTATTAAAGATTGAAAAGATAGAACTAAAATTCAATTATCAGCAGGCTCTGAAAGTTCTATAGGATATTCTTTTAATCTTGGAAACGCATTAACTTATAGAACTATTGATAGTGAAACTGATAATGATATATTAGATATTAGTGCAAATACTATTAATATTGGTAAAAAAACATTAAATCAATACATTAATGATAGTACGCAAAAACAGTTTGTTTATGTTAGATATGCATCTACTGATAATCCACAAAGTTTAGAAGATATATACTTAGTTCCTAATCCAGATTGAAAGGCTTGATTTATTGCTATTTTACAATCTAATAGTAGTGTAGAACCTAATAATGTAGATAGTTATAATGGATTATGAACTAGATTAAAAAATTATAATGATACTGTAATATATATAACTTCTTCTAAAGGAACTAATTTTATTAAAGAAAATATAGATACTATATTAACTGCTCATGTATTAAAATACATAGGACAAGAAAATACTACTGAATTAACAATTAATCAAATAGGAACATTAGGACAATTAAATTGATATTTAAACAATATAAAAATAAAAGAAAATACAAATACATTAACTGTTGTAGATGAAACTACAGGGAATAATACTCTAAATTATATTGTTAAATTAGAGGATAATTAAAGGAGGAAAATATGACTACTATTAATGTTGGTAAAATTAAACCAATACGTGAAGTCGATTATTGAACTGAAGAGGATAAAGGAGAGATTTTTAGCGATGTTACAGAATACATGGAAGATCCTTTACATATAGAAACATTTAGAGGACGTCCAGCTCAAATGCAATTTACAGATGCGGTTACTGGAGAGCCAGGAAGTCAAGTAATAGTTCAAAATTTAGGAACTGAAACACAACCTATTTTAAAATTAACTATACCTCAAGGATTAAAAGGAGAAACAGGAGATCCTTTTACTATTGATTATGTATATCATTCTATAGCAGAAATGAAAGCAGATACTAGAGAAATTCCCAATGGAAAATTTGCTATTATAGGAACTAATGAGGAATCAGTAGAAAATGGTATGTTATTCTGTAGAGATAATACTATATCCGATCCAGATTATGGTAAATGAGTATTTATTGCTGATATATCTGGCGCGCAAGGTATTCAAGGCCCGAAAGGAACTATGGAAGTTATTTCTACAGAAACTATTACTCCTGGAAGTCCCGCTAGTGTAGTTGATGTTTCAGAAGAAGAAGGACATGCAAAATTAAAATTTTATATTCCTAAAGGTGAAAAAGGAGATCAAGGAAATGCAGGAGAAATTATTTCCGCAACTGCTTCTACTTTAGAACCTGGTAGTCCAGTTGAAATTGAATTAGGCGGAACTACTTCACAAAGAACAATGAATTTTAAAATTCCACAAGGTATCCAAGGAGAAGCCGGAGAAATTCTTAGTGCTACTGCGACCAAAATAGCACCAGATCAAAATCCTGAAATAGTACTCGGTGGAACTACTTCTCAAAGAACAATGGAATTTAAAATTCCTCAAGGTATTAAAGGAGATACTGGTCCTTTACCTACTATTTCTATTGATGGAACTACTACAACTACAGAAGAGCCTCAGGTTGAATGAATTGAAACTGCTACTGGTGGAAAATTACACTTTTGATTAAAAACTGGTCCGAAAGGAGATAAAGGAGATACTGGTAATGGATTTGTATTACATGGATTAGTTGCGACTCCTGAAGAATTACCAGAAACAGGAAAAGATGGTGATGCTTGGGCAGTAGGTACAAAAGATTCGAATGAAATTTATATTTGAGATATAAAAGCAATTCCTAATCAATGAAGAAATATTGGCACTATGAGCAGTACTTGGAATAGTATTACTGGAAAACCTGATACTTTTCCTCCTTCTAGTCATAGTCATACAATTATAGATTTACAAGATTCAGAAAATCCATATCATATTAAAAATTTAAAAGTAGCGCAAAATCAAATAGATAATTTTTCAAGTCATACACATATAAAAAATCAAATTACTGATTTCGCACACAGTCATGCTAAAGGAGATATTGTTGATTTTAATCAACACGAACATACTATTTCACAAATTACTGATTTAAATACTCAATATTATACTAAATCTGAAGTATATTCTAAAGAAGAATCAGATACTAATTATTATAATAAAGAATATTTATATACAAAATTGGAATTAGATGCAAAAATTCCTACAGCAGAAAAAATGAAAGAGTGAGATGAAAAATCTAAGTTAACAGAAGGAACTGATTATTTAAATCCAACTCATATTCAAACAATTAATAATTTAACAAATTATTATACTTCTACTCAAACAGATGCTGCAATTGCTTACGCTATTTCTCAAATACCTAAATTTAGTATATTAGTAGTAGATGTATTACCTAGTTTAAAAGATGCTAGTATGACTACTTTTTATTTGCTTAAAGTTGTTGATACTTCTGGTAAAACCAGTTATGATGAATATATATGTGTTAAATTTTATACAGAACAACAAAAAACAGATTCAACTAAAACTGATACATATATTAATGAATCAATTTTTAATAGTAGTAAAACTTTATATGCTATAAAAGTAGGAGATAATTATCAAGATTGTACTGAAGAAAGCATTTATGATCCTGGTAGTACAATATATTATAAAAATAGAAAATGAGAAAAAATTGGTAATTTATCTATTGATTTAAGTGGATATGCTACAGAAGATTGAGTGAGAAATCAAGGATATGCTTTACAAAGTGATTTAAATGAAAGTAAAACTAGAATTACTACGTTAGAAACTGAAACATGTGTTACAAAAATACTTAAAAATTATTCTGTAGATTATACAAAATGAAATACCAGTACTACATACGCGGAATATCCTTGATATTATTCAGTCCCATTTGAGGGATGTACTACTGATTACTATCCAGAAGTTATTTTTGATATTAATAATGATATGAGACTTTTAGCTCCTGTATCAACAACTGGAACAAATGTTGTTTATATTTATGCTAGCGAAAAACCAACTATAAATATACCAATTTCAGTAGTAAAAATTTGAAAGATGAGATAAAAGGAGTAAAATATGAATCAAATTTTAGCAACAGGAAGTATAGTTCTTACAAGAACAGATGGAACTATTACTTATGCGCATATAAGATATTCTCCTAATGCCGATGGGAGCAATATGACAGAGAAACCAAATGACGCAACTCGATATATAGGAGTATGTTATAATTCTTCTTCTGAACCTCCTACAGATAAAAATAATTATACTTGAAGTTTAATAAAAGGTAGTAATGGAGAAGACCCAAAAGAAATTGAAAAATCAGCACCAATATATAAAATATTAGATAAATTTAAAACCATATCTGTATCGGCTTCAGATTGATCTACTAAATATAGTAGATATTATATATTAGAAAATAATAGATATAGACAATGTACTATTAATGATGCATGAAGCTCTATTGAAACTTATTACATTATAGATACAGAAGCTCCTATTGCGCCCACTACAGAAGTTAAAGCTAATAGTCCAGTAGATGGATGAAGTTTAGAAATTCCTACTTATATATATGGTAAACAATATTGAGTATGTTTACAAACAGTATTCCAAAGTTCTGGAAGTATACCTAATACTGATGACTCTATTACTGGCATGTATTTAGATGAAAATTCTGATACTATAGTTAATACTATAGATGATGAAAGTATAATAGATAGAACATATTTTGATGCTAATGGTAATTTAATTATTGAATTAAAGGAAGGAGAATATGGAAAACATGAAGACCCAAATGATAATGAATATATTAATTCTTCTTATGTAGATGATAATGGACAATTAGTATTAGTTTTAAATAAGTCAGAGATTCCTATATATGAAGATGTGATATGAAGTGAAGTAGTATTACACGATGGATTAAATGAAGCTAATGAAAAAGCAGCTCTTGCAAAAGATACTTCAGATGATGCTTATACAATGGCAAATGGTTCAGTTGATAAAATTATTTATTGATACTGCGCCGCCACTTATGGAGATAATGAAAAATCACCTCGCGCGCCAAATAATACAGCAGGATGATTTAAAGATCCATCTAAAACAGATTTTGGTAAACAGATTAAGATTAATAATGAAGTTCAAAAATATAATTATTTGTGAATATATCCTGTTTATTATTATAGAAATGGTACTAATTCAAATGGAATTAATCCAAGTACTAGTACAGAATTAAGTAATGATAAAATACAAATTTATGCATCGGTTAGTAATACTATGCTTGGGTTATGAACTTTTTTAGCTGGAGATTCTATAGGTGAAGGAGCTACTACTATTAACGGAGGAAATATTACTGCTAATAGTATTACTGCAACTGAAATAGGAACTTTTGGTAATTTTACGATAGATACTGATTCTATACACAATCCATCCACTAAGAATACTTTTGATAATAATGAAGAAGGAATTTATATTAGTGGAACTAATGGAATTAAATTAAATGCTCCAAATAATATAGAATTTTCAGTAAATTCTTCTACTGGATTATTAACGGCTAATAATGCTAATATTATAGGAAATTTATATGCAGATAAAGGATATATTGGTGGAAATAATGGATTCATAATTGATACAAATAAAATATATAGAAATAAATCTACATTAAAAAGTAGTGATGGTGGTATTTATTTAGGAACAGATGGTATTAGTGTTACTACTAGTGGTACATATTCTTATAATAATATTAGTGGATATAGTAGTAAAAGTTTTATAAAAGATGGAGATTATTATAAATCTAATTTTACTTCTAATTCTACAGATTTTACAATAGGAAAAATTTCTTTATCGGAAATATCTAGTGGTGATATAATTACAGTTTTTTATGAAATTTGTGGAGATAGTAATAGCACTGCTATTTTTGGTAATTTAGGAGTTAATAGTGGAACTGGTAATAATACAATAAAAACTAATACTACTATTGATAGTACCCAAATTTGTACTCAAGTAAATTGTAGTTCTGGAGGAAGTGTTAAAACTGGTCAAATATCTTATACCGCTGTTGAAAATGCTAATTATAATTTTTTTATAGTAAAAATAGTAGGAAATAAGAATTCATATGTAAAGTTTACTTTATCTGTTGGAGTTACAAATCAAGAATATACTACAACAATTACTAATGGGATACTTTATACTAATAAAATAATTGCTACTGATTGCGAATTTAGTGGTAATATTAATGTTAACAATGGAGTGTTTAAAGTTGATTCCGCGGGTAATTTAGTTGCACAAAAAGCCACTATTACTGGAACTGTTAATGCTACCAATGGAGTCTTTAATAATTGTACTATTGGAAATAGTTGTACGATTAATGGTGATATAACAGCAAATCAAATTACTAGTGGAACTTTAAATTGTGGTAATTTAACAATTAGTAATTTAACTGCGGATGATATTAAAAGTGGAACATTAGATTTAACAGAAGGAATTGCTATTGGAGGGAAAAACTGCGCTACTACTATTAATCAAAATTCAATTGTTTTTGATAATGGTTCATCTTATACCGGAATAGGAGTATCTGGATTACAAGCTAGTATTAGAAAATGATCTAGTGTTACCATTAGTGATGGTGGAAGTAATGCAACATCTAACCCTCATATACTAGCTTTTCAAAGTTTCGGACCTATTATATTTATCAGAATATATGCTACTTTTAATAAAAATAGTTATAGTGCTTCTACATGATATCATGTAGCTACTATAAAAAATGCTCCTTTACCAAATACTACTTATTATAGTTGTACTAAAAGTGGAACAAGAATAATGAGATATTATATTAATTCATCAGGACAAATTTATGCTAGTCCTTCTGGAAGTGGTTATACTACTAAAAAAGCCGTTACTAAATATGCAAATTTTTGATATTTTTCTAATGATATAGCTTCTAAATATCCAATATCCTTTGATGACGGAGAAGAAGATGATGATGATGATGAAACAGAATAATATATAGTCAAAACTATTCTAACCCAAACCTCTATACTGTTCTCTCTCAAACGCCACTTATAAAAGGAATAAAAAAAAGGAGGAATTAATATATGTTAGCACGCGGAAACACTTGTTTCAAAGCAATTCCTATTCCAGATTTCGATGCTACAATTGAAACACTCTACGTAACTTTTGTCCAAAATGATTATGTAGTACTCGAAAAAAATCTAAATGATGTAACATTTGATAAGCTGGAAACAGACACAAATCACGTTATTGTACGTTTAGTACAAAGTGAAACATTAAAATTTAAATATACTGGAATTCCTTCTAAAGATGCAATAAAAGTACAATTACGTCTTAGGACTGATGATAACGAAGCATATAGTAGTTCGATAATGGTAGAACAATTATATGATGCATTAAAAGGAGGATTAGTATAATGGCTAGTGAAATTACTTTTGATAAAAATAGTCACGTATTTCAAACATATATGAAAAACGGAACATACAATCCTGTTGGTGATATGATAGTTTATGATGGCGGTTCTGTAACCGATGAAGGACCGGAAGATATTTACGATGGCGGCAGCGTCACTGATGAATAAGGAGGAATAAATGGCTACAAAAGTTATTAAAGCGACTCTACGTTTTAAAAGAGGTACCGCCGCAGAGTGAATAACTATTAATCCAGTTCTCAAATTAGGAGAACCTGGATATGTAACTGACTTAAACAAATTAAAAGTTGGTAATGGTCAAGATGTTTGGACTGAATTACCATATTTAGCTGGTGGTGGAACCGAATCAATCGCGGCAGATAATAAATCACTTGAAATTTATTTAAATGATGATACACCTACGCTTCGTATAAAAGATTTTAACGAAGCTGAAGCAGGAGAAATCCCGCAGAAAACAGTTGGCGGAAGCATCGAATGGGTAAACATAAGTGATTTTATGGGAACTATTAGCGAAACTGAGATTCGCGAAATTTGTCAATAACCAAAAGGAGATAATGCAAAAATGGCTGAGAAATTTTTGAACAAAGAAGGATTATCTACCCTTTGGTCGATAATCAAAGAAAAAGACCTTAAATTAGAAGGCGATATTAAACAGATTGTAAATCTTGGTTATTTTTATGAGAATGAATTCTATACTGACCAAGAACATTTACATAAATATGTACCTTATTCGTATAAATTATATATTGAGATTAGTACTCACGTAGTTTATGCGTATATAAATAATCAATACGTAGCAGTAGGCTCTATGCCTGGGCAGGCAGATGAAACTCATGCTGGTATTGCTAAATTATATGACGCGAAAGGTGCTAATACTGATGGATCAATGACACAAAAAAGTGTTACTAATTATATCAATGATAAAGTAGGCGCAGAAATTCAAGAAGAACTTCTCGTCTTAACACGTTAATACTTTAAAAAATTTTTTAAGGAGATTAAATTAATTATGGCTGATATTAGTAAAATTAAGATTGGCGAAGGTGATGCGGTCAATTTAAAGGACGCTGCAGCTAGAGGAGATATCTCAACTCTCGTTGGAAGCCATTCAGTTGCCGCTCTTGGCGATGCTGCTTGGAAGGATATTGCTAGTGCTATTACTACTACAGAAACAGGTCTCGCAACTGGTAAACAGGTTTACGATGCTATCCAAGGTATTGGACAGGCTCTTCACTTTGTTGGTATTGCTACTCAGCAAGAAGGCGAAACCGAACTTCAGGCTGTAGAAAGAACTTTCCCTGCTGCTCAGCAAACAGCTGGCGCAATCGCTATCTGCGGAGAAAAAGAATTTATCTGCGCTGGAAATGGAACGGGCGGCGCAATGAAGTGGAATGAATTTGGTGATGTAAGTGCTTATGAAACTAAGGCTCACGCTGAAGCTACTTATACTCCAATGACAAGAACAATTGCAGGAGTTGATTTAGCAGATAATATCACTGCTACTGAAATGAAGACTGCATTAGAACTGAAGGGCCTTGCTTTTAAGGATAGTGCTTCTGGTTCAATTTCAACTGCTGACAGTGGTACTGTTTCAGTTGGTAAAGCTGGAGATTATAATGTAAGCGCTCAGACAGTTGATGTTCCTGATACTTACAATGCTCTGGATGTAACTCCTGCTGGTACAGTTGAAGTTACTAAGTCAAGTGCTGCTACTGCTTCATACAAGAAGACAACTGGTGTTACTGTAAGTGGAGCTACTGCAACTGGAGAACAAACTCCTAACTATACTCCTGCTGGAACAGTTTCAAAACCAAATGTGACTGCTTCACTGACTCTTGCTGAGGGTTCAGTTGCTACTGTAACTGATGCTGGTACAGGATACTCATTAAGCGCTGGTAAGATTGAAGCTGATTCTGATACAAAAGCTAAATTCGTACAGGAAGCTGTTGTAATGCACGTTGGTGATACAACTAAGTCAGAAGATGCAGAATGTCTGTATGTAGTAGCTGCTGAAAAGGGTGATGCTGTTACTGCTTCAAAAACTTGGACACTTACTAATCCAACTCTGAGCGGATCACTTCCAACATTCGGTTCAAAAGACGTTGTTATTAAAACTGGTACAAGTGTTGCTGCTGAACTGGCTGCTGCACCTACATTCACAGGTTCAGGCGCGGTTCTGAGCGCAGAAGCTGTTCTGTTAGATGCTGATGCAACTGTTACAGATGCTGTTTATACTGCAAGCTTCAGTGGTACTGCTGCTAAAGTTACTCCTTCAGTTAAGACTACTAAGAGTGGTGCAGTATCAACTGGTAGTGTTACTGTTGATAGTGAAACTGCAAACGTTACTCTGAGCACAAGTGCAAAGACTGTTACTGTTTCTTAATCCGAACAATAATGTGTTTTATGAGAGGAATGGAAACATTCCTCTCTTTATTTAGGAGAATATTATGGATATTTCAAAGATTCAAATGCCTAATGGAGAAGAATATAATATTAAAGACGCAGAAGTGCGCCATATGATAGCAGTTTTATTAGGTCAAGAATCTAATGAAACTAATGAAGATAAAGGAGAAGAAGAATAATGGCTGATATATCGAAAATTAAATTACCGGGTATGACCGATGCGTATAATGTCAAAGATACAACAGCTAGAACTAATGCAGCAACTGCTCAATCAACTGCAGAAGCAAAAGTAGCTAAATCTGGCGACACAATGACTGGCGCATTAGTACTTAGTGGAGCGCCAACAGAAAATCTTCACGCTTCAACTAAAAAATATGTAGATGATGCAATTGCTGGAATTTCTGGCGGAATGATATTCAAAGGTACTTTAGGTACTGGTGGTACAATTTCTACTTTACCTGCTGCAGCTGCCGCAAATAAAGGACATATGTATAAAGTAATAACTGATGGTACATATGCTGGAATTGCTGCTAAAGTAGGAGATTTATTTATTTCAGATGGTAGTACTTGGGTTCATATTCCATCTGGTGATGAACCAAGTGGAACAGTTACTAATATAGCAACTGGAACTGGATTAACAGGTGGTCCTATTACTACTAGTGGAACAATTGCTATTGATGAAAATGTAGTAGCTAAAAAAGGTGATGGAATTACAGGTACTGTAACTCCATTAGGTTCAAATGCTGCTTCAAGTGTATCATTTAGTGGTACTGTAGCAAGCGCAAGTTCATTAAAGACTGCTGGTTCAGCTGGTACTATGGCCGCCATAGATGTTTCTAAGTTTAATGGAGGTACCCCAACTGCCGTTACAATGGCTACTATTGATACTACTAAATTTAGTGGCGGTTCATTAAGTGCTGGTTCATTTAATGGTGGTTCTGGTTCATTTACACAAGGAGCTGATGAATATCAAACTACTACTTATGATGTAACCAATGAAGTATTGACGATTACTGCTGGCTCATTTACTCAAGGAACTGATAGTCATACTCATACTGCGGCAACCCATACTCAGGGTACTCTTACACCAGCTGCACTTGGGACTGGATTCTACACTGCTGGTTCAGTTACTGATGGTACTGCTGCAAGTCTTGGAGCTGGATTCTATACTGCTGGTACTGCTCCAACAATGCCAACATTTGATACTATTTCAAATATTGTTACTAAGAATACAACAGCTACTGCTGCTGCTCAAACATTTAGTGGTTCTGAAAGTACTGTTAGTGGTACTATTAATCTTCCACCTAGTATTGAATAATAATTTATGAAGAGATTGGATTTATTTCCAATCTCTTTTTTTATTTCGTTGGCGGCCGTCACAAAATTATGTACGAATTGTAGCCTATGTTTAGGACGTAGCGATCGGCCGCACCCAACGTAATTCTACTACATAAAACAATAAAAAAATATACGCATATAAAACTAATTCCTACTTATAAATAGAAGATTTGAAAACGATAATCTCAATTAAAATTCTTTTTACCTTTGGAACTGATTATGCGTAGAAGATATATACACTACAAATGACATTATAATTCCAAAGGATAATAATGTCTTTTTTTATAGGAGAAATTATGGCAAAGAATATAAAAACATATAAATCTGATATAGTTGAAAACTGAGAAAAAGCAAAAAACTTTAGACCTAAACCAGGAGAACTAATCTGTTATTCTGATATACAACAATTTAAAATCGGAGAGCAAGATGATACAAAAGAAGAAGGAATAGGAAAATTACTATCAGATTTAGAGTTTCTAGTTAAAGAAACAGAATATAATTATACAGTTAAAGAAAATATATTAATTATTAAATAGGAGGAAAATAATGGCAAATATATCACAAATTAAATTGCCTAATAATGATACGGTATATGATATAAAAGATGCAAATGCCATTTCAAAGAATTTAGGAATAGCGGCAGGAGATATAATTTATTTTACTAATACTTCTACTCCTGCTCGATTACCAAAAGGCACTAATGATCAAGTATTAACTTTAAAAAATGGTTTACCTGCTTGAGCAAATTCTACAGGAGGAGCTCAAGTTATAACATTAACTAATTTAACTATTACTACTAGTGATTGAAGTAGTGATTTAACATATGCAGCGTATCCTTATAAAGCTACTATTAATGCAAGTGGAGTGGATAATACTTTTACTCCAGAAATTATTTTATCAGTTGATGATGCTACAGAAGGTATTATTGCACCAGTAGCATTAAGTGGAAATAGTAGTGTATCTTTATATGCTTCTGAATTGCCAACTAAATCTATAACTATAGCTACTGCGTTATTTATTAAATAAAGGAGAATAAAATGTTAGGAGATGTTTCTACTTTTAATATTTCTGAAAAGAGATTAGTTAAAATATTAATCACTAATTTACCGAATAAGACTAATTATATTCATGGAGAAATATTAGATTTAACAGGATTAGAAATTAGAGCATTATATAATTATGGTTCTTCACAAATTATTAATAATTATATTACTTCTCCAGCATCGGGAGCTTCGGTATCAACTAATGATACAAAAGTTGTTGTAAGTTATACAGAAAATAATATTACGTGTACTGCGGAATTTAATATTAATGTAAGACGACAGTTGAGTAGTATTCAATTATCTGGAACATATACTACATCATATTATGCTGGAGATGAATTAGATTTAGATGGGTTAGTAGTAACTGCTTATTATAATAATAATACATCTCAAATTGTAACTAATTATACTTCTTCTCCAGTAGAAGGTACTATATTAACTACTTCTACAACTAATGTTATTATTTCTTATAGCGAAGAATCTGTTACTAAAACAGCTCAATATAATATTACAGTAGAAGATCCAGTTAGAACAATTACTATTTCAGGAACAGGAAATAGTAGTTATTGTTATGTTAGTATTGATGGGTCAAAGAAAACTGCTTCAGGAAGCTATACAGTGGATAAAGGAGATACAATTATTTTCGGTGTATATGGTAGAAGCAGTACTTATTATGGAGAAGTAAAAATTGATGACACACAAGTACTAAAAGTTACTAATCAAACAACTAAAACTTATAATTATATAGTAAATAATAATTTAACAATATCTTTATCTTATACTTCTAGTAGTTCAACTCGAAGAGGAAGAATTACTGTAATAACTTCATAAAGAGGAGAAAACAATGATAGGAAGAACAAACGCAGGAGGAAATGCAGCAAATACTATTACTAGTATAATTATTACAACTCCTCCTACTAAAACAGTCTATAATGCTGGAGAAACAGTTGATTTAACTGGTATTATAGTAAAAGCAAATTGAAAAGATGGCTCGCAAGAAACTATAACAAATTCTTGCACTTTTAATCCAGCTAGTGGTACAGTTATTTATGAAACAACTACTTCTATTGATATTTCATACTATGATAAAATTACAGGAGTAACATTTAGAGCTTCACAAGATATTACTGTAAATAGAATACCTAATTCATTAGTAATTGTTTCAGAACCCACTAAAACTGAATACGAAGCTGGAGAAACTTTAGATTTAACAGGATTAATAGTAAAAATAATATACAACTCAGGAGCAGAAAATACTACAAGTAATTATACAACAAGTCCTGCAGGAGGAAGTGAATTAACAGGCGGTACAAGTAGCGTTTTAGTTAGTTATACAGAAAATAGTATTACAGTAAGTAATAGTTTTAATATTACTGTAAATATTGGTATAGCTTTATGGAGTGATCCAAATGCTACAACAGCTGATTTATTAGCTACCATCGCAAAAGCAGAAAGTGGAAAAATTGATTTGTCTACTTATTGAAGTATTGGTGATACGAGAACAGTTACACTTCCGGCGATTTCGACTACTTCGGGTACTTATGATGGTATTAATTGAAGTGTTGGAGAGACTCATACTTCGCAAAAAATTGATTTAGTATTGATGGATTACTTGCCTAATGGATTTAGTATTGATGGTTATAAACCATTGTATGTAGTAGGAATGAAAGATTCATTAGCTACTAAGGGATATATGAATTCATCAGACACTAATACTGGTGGTTGAAATTCTTCTAAACGTAGAGGATGATGTAATCAAGCATTTAAAACTGCTATTGATTCTGTATTATCTGGAATTTTTAAACAGTTTAGTTGACAAACTGGTATTGGTGGAGGGGCATCTTCTGGATTGCAGAATGCTTGTAGTGATTATTTTGGGTTAACGCCAGAAAAATGTATATTTGGTTCTAGGAGTTATTCTATTACCGATGAAGCGAACTTATTTAATCAATGAGAATATTATACTACTTCATCAAATAGGATTAAAAAATTAGGTAAAACTGGTTCCACTACCAGTTGGTGAGAGTGTTCTCCTTCTTCAGGGAACTCCGACCGTTTCTGTTATGTCGACTACAACGGTTCCGCCTACGGTTACATTGCGAGCGGTGCTAGTGGCTTAGCGCCTTTCGGCTGTATCGGCAAATCTACTACGATTGCTCCAAAATCATTCGCAAGTGCTACTGACGCAGAAATCACTGCGATGGTCGCCGCCCATGACGCTGGCCAAATCGATTTAACAGAAATTTGAAGCGTTGGTGACCAACGTACAGTTCAACTTTCTGCTATGACAGCTACTGGCGTTGGAGAATCGCATGTAGCACAAAGTCAGACATTGGTGTTGATGGATTCTACATGTGATGGATTTACGATTACAGGAACGAATAAGAAACCAACTTTTATTGTTGGATTGAAGAATTTTTTAGCGAAGGGAACTAGTGAAGAATATGGATATATGAATTCAACCGATACTAATACTGGAGGATGAAATTCTTGCGCTAGAAGAACTTGGTGTAATAATGTGTTTAAAAATGCTTTACCAAGTGCATTATTACCAGCATTTAAACAATTTACTTGGCAAATAGGTAGAGGTGGAGGAGCTACTTCTGGATTAATATCTTCTGATGATTATTTTGCTTTACCTCCGGGAAAAGCAATATTTGGTAGTACAACCCATTATGCTCAAACTGATGAAGATAATTTATTTAATCAATGAGAATATTATACTACTAGTGCTAATAGAAAAAAATATCCAGGAGACAGTAGTACTTCCGCTGACTATTGGTGAGAGTGTTCTCCTTGTTCAGGGGACTCCTACGGTTTCTGTTATGTCGCCTACACCGGTGGCGCCGACTATTACTATGCGAGCGATACTAGTGGCTTAGCGCCTTTCGGCTGTATCTAAAATCTACTAAATCTACTTATACGTAGAAAATAAATTCGTTATAACTTATTAAAAAGCAATATAAATCTAAATTATGACTGTACCTACATATAAAAGATCTGTTTCTCCAGCCCAATTTATAGAAGAAACACGACAATTAAATATACGATTAGGACAAATTATTATGAATTATCCTACAAAATATAGACAAAATTATGGTGATTTTTTAATTAAATCAGCTTTAAAGGCATTACAATTACTTCAAAGCGCTAATAAAATATTTATAACTAAAGAATTACCAAAAGAATTAAAATTAATACGTTATAAAAAAATCATAGAAGCAGAGGGGATAATAGAGAATATTTCCTCTAGCTTTTCAATTTATGCAGGCCTTCTATCTAATAAAGATGGAATTAATAGAGAGAAATTAGCTAATCAAGAAGTAGAAATAGGAACACAATGTTTTAATATTATAAATCTTCTCGATGGCTTACAAAAAAGTGATAAAAAATATCACTAAAGGTTATTTACTGCTAAATCGCTAGCGTTTGGTGAGAGTGTTCTCCTTGTTCAGGGTACTCCTACGATTTCTGTTATGTCACCTACAACGGTGACGCCTACACTATCAGTGCGAGCTATACTAGTGGCTTAGCGCCTTTCGGATGTAAAATGTAGGTAGAAGAGTAGTATATATGAAATTATACCATTAAAAATAATTAAAAATATTTTTATATTTTACAGGAGTGAATAAACCCAGTATTTATACTAAATTAGATTCATGATTTATATTGCTTTAACGTCAATTATAAATATACACATGATGACTCAACCAACTTTTGAAGAAGTATTTACTCCATCTCATTTAATGGAGGCCGCGCATAAATGTTGTAATAACGTTAGATGAAAACGTTCTACACAATTATTTGAATTAAATCAATCTATTGAAATTGCTAAACTATATAAAGAATTAATGAATGGAACATATATTTCTAAAGGATTTAATAAATTTAGTATTATTGAAAGAGGTAAAAAACGTAATATTCAAGCAGTTCATATTACTGAACGAGTTGTTCAAAAATGTTTATGTACTTATTTTTTAAGACCTCTATTAGAACCAAAATTAATTATTGCAAATGCAGCTAGTTTACCTGGAAAAGGAACTGATTATAGTATTAATAGATTAAAAAAAGATTTAATTTCACATTATAGAAAATATGGAAGAGAAGGCGGTATTTTATTATTAGATTATAAAGATTTTTTTAATTCTATTCCTCATATAAAAATTTTAAATATGTTAAAATATATGATAGAAGATGAAAAAATTTTTGATTTAACTTCTAATTTTGTAACTGCTTTTAAAGGAGAGAAAGGATTAGGATTAGGTAGTGAAGTATCACAAATGTTAGCCATTTATTATCCTAATATTATAGATCATTATATTAAAGAACATTTATATATTAAAGGATATGGTAGATATATGGATGATAGTTATTTAATACATCAAGATTTAAATTATTTAAAATATTGTTACAAAAAAATTTATAATTTAAATCAAGATTTACAATTATCAATGCATAAATGTAAAATAGTTAAATTTAATCAATATTTTACTTTTTTAAAGAAAAAGTTTTTTATAACCAAAACAGGAAAAATTATTATAAATATAAAACGTCAAAATATTACACATCATAGAAATAAATTAAAAAAATTATATAAAAAAAGAGTAAATCCTATTCATTCCCATCAAGCGTGAAAAGGATATGCTTTAAATTACAATAGTTACAATACTGTACAAAAAATGGATTTATTATATAATAATCTATTTACAGAGGAGGGAAAAAATGACTAACGACGATAGATATGAAGTTATGAAAATGATTAAACAAGCAAAAGACGAACTTCGTAGAGAATTTTGAGATGAATCAAATAAAAATTGGGCTGATAAAGCCGAAACTAAAGAAAATGTTAATGATAATACTGATGCTATACTCGAACTCGCAGAAATAGTAGGAGGTAATTAATAATGGCTAGTGCAATAGTAAAACTTTATGTAAAAAAAATAACGAGTGGTGCAATTAATGAAACAACAGGTCTTCCATGGACTATTGAAGATGTACCAGAAAGATGGCGTGAAGAAGTTCGTAAAGAATTAGAAAATAGATAATAAATAAGAGAATACATTTTATATGTATTCTCTTTTTCTTTTTGTAAAATTTGACTTCTTCTAAAAAATCTAGTATAATAAATATATAAAATCAAAGGAGGAATCTATGAATATCCAATTAACAAAAGTAATAAACTTTAATGAATTTCTTACAAAAATACAATCATACGAAATGTCTATTTCTCTCGCTTATAAAATCTATTCAATGGCAGAAGAAATAGATAAAGAAAATAAATTTTATTATGAAAAATTACAAAAAATCATAAGCGAATATGCTAAAAAAGATGACGAAGGTGAGTATCAAATGTCCGAAGACGGAACTCAAATTCTAATCAAAGAAGAATGTATTGAACAATGCAACAAAGAAATGGAAGAATTAAATACTTGTGAAGTAGAATTAAATATCCAAAAATTACAACTCAAAGAATTAGAAGCCATACCAGAATTAAAATTAACTCTCGCAGAACTCGCAAGTATTAAAGACTTTATCGAAGAATAAAAAAAGAACTCTTTTAATAAGAGTTCTTTTTTTTATTCTCATTCTACTATTTCTGGAACAGATAGAACTGATTCACTCATATATTTTCCAATACCAATAGCATCTGCGACATCTTCATTTACACTTATATCATATCACTGTTTAATTAAATATTGAGTACTTCGTTTTTTATCCACCCTTGTATTATGAGTAACAATATAATCACCTACAAGAAATAAATGTTCTGGATTATCAACTAAAAAACAAGTCATTTCTTCTTGATAATTTAAATATTCTATATTAATAATAGGATTATATTTAAATTTATAATTATTTATTAAATTATTTTTTTTATAATCTATAGTTACTAATTCTTTTTTTATATTTGGATTTCCATATAATGATACAATATATGATATTTGTTTCCCAAATCCTCTTGGCTGTACTAATTGTATATTACTACTTAATCCTAAACTAAAAACTATTTCTTGCACTTGATAGGCTAATGTTTTACTAATAGTAGTAAAACGCATTCTTCCACCACTCGTACTTCCATCAGTATCAATTAAACCTTGTAATATCTGTATTCTATCTTCTATACTACTAGTTAAATACATTTGAGGTATAAATTTATTTTGAGAATTAGTATTTATTAATTCAGGAAATTCAGATAAAAAATCTTTTATTTGTACATTTTTATGACCATATTTTTTTATTATTTTTTTATCTTTATAAGAAAAATAATAAGTATAATTTAGATTACCAGATTTTTTAATATCTCAATTCATTATAGAAGCAATTTTTTTAGGAAGAAAATCGTTTTTACTACTGAATTGTAATACTCGATTTTTATCTTTTCCTAATCTAAAACTACCATCTCCAAGCATACATCCTAATATATATGGTAATATAGGTAATTCTTTTTTAGTATACTCAACTGGATAACAATAAGGAACTAATATTTTGTATTCTTTTCTAGAAGATTTAATTCCTATATTTATTATTTCTTCACAAGTTTTAGTTTTAAATTGTCTATTTTTTTTTGCTAGTTCTCTTTGTCTTAAAGTATTAAAACTTCATAAATGATCTTTACTACAATATATAAAACGTCCATCTTTAAAAGTAATTTTTACTACATCTAATTTACCCTGCGGATAAACAGCTAGTACTTTTGTTGGTTTACCTAAAGCGTCAAATAGTATATCATTAGTAGTAATTTCTCCTACAGTTTTTCATCCATTAATAGTAGGTATTTTTGTTGAATTTGTAATACTTCTTCCTTTAACTCCACAATGATGTCTTCATGTATTCGTAGGACATATACTATATTTATATCCCAAATCGTAGCATAATTCTAGTAGAATACCTTGTAGGCGCGCGAGCTTCTCAAACGTAGTAACACCAAACGACTGTTGATACTGTATACCTTCAATACCAATATAATCTGGTTTCCATGCATCAAGCATCGATATCAATCATACTTTTACTTCATGGTCGCGCGCAACATCATCAGCTAATTGCGTTTCAAAAGTTCCATAAGTAATTAATTCATCATTATCAAAAACAGAGTATCCTGTTATTTTAGTAGATTGATCGAGCGCAAGTATTCGTTTTGCGCCCGACTTCTTTTTCCTAATTTTTGTATTGATATCTTTATACTGATTTGATGCACAAACAGGACACTCGCGCCGAGTACGTATTTTACCTCATGTAGAATATACTCGATGTCCTTCTTCACACACAAATACTAAAGGTTCATTTAAATTTTTATATGTTTCACTAATACACTTTCAACCATATTCTTTTAATTCTTCGTTTATTGTATCTATTGAATATTTAGCCATTAGAATTGTCCTGACGAACCGAATCCGCCACCCCTATCTCCTTCGATTTCTCCAATATTTTCTACTTCTAACCAATTGACACTTGGTACTTCGACTAAACGCATCTGCGCAATACGCTGCCCTTTTTCAATAGTATATGGTTTTCCGTGTTCGATTGATTTTACTACAATCTTTCCACTTTCTAAAAAGTCATATTGTATATCTTGAATTGGATGTTCGATATTTTCTACAATAATACCAATTTCATCTCTATATCCAGAATCAATAAGTCCTGGTGTATTAGCAATACGAAGTTTTGTTTTTACTGATTGTCCACTGCGCGGCTGAATAAGTAAAGCATATCCTTTTGGAATCGCAGTTTTAATTCCTGTTGGAATAATTTTAGTTTCTCCTGGAAGTATTTCTACTGTTTCAGTAGCATATAAATCCATTGCGGCGTCACCGTCGTGCGCATATGAAGGAAGTTGGATTTCTTCACTAGTTTTTTCTATTGGAATAGTAATAATTGCTTTTGCTGTTCCATCGGCTTCAAGAAAAGTATTAGTAATAATAGTCATCATTCTTTTTAAGAAATCTACTTTATTTTGTGGCATTTCATCGCTTAAATTATTATCAATTTCTTCTAATACTTCTTTTTGTAACTGCGCAAAATCTTGAGTTGTTTTTCCCATTTCTCTCATTGTTTGCTGAAGAAGAATTCTATCTGCTGGAGTATTCATAGCTTTTTCTAATTCTTCTAAAAAGAAAGGGGCGAGAATATTAAATTCATTATCTGGCATAGAAAGAATTGCGCCAATTGATTCCATTCCAAATTGGTCATCTCCTTCCATAGTGCTAAAAATATCCATTATTTCATCAAGTTTTGTTTCTTCTACTTTTTCTTCTAAATGTTCATCTATATTAATAATATCACTCATTATTTATTTCCTCCGCATTTACATTCAGTATTTGAATGAGCTGTTGTTGTTACACTAGGATAATCTACGTAGTGAGTATATGACGGACTGGTAATAGTATAATCTTTAGTAGTTTTAATAGGAGAATTCCATTTAATTGGAATATCTAATGTTCTTCTGCCATCGTTATATCCACCTTCATATACTTCATTAAGAATAGCTTCAAATTCTTCTTGTGAGAAATGAACTTCGCCATATTCATCTGCATAAAATACTTTAAACATTATTCGTCTTCCTCCCAAATATCATTATGAATTTCTACACACTTACAAAGCCAGGCCTCTCCCACTATTTCTCCTTTTCTTTTTTTCGATTTATAAGTATAGCCAGCCGCGCCAACCATATATCCTTCTTCGTTTGCGCGAGTTCTAAAAGTTTCGCAAAAGTCTTTTGCTTCTTCTTCGCTATAAGCTCTTGATTCAATTGTTCTCTTAATCAGTTTCATTTTATTCTCCTTTATAAATTTTTCTAAATTTTTCTTTGTTCCATCCGAATATATTATCTAATACATATAAAGTACACTCTTGTACTGCATCTATTTCTTCTTTAGTCATATATGGAAAACACCAGTTTTCTTCTGTTCTATGCCATTTATCTATCCAATCTTCTTGTCCTTCTTCATATTCTAAATATCTATTTAGTAAATTTTCAAAAGCGTGTTCTACTGGACTCATTCTTTTTTCTCCAAACAAATTAATTCTTCTGCATAAGGTAATTCTCTAATTTTAAGACAAAATTCATACCATTCTTGAAGTTTATGTTGCTTGCGCGCGAAGTAGATATTTCTCAACGTCTGATAATTAGCAGTCCAAGTTCTCATTTGATTAAATGATTCTGGAAGCAATTGTATCATCGCGCGCCAATAACGTTTATCTCCTGTGTTTAAATATAATTGTCTTAATTGTTCCAAATCACTTATTATCATATCCATAAATACATTTGGACTTCCGGTTGGATCGATTAATTCTAAATCGCCATATCCATCCCAACTAAACATATCTTTTGTAATTGGTTTTTTTGTTAGTGTATGCATTGTACTTGTACTATTTGCAACTGTCGCTACTTTATACGTAGACATCTCTTTCCAAAAGTACAAACTGCTAGTGATATCCATAGTCACAAATATTTGACGCATAAATTTCGAATGGTCAGTACCGGCGCTAATAAGTTTCTGCGCCAGTACCATATCCTTTTCACCTATATTTTCTCCATCACTATCAGAGAATCTCCAGCTATCATATGGATTTCTCATTCCTCTAATAGCGCCTTCTATATTAAATACTTTTATATTATCTATTTGAATCATTCTGTGCCGCCTCCTTGCCTTCTAAATATCCAGTCATATGTTCATCTTGTAGTGTTTTTTGAATATTAGACCAAATAGAAGGAAAGCAACTTGCGCAAATATATTCAAAACTTACGTCCATATCGTTTACGCCTACATCGCGTCTTAATTTTTTAATTACTTTCTCAAAATGGGAAAGTTTTGTGCTATCTATTTTCTTATCCATATTAATCACATTTACTCCATCCACAAGATTTACATATATTACATCCGCCTTCAAAAATTAATGGCGCTCCACAACTTGGACATTTTGGTTCCCATACTTTTTCATCATATACTACGGGATTTATTTTATACTTTATATCTTCTGAAAGTTTTATTGACTTTTCTGATTTAGTAAAATTTTCTTTTGGTTTTAATTCTTTACCTTGAAAATCTTCCCACATTTCTTTAATTGCATATCCAATAGCCATTGGACAACAAGAGCCTTTACTTGTATCTTTTTGTATTGCCGCACGTCTTGCATATGATGGACAAATTCCAGTTGACATAAGTTGGTCATATATATCTGTTACTGATATACCACCTCGCGCAGATAACGACATCATTCTTGAAAGTGCAATCATAAAATTGTTACAACCACCAGTAGAACCTTTACTAAGATATAATTCTACCAAATCGCTACTATCTGCATCAAAAAAAGCAGTACAGTGAAGGGAACCGCATCCTGTCATAAGTTTACGCTTTAAACCAATAACATTATCGTGTGCTGATTTGATTTCTCCTCTCTTAAATATATGAGTTTCACCAGAAATCATTTCGGTATATTCTTCTGTTTCTTCGGAATCTGCTACTAATATTGCCGCTCTCTTACATCCTGAACGGAAAATAGTAATTCCTTTCAATCCTTTTTCCCAAGCATACAAATATAAGTCGTATATTTCTTCAAGAGTAATTTCTTTTGGAAGATTAATAGTTGAACTGATAGCTGTATCTACGTGTCTTTGCATTATAGCTTGGATATCAATTCTATCTTTCCATTTTAAATCTGAAGAACAGACAAAAAAGTCAGGAAGTTCGAAATCTGCATCAGCATCTAATCCTAATATACTCTTATAATCAGTAATAGCTTTACTTTCTATATTATAACTATCTTTAAGGTTATCTGTATTTCTTGTATAGTATAAACTAAACTCCGGTTCACATCCTCCAGTTACACCAAGCATCGTTCCTATCGAACCAGTCGGCGCGATACTAAGTAAGCTACAATTTCTTAATTTTCTATGTTTTAAATGTTTGATTTCCTCAGGAGTAAAATTGTCTTCAATAATCTTACTATCCCATATTGATGGATTGAATCCAGGAAATGCTCCTCTTTTTTCTGCTAAATCAGTATCATAAATTACTGCTGTTCTAAACATAAAGTCAAATAACATTTCTGTAAACTCTTTAGCTTCTTTAGAACCGTATGTTATTCCTAATTTAAATAACATATTAGCATATCCCATTACTCCAAGTCCAATATTTCTATACATCTTAGATGCTTTTTTCTGTTCTTTTAAAGCGTGTCTTTCAAGATTTTCATCTATAATTGTATCAAGACCTTCTATTGCTATTTCTATTGCTTTTTCAAAAGAAGGGAAATCAAATTTAGCATCTGGTTGATATGGATTAATTACGAATTCATTTAAGTTTAAACTACCAAGATTGCAACATCCATTTTTCATTAATGGTTGTTCGCCGCCGATACCACACTTAGTTTCCTAAGCCGCATTGCTGCGTTGTAGTCTGGACTATATCTTCCTTTATTCTATCGAAGAATAAAGGGTGCGCACTTATTTTGATAAAAATATTATTATATGTTTCTGAAACAAATCCTCGTTTTTGCAACCCTTTTCCTCTATATCCTAAATCCATTTTATATAATAGAGAAGGAAAATAATCATAAAAGTAAGTATAAATTAGAGATATTAATTGTTGTCCATCTTTAACAGATATTTGTATTCTGTATTGATTATTACGACATCGATTAATTATTTTTGTTTCAAAATGTTTGGTTATTTCTAATTCTTGTTTTATTTTCAAATGTTCTTCATAAGTAAAATTATCAGTACAAAATTGTATTCTACGATTTTTTGCTCCTCCGTCAGTTCCAAGCCCTTTTTGAACTAATACGGTGGTTCCATCATCAGCATACCACATAGCGTATCCTAAATTAGTTAGTTTTTTAACTGTATTTAATGGGTAAATTTTTTTTCCATTATGATAAAATAGTTTTTCTAATTTATTAATATATGGATGCGGCCCTGCTATTAATTTATATGCTTTTTTATGATGAACACCTTTTTTATCGGTATATTCTGGTTCTTCATTAATATAAACCGCGCAATTAGGTAAATAACGTTTGATAAAATTAGCTTTAAAATCTATTAAATCTTTGGATATTTGATGAGAACAAAAACGATGATTGTGTATGTCTCCATCTCCCAATAAACACCCATAAAAAAAACTTCTTACTTCTGTATGATTAATTTTCATATTATTTTCGTTATACTATAGTATAACGCCTCCTTTTTTATCAAATTAGTCTCTGAACGTTTTTCCTTTTCAGGAAACTTCGCTGCTGATTGCCCAATTTTTATATTTTTTAAACATTCAAGCTTATTCTTACGAATTACTTTGTAGTATATAAAACTTAAGGGGTTTCCAGCAATTCACGCACTTTTACATCCGCACTTAATTTACGGATTAGTAGTTTCAACTACATAATCTTTTACGTGTTCCATTAAATTATAATTTCTTAATTTATTTGTAAATAAACATCCTGGTTCTCCATAATCATATGCAGATTCAATCATTAATTCATATAATTTTCTAGGACAAATCTCATATTCAATAGTATGTCCTTCATATTCCCTACAAATTGTATAAGTATCATAGGTATCATTTTTTAATGAGTTTCTAATTTTAAACATAAAATCATTATCTATTTCAAGTGAAAAATTAGCTGCATTAAATTCTTCCAAATCAGTTTTCGCTGTAATAAACATTGATGCTTCTTTGTGAGTAATATCTAATGACATCATTAATGCACCTTTTCGCGCCCCTCCTTGAGATACTCCTTGAGTAGTAGTATTAAATATTCTCATAAAAGGCAAAATTCCATCTGATACGTAGTCTTCTCCAACTTGTGTGCCAGATGGCCTAATCTTCGTAAGAGATATGCCTTGACCACCTTGCGCTTTATATGTAAGAGCAAGATTCGTATTTGTTTGCATTATATCTTTAAGACTATCTTTTACGTATCCGCTTGAATAACAGTTAAACATTGAGCCTTGTCTATCAGTACCTCTATTTGAGAGCGCACGACCGCCAAATAAGAATTTTCTTTCTTCAATAAGCTGTCTTAATTTTTCATTACCGCCGCTAACTCTATCAAAAAATTCATCAAGCGTTTCGTTATGATACTGATATTTTTCTTTGAATATATCTTGTCCTACTTGATAATCGCCTAACCATTCTTGTAAATTCATTAGTCCTCCTTAATTGAGTAGCAATACTTACATACTCCATCTTCATCATAATCGTGTACACATTCTGCTCTTAATCTATCATTTTCTTCCATTAACGATTGTATTCTTTTATCTAATACAAATCCAGTAGGATCAAACAAACTTTCAATAAGTTCATTATTCATATCTATTTTTGTTTTTATTTGCATTGGTGTTAACATAATTCAAAGTTACCTCCTTTCAGTTTTACCATATGACATTCATAAAAGTCACAAAATAAAGGATAGCATTTTTCTTGTAAGAATTTGAATACTTCTATTCCTTCTTTTTGACTCATTCTTTCATTTTCTGCGGAACTCCAATGTACTTTATAATCTATATCTATATAGAAATATTTTACAAAACTATACATTGAATCAAATGGTTCTAATCGTCTAAAGAATTCTTCATCTGCGTCAAGCGCAAAATGATAATAATGAGTTATTAGACGAAGAACTTGTATCCACATTTTATCTATAAATAAATTTTTATCATATCGAAGTAAAATGCGTTTGCGCTTACTTCGTAAATAAACTAATTGTCTAAAAATTTTAGGTAATCGTTCTATAAATTCTTCTTCTGTTTTACATCCATAAGTAACTAAATATTCAGTTTGATTAATCATAGATGTTCCTAATGTACGCTGATAAAAATATACTAAATCTTCATCTTTCATAAGACCATTATATCTTAAAAAATAAAATTGTCCCATTGGATAAAATTGCGCCCATTTAACAAGAGTTTCTGTATCGTATGTATTCACAGGAAACTTCATACCAACAAATTTTTTAAACTTTTTATTAAAACTATTTTGTAAGTCTAGTATGACTTCGGCGGCCTCTGGTATTTGACCTAAATCATAATCGTGTAAGATTAGAGTTTTGTTGTGTAATCCTTCTACTAATTGAGAAGTATAATTATTCCAAATAGTTTTTCCATCTAGTGATAGACGTAGATGTTGCGCCCGCATCATTTGGTCAAAAATATTTGTCATTTTTCTATTAGTAGAAAAACGATTTCTAACTGATTCATAAATATATCTATCTCCTCTTAATCGCTCTATTTCATCTGGAAGCGGAACGTATTTATCTGCCGAGAAGGCGCGGCCGCCGAATTCGATAGACGAATCAGTTAGACAACTATCAAAAGTACCATCGTAATAATCTTTTCTATATATAATTTTAGAATATCTTTCTAAATCTAATTCAGTTATAAGTTTTACTAATTGTCTTTTATTTTTATAATAAGTAGACAATTTCATCAAATCAAGATTGAATAATACGTGATTATATTTTGCCATATCGGCGTCATATAAACCTATCGTAGCCATTAGATAATTCCTATAAGAAATAATCCAAATAAAACTACTCCTGAACCAAACATTATAGAATAGAACAATTGCGCTCTATCAAAACTAGCTTTATCTGGTGTCTTGAAACTGTCATATTTTTTAAATGAACAGCCGCAGAATAAAATTAATACAATAATTAACCAAACAATAAATAAACCTTTCATATTATTCAATCTCCATTCGTTCTTCTTTTGTTATTATAGTTCCATTTTCTTTTATATCTGTAATAAGTTCAACTAAATGATACGGAGTTCTACTATATTTCTTACCTACGAACATTTCTCCACGTCTTATTCCAGTTACAATAATTTTATTACCTCGCGCGAGCCATCCTTTTTCAAGAACGTGCTTTTTACCATCAGCTCCTTTTTCTGATATTTGTCTATCATACTGATTAAATACCGCACCAAATATTTTCACTGTAACCACTCCTTCAAGAGTTAATAAAGTTACTATTCCTTTATTTTTATCTTTATCAAGAATAGTTCCTGCTATTCTATGAATCTTATATAAAGGAACTTGTTTGCCTTTAATAGGAATATATCTATCAAGTATTGGTTCATCTGGAAGATTAAAGAAGTTTACTACGCCGTGACTCATTAAATCTGCATTTATTAATTCGTGTTCGTGTAGATAACAACTTATAGAGTCCATTTCCCATTTACTTAAACTACCATCACAATATTTATTCCATAAATCATTAAATAGTTTATTATTTATTGATTCTAATAATTCTTCACTATGCTCTTTAACAAAAGGTCTTAAATTATCTTTTACTTTATCATAGTGTTTGTCCCATACAGTTTGCTTAATCTTAAAATCAAAATCGCCTTCTGCTGGATATAATTCATCTATATCATAATTCTCACTAAAAAATCTATAACTATTATCATCTAATAAATAATAATCATCACATTTAAATTTCTTTAAATACTTATTAAAATTAAATATCTTACAATCTAATTCATACTCTTGCGGCATTAGTCCAAAATCAATTAACATCTTCATATTTTGAAGTGTTACTCTTTTCTTTTTCTCACACGCTATATCTATATATTGTGTCATAGATTCCAAGCGGTCGCCGCAGAGTTCGTCAAAAGCACCAGATTTAATTAAGTTTACCATCTGCGGCTTATTGACTTTTACTTTATTCAAAAAATCTTCTACACTATCAAAAGGTCTTTTAGCAATAATATCTTTTACTATGTCTTCTCCTATTCTTGTCATTCCACTTAATCCATATTGTATTACATTATTCTCTACATCAGGAGTAAAAGTGAAGTCTGACTTATTAATATTTGGAGATATAATCTCAATATTTTGTGATGTCATTTTACCTATTGCGGTTGCTATTTTTCCAAAGTTTGTAGTTTTAGCTTTCTTCTTTTTCTTTCCATCTTTCATTACTACAACTTCTGACGGATAGCTATCTACATCTTCTTCATCATAACCATCTACAATATCATCTTCAGAATCATCACTACTAAAATCTTCTATTTCTTTTGATATTGGATTAAGATTTTCTTCAATTTCAACTTCAAGTTCTTCTATTTCATCGCTTTCGCCACCACCGCTATCAGCAATAAGACAAGCACAATTCCAATAAATAATTGGATAACGATAAGCAAGATTTAATTCTTGAAGTCCAATTAATGAATATGCAAGTGTATGTGAGGCATTGAATCCATATCCTCTACTCATTGCAATAAGTACATTCCATACATACTTACATAAATCTTCATTTAATTCTTTTTCTCTAACTGTCTTTATATATTCTTTTGTTAGTTCTTCATATGCGGCTGGATTCTTTTTTGCTATTGACTTACGAAGTTTATCTGCCCAAGTCAGATTGAATCCGCCTAATTCTGGAAGTTGTACTAATTGCATAAACTGCTCTTGGGAGATACACAAACCATATGAAAGATTCAATACTGGCTCTAATATATCTTTTGCATCTTTGCCCAACCCATACTGCGCGAGTTCTGCATCCCAACATCTTTTATCAATTTTAAATCTTGCTAATTTTTGAAGAGGAATCTCTGCTCCTTTCTCTTGCGCCATCAATCTAATTACTGAGTTCAAAATTGCAAGTTCGTCTACTGATGTTGGCTTTAATGCTGCAATACCTTGGATACCACTTTGTTGTTCCATTTGAAACAAATTCATTACTTCGTGATTCCAACACATATGCCACATATCTTCTGCATCTCTTTCAAGATTATATATACCAATTGTATTCTCATACATCTCTTTTAAAGTATCACCTTCAATTCTCTCATCTTTCTTCAATAAATCCAAACAATTATGGATTCTATCAAGAGCTTCTACTGAAAGAATATCATACTTAATAAGAGAAGCATCTTCACAATCGTGTAAGTCAAATTGTGTTATAATTTCTCCTTTTGGAGAACGCATCAATCCTGTTGTGTTAGGAAACGGTTCATCTACAAATATTACTCCACCTGCGTGAACTCCAACACGACATATTAATCCTTCTATTGCTTGTGCCACTTCCCATAAATCTGGATAGTTTTCGGTCATTTCGTGCTGGAATGATTTATTCGGCGCGAATCCATTTTCTTCATCACCATAAAATGTTTGATGAAGCGTTCTTATTTGTCCTCTATCAGATACAATCATACCGGATAGATATTGAGCTATATCATTATCAATTCCTAATCCTCTTGCCGCAGTTAATATTGCTGCTTTTGATTTTTCAGTACCAAGAGTTAATACATTTGCTACTCTATCCTCTCCATAAATCTTTCTAAAATTATGAAGTACGTCTGCTCTGCGGCCGCCCTCGATATCTACGTCAACATCGAGAACTGATACTCTCTCTGGATTCAAAAACCTCCAGCGATACGTTTTCGTCTTTTCTCTCAAAGGATTAATTTGAGTTATTCCTAATATATATAAAAGAATAAATCCTACTCCGGAACCACGACCGCATCCTACGAGTGTTCCACTATCCCAACAAGCATCAATTATATTCTGTAAATTAAGAAAATATGCTGACCATCTTGAACCATTTACTTCTGATGATATCCAAGTATCTTCAAGACAAGCATTTATTTCATTATATGTTTCTTGATTATCAAATTCTTCATCATCTTTAATTCTATCAATAATTATTTCTGCCAATCTTTTATCTTCTTCATAATCTGATAGATAAAAGTCCAAAAGTTTAGGAATATTCTTAAACCATTTATCTTTTTCTGATGTTGATATATATGATGCTTCTTTCCAATTAAGACGAGGAATATTCAGCGGTTTCATTAATGAAAAATCTTCGCACATATCTTTTATTCTAACAATATTCTGATAAGATTTTTCTATCCATTCAGCTCCGACTACATCATCCATATATTTATGAACTTCTTCATCAGTCATTAAATAAGTGGTCTTATAAAATGAATCTACCTCTCTATCTCCTTCTTTTGAATTGAGATATGCTTTATGTATCTTTCTATTCTCCGGTCTTAAATAATGAGCATCATTTGTTATAGTTGTCGGAAGATTTAATTCTTCTGCCAGTTCTATAATTTTTTTATTTACATAAATTTGTTCTTTATCATTTGAAGGTTGCATCTCTAAAAAGAAATTACCATCTCCAAATAATTGACTCATTTGCTGACACCAATATTTAATTTTCTCAAATAATTTTTCGTCTTTTGTTTCTTTATAACGAAGAAGTTGAGTACCTAGCGCGCCACCTAAACAAGCAGTGCATCCAATTACGTGTCCTGGATTCGCGCCAATAACGTCAAATAAATCGCTATAATATGTTGGAACTCTTTGCATACGTCTTTCAGTGAATGCTCGCATCCACGCGCGAGTTGAAAGCTCTCTTATTTGACGATGTCCTTCAGCGTCTTTTGCATAGATGCAGAAATGAAAGTATCTATCTACTTCTTTATTAAAATTTTTAGCATTTAATCCATTTCGACATAAATAAATTTCATTTCCTAAAATTAATTTAAATTCTGGATTCTTTTTTTTAATTTTTTTATAATATTTTTCTGCTCTTAATGAAGATGCTATTGTTTCATGTTCAGATATTCCTACAATAGTATGTCCAAGTTCTATTGCTTTATCTATTAATGTGTCTACTTTATTGATGCTGTCTCTGAGACGGAAGTTAGACCTCAAGAGAAGTCCGTGTGATTATGCAAACTACCCGGATACTTCATTAGGCCTCACCCCCTTCTAAAATATTTTCAAGAAATAAATCACTTTTAGTATTAGTTTTAATTTTAAATTCCTCCCACTCTGTCCAAGTCATATCTCGTTTTGCCAAATTTTCAAATACAGTAAGAACTTGTAAATTATCAATTTTACTAGTACCTCCTTTTGATTTAGGTATTATATGGTCTAATGATGGTTTTGCTAAATCATAAAAAGTACTTGATAAATTATTATTTTTTTGCCAAAAATTATATATTAAATTAAATTGCTTATCATTATATAATTGTTTTAATGCTTTTTTATATTCATTAATATCACATTCTAAATTATAATAATCATTAGCAGTTCTAATTAATATTTTATGTATATATAAAAATTTTTCAAAATCATCTTTAAATTCTTCTAAAAAATCTTCATCTAAATTATCTCTACTAGATGCTAAAAATGCTCTCATTTTTCTATTACAACCACAAGTTAATTGATTATAATTGCCATTATCTGATAAATAAGTAAATCTAACTTGTACATTCTTTTTCCCACATCTTAAACAATCACAATACATTATAGTTCCTTTATAATTTTTATCAATTCTTTCATTTTTAGGAACAATTCCTGTAATATATAATTGTCCTTTTGTTAATCCTATATAATCTTTTGGTTGTTGTTTTTGACTTTTTAATTTTTTAATATATTCTTCGCTATTAATATATGTTTTAAATTCATCAAAATTATAATCATATTTATTATTAGTATTAATAATAGCAGTAACTTTTCCATCTTTAATCCATTTCGACATAGTACTACGTGGAAAATCTTTTGCATAAATACTTTTATAATAATCATTAATTTCTTTCCAAGTTGCCATAATTCACCTCATATTAACACAATCTTATTTCCTCTATCTATTAATAAGTAGTTTTTTATGAATAATGATTATATTAATTTCATTTTTATTCTATATATATTATACAAAAAATTTTTTTTCTTGTCAAATTTAGATTAAAAAGAGTAGATATACTACTCTTTATCTGTTTCTACTATTACGTGTAATAAATTGCAAGTTTTAGTTGTACATTCTTTCACTTTTTCATCAAAAATTACAGAATGTTCTTGTACTTCGCAAGCAGCACATTCTTCTTTTATGCAAGGCATAAATTCTTCTGTTGACATAACTGGCGCGGGATGACCTTGACCAAATATTCTATTTTCATAATATACTTTTTTTCTAAAAGGACAGTTTACCATATTTATCTCCTAAAATACTAATAAATCATTAACTAATTCATAACTATCTATAAATATCTGCGGCGTCACTCGACCTCCCCATTCGTTAAGATTAGCTCTACCAATAACTTCTAAATTCATTTCATCTTTTCCAGTTAATTCTTCAATCATATCTTTTGCGTGAAATTTCATATATGCTATTCCACCATATGTAATCTTTAATGTATCTTTTCTTGCGCCCATTATTTGAATATTAGTCTGATTTACTTTGATATTCTTTACATAAATCATTGGCTCTGGAACATTAGTTCCCCAAATTCCTTTATAGTTATCTACATCTTTAATTAAATCTTCTAAATCATCGTCTGCGGCGTTTCGTATAAAATGTACGTCATATACTGATTCATTAAAGTCCATATCTTTGAGTATTTCATTAGCATAATTATGAAGTGAATCTAAATTATCATCTTTAATTGATATGCCTGCTGCGTTATCATGCGTGATTCTTATAGTTTCCTATAAGCCTGACTATTTTTTACTCCTATAAAGGAGAACACCCATTTCAAACTGCGTACCAATAGCAGTCTTACTCTTCAAAATGAAGATAGTCGATACAGGTTTCTTGACTTAATATATTATAATTATATTCTTTGTTATTTCTAATTGGATATTTTAGACGTTCATCAAAATGATTTTGTCCTTGATTAATCATTTTTGCACTACTGCGTCCCCATCCAACTAATGCGCCTAATTGATTTAATGGAATATCTGAAGAGCAACATTTCCATTGAATATATAAGGCTTTGTAATTATCTAAAACTTTTTCTTGAGGACGCAATGGATATATCAAATTATCTTGTCTCCATGATGTTCCCTCATTAATGTGTCTAATAATATCATGTGTAATTTTATTATTATGTATAATTGTTTTTCTTGGTATTTTCCAATCTAACAATTGCTTAATAATATTATTTGCTATATCAGAAGAAATTTTAGATGCTGGGTTTAGTTCTCCATTATAGTGTGGCGGCTCTTCTCCGCCTTGTGCAATATTATATCCATATGGAACCAAGCTATTATATAATTGGATAAATTCTTTTTCTTTTTCATTATAGTCCTCATACCAACCTAATATTTCAAATGAAAAATTTTGTTTTCCATATTTTACTAATGCTTTATGAATTAATGATTGGTATTTTTCGTTTTTAACAAGATGTTGTTGAAAACGTTTACTTGGATCAATAGATTGTCCTATATAAATTTTATGATTTATAAGATTTTCAATTTTATAAATTGCTTTTTTCATATTTCCTCTTTTCCGTTAAGATTATTATTAAGTCAAGTTTCCCACGAGATTACCATATCTATGTAGACTTAGGTTTCCTCGTTAGCCACAATTGTGACCCCACTGGTTAGTGGAAAAGGTGTTATGGGCCATGGTCTTAACCCTGAACATATTCACATAATTTACTATCCGTCAGTAATTGTTTAAAGGAAAATAATCCACTATTATTGAGTCCACGAATACTTCCTCTATCAAATCCTTCTCCATTTAATCTTGCTACAATAGTTGGCTTTTTATACTTTGCCGCGAGCTTCATAGCAATTAATCCATTTAATACAGGAGGAAAATCTTCTTCATCAAGTCTTACAAAAAGAATTTTATTTTCAAGCAAATCATATTTAAATATTTTTACTTCGAGTTCTTCTACTGCTTTATCCATCGCTTTATTTTGATGCGCGCGAGCATTAGTACATTCTCTCGCTGATTCAATAGCAAGAAGTTCATCTGTTCCTTTTGCGCCACGCTTATTACTTGGGACAATTCTTTTTCCATCTATAAAAGCACCAAAAAGTCTTTCTTTTTCTTCCATTGTACCTACACGAATCATTGCATTAATTAGCGGAACGATATAAAATGCTACGCTGATTGGATTTACTTCGCCGCCCATTGAATATGACTGCTTTTCAATAAGTGATTTAAAAAAGAAATTTGATACATTTTCAAAACCTTTTTTAATAATATATCTATTTTCAATATTTAAAAGACTTCCCATATCGCCATCTATACCGAGGGCTGCCAAGTCGATAAAATCATCAGCATGAGTACATCCGTATGTTTTATCTATATATCTGCAAAATTGATATACAATTCCAGCTCCAGTTAAGTCTTTATTTTTATATTTTTCGCTTAATTGATTATTAATTATATAAGTATTATCACTAATTGGAACATCTGTTAAATGATGGTCTAATACTAAACAAGGAATATGTAATTTTTTTAATCTTTCATGATAATCATAATCATTACTACTTGAGTCTGGACATATTACTAATCCGTAATCTGAATGTTCTTCTATCCAATCAATATGGTCTTCAAGACCGTGTTGTTTTCCTTCGTGTAATCTATAATCAATTTCTATTGAAGGATATAATTTTTTTAGATATAAATATATAATCGCTGCTGATGTAAATCCATCCACATCGCTATCAACAATAAGCAATAATTTTTCATTATTTTCGCATTTATATACTAATAATTCTGCGCCACCTTGTATATTATCTAAATCAGCAGGATCTTGTATATCTGATGGTAATGGATTTAGATATTGATTAATATTATCTATACCATAACTATGTAGTAGATTTTCTATATAATTTTCTGTAAAATTTTCATTAACTAAATGTGCTTTCATTTTTACCTCACTCGTACTCGTTTGTCTAATAACTGTTTAAATGCTAACTCTCCTCTATCAAAAGGTGATTCTTTCATATCTAATATATTTTCTCTATCATATATAAAACTTATATTTGTATAATTCTTATATTTAGAACACATATTCCATAATTTATTGAAATATATATCTTCTCCTGGATTTTCTTCTTTATCAAAGCAAATTACTATTTCCTCTGGTTGACAATATTGTAATAGTAGTTTAATTTGATATATATTTATTTGACTTCCGCACACGGCGGCCGTTATATTCGGAAAACTAAACGATTCTGCTTGGAGTACAGACTTTTCTCCTTCCGCAAGAAAACACGTTTTATACCAAAACATATTCTCCCAATTTTTATTTAATCCATATAAGTTTAGTGATAGTTTATGTTTATATGTTATATCCTCTACTTTTATTGGCGCATATTTTGCATACGCAATATCTGAATCATTTAGCGCGCGACCTCTAATTCCTACTAATCTATCATTCATATCATAATGAGGAATAACTATTTTATTCTGTGATATAGAATAAAGTATATTAAACTTATCCATAGCATCTTTTGATATATTATCATTTAACCATTCCGGTGGATAATACTTAATAAAAGTATCAAGTACATTCTCCGAATATGCCGCTAAATCTATGGTCGGCCGCCTACGATATTTATCACTAACTCTTTTATAGCGTTCTAACTGTTCTAAATCATTACAATAATTAGAACAATTTTGTGCTACTTTTAATACATCTTTCGCCCAATTAAAATTATAATTTCTAGTATTATAATAGTTCTCTAAAAATTTAAATATTGACATTCCTGAGCAAGAAGTAAAACAATAGAAGAAATGATTATCTTTATAATAATATAACTTCATACTTGCTTCTTCTGCTTTATCATTGTGACATATAGTTGGAAAGATTATACAATTATCACGCTCTTCGTGACGGTCGGCGCCGAGTTTATACATCAACTGTATAATATCTTCGTCTCTCAAATTATTTACTATTTCTTCATAATTAATACTCAATTATTTCACCTGTTATAATATCAACCTTTCTATTATTTAATTTCTCTAATAATAATTCAATATCTGATTTTTCATCATCATCCCAAGTTTGAACTACAATATCAGGATGTTCAAAAAATTCTTCAATCGGTTCCATTCTATTATCGGTTAAGAATAAATCTTCTTTTCTCAAAATACCTAAATCCATATTAGACCAAATACGAACCTGCGTCCATTGACCATCACGAACTTTGAACATATCAGTTACCAAATTCGGCTCAATCATATTTATTTTTCCAATATCTTTTAATATTTCGAGTTCTTCTTTTGTAGGTCGCGCCATTACGCAACCATAATCTGCTTTATTAATTGTTGAACGACCACCAGCTAATACAGATTCATTTCTTATATTTGTGTTATCATCTGCTTTTGCATTAACTTGAGTTGAAGTCATCATACATATATCTAATTCCACAGCCAAATCTTTTAATGCTGTTGCAAACATTAATAGTACTTCATCATTTCTTATTGCATATCCTTTAAACTCATTTAATAAACTTGGAGATATAAAGATATAATCGAAGAATACGTATTCTGCGCCGGTCATTATACAATTCTCACGAACTACTGTTTTTACTAGTTCAATAGTTGGATTAGGCATCTTAATCAAAGTTAAATTCTCTTTAAAAATTTCCATAACTTCTCTTGCTTGACGTACTAATTCTTCTTCTTTATCATTCAAATCCCAATATTTAAATCGTGATTCATTAATTCCTGTTAGATACGCAAGAATCATTTTTCTAATTTCTTTAAAGCTCTGTTCAGTTACTATATAAATAACTTTCTCATTATGTCCTGTCGGCTCCCACATCCAAGTCTGTTGATTAAATCTAATCGGAAACGCAAGATAACAACAATCTCCTACTGCATTTCTTGACTTTCCGACACTACTGGCCGCAGAACGAATCGTTAAAGTTCCTTTCTTTGCGCCGCCAATAACTTCGTTAAATATATGTCCTTGAATTGATATACCAACATCTTGTCTTTCTTTTAATCCGTCAAAGAAATCATCTAAATCATCTGCAACAGATTCTACTTCTACTTCTTCTGTTGCTTGATATTTATTTTCCAAATGAATCATTTTCTTACGAATGGCGTCTATAATATCTTTCGCATCTAATGATTCAAACTTTTTGTTAATTTCTATTGCTTCATCAGAGAAATAATCCTCGACATAAAAATCACTTACATCAAATCCATCTTTCTTTAAATCATTTAATAGATTAATCTTCTTCAATCTATTATAATAATAAGGAAAATTCTCTACTTGAACCAATTCTTGAATATCTAACAAATATTCAATTCCGTTTTCTTTTTTAAATATATCTGCGGCAGTCGCATCAGTACTTAAAAAATTCTCTACATCAATAGGAGTTATATTAGTGGCGCCGCCTTGATACAAACCTGATATCGCCATAAATATATAACACTCAAATCTACTTGAGAAATCTGCTATCGTCAAATTATACTTATCAATTTCACTTAAATACTGCGGATGCAACATAATACTGCCTAATACTTGTCTATTTACCGCTTTATCTATCATTAAATTCCATCCTCTCTATCGCCGCGAAGTCAACAGTCTTTCCTTTCTTTTTCTTTTTCTTTTGTACTACTAATTTTTCCCTATCCAAACTCTGCTTAACTTGTTCTTCTATTTGAGCAAGAATATGATCGCCATTACGTTCTCTCTTACACCAATATTCACTACTCTCAACATAAACATAGTCAACTATTCCAATACCACCCTGTGCTTTGGAACGGTCGCCTTTTTGAACAATATAAAAATACCTCAAAGCAAAATAAATACCCTTTGGGGTTCTTCCTTTTTTCTTTAAATTCTTCCATTGACTATTAAATTTTTGGAAGTCTACTTTAATATATAAATCTCTTTGAAGAAATTGATATGCCGCATCCTTCCATAAATCTTCGTCAATATCATTCGTTTTAACATTGTCTTTTTTTGACTGCCAATCGTTATAACATTTTATATGATAATAACGTCTATTTGAAGGCATTATCCATTCAGTTTCGTCTAAACTATTAGTATCAAAATATTCACCACATACTCTACATTTAACTAAGTGTTTTGCCATAAAGCCTCCTTTCTTAATTATATTATAACAAAAAAAGGAAAATTTGTCAAATTTAAAAGACACAATCTAAATATAGATTGTGTCCTTATATTATTTACTAGCTAATTCTCTCATTTCGATTACTACCAGTTCAAGTATTGAAGCCTGGTCTTCAGTAATCTCCGAAAGTTTAATCTGTCTGCCAAAGTTCATTTCTAATTTTTTAAGGATAACGCGAGCCATCTCTTCATCGCCATCTTTTTCTGGATGGACGAGTTTAGTCCAAAGTTCTTTTGCTTCAGTCATTAAAGCGTCATAATTCGGGCCTTCGATTTCCTTTACTTCCACTTTATCAACAACCCGCGCGCCGTGTGATTCGGCTTCATCGATAGCTTTTGAAATAGCCTCAACGAGTTGCTGATATCCAAATTCAATCTTTGGTGCGAGATACTTAAATCTTGAACCAGCAAAGAGAGTTGGAGTTTCTCTTGTATAGAGCCATCTCTTATATTCACCGTCTACATATTCGTTTCCGATGTATCCAATAATATCTACGATACCATTGCATATTTCTGCGGCTCTCTTTGGAAGGTCAGGTGAGATAATTTCAATCTCCTGTCCATCTGCTGTTTTTTCAATTCTTGAAGTGTTGTGAGCAATTAATACTACACCATAACCAAGCTGAGTGATTTTACGAAGAGCTGATTCAAATTCCTTCTTTGATGCGGAATAACCACCCAATTATGTTATCATTAAGTTTTTTATCTTAATTTCTTATACTTGTTATTCGTATAAGTTCAGCATATCTTTTCAACCTCCTCCGAGGGTGTAGAAGTCTCGTGCGATTTTATTTCATTATAATAATTCATTCCAACGATTAAATTTTCGTTGTAAAAATAAGGAATTGGGAGTATATAATATATTATATATTAATTTAGCTTTTTCTCCATAACCATATAATCTATAAAGAGTTAATTGATTAAATCTGGCGTGTCCTACACTTAATTCTAATTTGATATTATAATATTCTAATAAAAATTTTTGTATATCTAATAGAAATTGTTTATTAACTGAATTTAATTCAAATGTAAGACTTGTTGTTTTTTTAACACAACCATCTCCATCAAAAAATCCTCGTATATAATCTATCCAGTATTCTTTATTTAATTTATAAGGAGCATGAAAATCTTCTGAATATGTTTTATTAGGTACTATACCATATTCAGCCATCTTTTTTTTAATTTTAGATGACCAAAAATATAATTTACTTTTATGATTTCCATTGATGCAAGAGTAATATTTTATAGGACGTTCTGAATTTAATTCTACTCTTATTTTTTCCAATATTTCAGCATCTTCTTCTTGTAATTCTAAATCCAATCTATTTTCAGTAGAATGAACATTACCATCAGCCGCCCAAAAACCCAATATATAAGCCATATTAGGAGATTCTGTATCAAAATAATCATCATTTATTAAGAATTTGCGCTTATTGGTCTGTTGTATTTGTCTAATTTCAATATTATTTTTTAATAGAATTCGTTTTATAACACTTTCTGAAACATTGAACTCTTTACGAAGTTTATTTTTACTAATACCTTTATTATAAGAGTCAATTATATATTGTTCTTGCTGTTTTGTAAAGTTCTTCATCCGAAGCACCTCCTTATATTTAATTATAATGTTTAATAATCGTATGCGTTGCACGTGTTAAGGCTTTTAAACCAAAACTTCCGTTCGGGTTGCCATTTCAGGGTTTCCCGTTTTTACTTCTATTTTTTTAAGTAGTTTATACTACAGAGGGGCAGTGGTATAATTTACCCCAAGGAATATCAGCAATCTTCTGAACTGAATTCTGTGAGCAAATAAACTGTTCACATAAATCCCAAGCAATAGTGATAGTATCAATGATAATTGTTTCGTACATCTCTTTTGCTTCTGGTTTTTCTAACTGACGCAGAATTAATTTGAAATCACTCCAACGAGTAATGTCTGCGGCGCGAACTCCGCCAATAGCATTATATCCTTTCTCGAACGCACAAAGAAGTGAGTTCGGGAAAGAAGTTGCTGCGGTAGTCTTGCCGCTCTTTGGCTTACCATAAAGAAGTACATATTTACCCCTTAAATCTCGTGAAATAACTGACGGTTGAATACCTAAAATATCAATTGCCATTTATATCACCTCCAGATTAAAATCCCAGATCGCTACCAAGTCCTGACTGTGTTGGAGTTGCCTTTGTCTTTGTTCTGGACATATCCTTTTCTTTTCTTGCTTCAAGGTCTGCCTTTCTTGCAGCAAGAGCTGATTTGATTTCATCCATATTAAATGCAAAGTCGCCTTCCAGTGGAGTCTGACTTCCTCCTGTGATTACCAAATCTGATACGTTAATTGTCTTAACCTTTTCAATTGGCTCACCAAATCCAACTTCTTCGTGTACAATTTCAGTCTGTGAGCTGAAGTTCAGCTTACCACTTGCCTTAACTGTGTCACCTTCGTTCCAGTAATTTGAAACTGCATCGATAACTCCTGCGCTCTCTGCGAAGAAAGGAATGATGTCTACCTTATCTCCCCACTGAGGAAGGATGCCATTAACTCTATATCTTCCAGTTTCTACTCCGTCTTTATCTACTTCTGCAATCTTGTTTGCTACTACAAACTGTACTTCAAAAGTAGCTCTTGGATTAAGTTCATCTTTCTTTACTTTTGAAACGAATGAAGCATTTACTCTTGGATATGAGATGAGCTGCTCATTCTGTCCCCAATATTCATTCATTCTAAGCTGTCCTGATGTGATTCTTACTCTATCAGCATCATCTTCGCCTACTGCGGCGATTGACTTATATTCGTTCATAATTCTTTCGATTGATTCGAAAGCTGGATTCTTAGTTCCTTTATTTGTAAGTTCACTTGCGAACATCTGTACAGGAATCTCGAGCTGTTTTTCAACTTTATTAATTTCCTGTGTTACTCTAACCTTGATGTTGCCACCAATTGACTTCATCTGACTTCCATTCTTATTGAATGAGCCGAGCTTGAGGTCGATTTCGCTAAGAATACCTTCGATTACTACTTTGTTTTCTGCCTGATTCATAATTTTTCTCCTTTAGTTTGTTCATTTAAAATTTTAAAAAAAGTAGGGCTTCCGAAGAAGCCCATATATCTTCTTTTTGTTTATTGCTTATTTGTCTTCCAGTGCGTCAAATGCAGCTTCCCAATCTGGAGTCAGAACTACATAAGTAACTTCTTCTTCGCCATTCTTTTCCTTCTGTCTTTCAGCAATCTTCTTCTTTGTCAGGTCTGTTACGTTAGCGCCAACACTTCTTGATGGTCTGTTCAGTGCTTCGCACAGTTCAGGGATACTAACCTTTCCACCTGCGTTCTTTACATATTCGAATACTTCTGTTGATTTTTCTGTAAGCTTTGCCATAATTTTTTTCTCCTTATAATTAAAATATTTTTTGTTGCCAATTCGGCTTGACTTCTTAAGGTTTTCTCTCTTAACCTTATATATATATTATAGTAGAAATTTGGTTATTTGTCAAAATTTTCCACCATAATTTTTAAATTAAAATTTAGAAATTCCTACTATTTTATCTTTTTCTGAAATTTTCATTGAGCGTGTTCCTACTGCTCCTCTACCTAATAGAGAAATTTCATTTAACTTAAGTTTGATTTGAGTTTTACTTGCTACGATTACTATTGATGATTCGTTAGTAATAGGTAGGAAATCTACTAATTTTTCTTCTTTTGCTTTATGGAGTTTTACTCCTTTGGTGTTTAAATTAGTAGTTGATATGTCGTTGGCGGCCGACCGTTTAATATAGCCGTCGCTAGTGATTGAAACATACTCTCGTGTTTCCGCTGGAATAGCATCGGCCGCAACCAACGTATCTCCTGCGTTAAGCTTCATTCCAATTCTTCCTTTGGCTACTCTGCCGAGAGGGCGAATATCTTTTGTTTCAACTACGATGAATTGACCTTCTGCTGAAAGCATACCAATCTTTTCTTCGTTTATGAAGAGAACGCTACATATTTCATCATTAGCAGCCAATTCCATTGCTTTTACTCCGCCTTTGCGGTTTGTATTATATTCGCTGATTAAACTCTTTTTAATCATTCCTTGTTTAGTGCAGAATACGATATACTTCTTTGAGTTCTTCTTATCAATCGAAGTAAGCGCGCATACTACATCGGAATCTATATTAGTAAATGATTCAATTGGAATCTTTTCTCCAATAGGAAGGTTCTTCATAGGACAGTTAAATACATTTCCTCGTTTAGTAAACATCAGCATTATCTGTGTATTTGCGCCGGATGTTGTTGATACGATGTATTCACCTTTATTGAGTTTAATCTTTGAACCTACATTACCACGAGTCTGTGTATAGAGTGAAGATATTTCTGATACTATCAGATTATTCATATTAGTTAATGAAACTTGATATGCTTTTTCTTCTGTTGGTTCATCATCTTCGTTCTCTATATTGAGAATACGTGTACGGCGCGCGTCTCCAAATTTTGTAGCAACTTCTTTCAGTCCTTTTTCAATTTCTGCTTTAAGAAGTTTCTCATCATTTAGAATCGCTTTTAAATCTGATATTAATTGAAGTAAATCAACTTTTTCTTTTTCGAGTTTCTGTACTTCCAAATGTGCTAGTCTACTCAATTTCATATCAAGGACTGCTTTTGCTTGCGCCGCATCAAGTAAAAACTTGTAGCATAAATTTTTAGCAGCGGCCGCAGTCGACGTAGAACTCTTAATTGTATCTACGACTTCATTAATTGATGCCATACAAATCAATAATCCTTCTACGATATGAAGTCTTTCTTCTGCTTTCTTAATATCAAATTCATATCCTCTAGTATATACCTCAATTTCGTGATTGATATGCGCTTGCAAAGCCTCTTTCCAAGAAAATACTCTTGGAAAGCGACCATTCTCAAGCATTGTCATATTAATACCATAGTGGTATTGAAGGGAGGTATTTTTATAAAGAAAACGCAGAACTCTATCAGGATTTGCGTTCTTTTTTAAATAAATTTTTATCAGTGGCGTTTCGCCCGTTAAATCGTTGAATCTATCTACTCCTGGATTTTCATCATCTTCAAGTATTGATTCTAATTCTTTACAAATAGTATTAGTATAAACCGAATAAGGAATTTCAGTAACTACTAAACACTTATCTTTTGAATTATAATCTACAACAGCACGTAACTTACACGCTTTACCATATCCATCTTTTAATGAATCTTTTACTTCGTTCTCATTTAAAAGCATCGCGCCAGTTGGAAAGTCGGGCGCACAATAAATATCATCAAAACTACAATCTGGATTCCAAAGCAAATGAATTAACGCATTATTCACTTCAGTAAGATTAAATCCTGGAATTGATGAAGCTGCACCAACCGTGGTGCTCCATTATTTCTAATGGCACAGACTATATCTTAATTATTTAATATATATTAAATAACGATTACCGTTTCGAACTATGTACCAATAATAGTCCTACTCTCCCGTTCCGGAGATAGTCGTTACAGACTTTTTAGAGCCGCGATTTGGATAAAAGTTTCGTATTGGATATTTTTCATTATTTTGTTTATATCTTTTACCTTTATTAATATCGCTAATTGTATCATAACTACAGTTAAAATGTTTTCCTATTTCTTCTAATGTATAATTTGGATTTAATAATTCATTCTTTATTTGTTGTATTTCTTCTTGTGTTAATCTTATACTTTTTCTTGTTTTTCTTAAAGGAAAAGATAAAGAAATATTTTTACAATATGGATGTTTACCAGTATTAATATTAGTAATAGTTGAAACTCCTATACCAGTAATATTACTAATTTCTTGTCTTGATTTATTAGTAGTGTTTAATAAAAATATTGCCTGTTCTAATTGTTCATTAGAAAAACTATTATGTTTTTCAGTATATTCTTGTTTACCTTGTCCAAGTCTAATTGGATAAGTTAATGAGGAATTATAATATGTTTTTCCTTGATTAATTCTACCAATAGTATCTGGATGTACATTGTAAATATTACTAATATATACATTACTATATTGTTTTTCCAATAAAGAAATAATATTATTTATATCATCTTGTGAAAATTTGGAAGCACTATTATTAACACCATAATCCGCTCCATCTCCACCTTCTGAAATATTATAACCATATTCTGAATTATTAGAGTGTTTAAGATTGATAAAATATTTTTCTAATTCACACTGCTCTTTAAAATTATATTGTTCTTGATTATATAATATATCAATATCTATATCCTCATAAGAATTAAAATATTTTTTTAAAGCAGATTGACATAAAGTATAATCAATTTTAGAATAATGTTCTCAAATTCTATGTTTAATATCTATTGAGCGTCCAATATAAATTTTATTATTAGGAAAATTAATTTGATAAATACCACTTATATGTGGTAAAAGTTCTGTATATTTCATGATACTACCTCTCTAAAATTTCCACGGAATTGCCTTCTATTTATAAGTAGAAATTTTATTAAATTCCTATATTAAAATCAAGTTTTTCATAAAATTTTATAAACGGTCAGGTTTCTCCGTTAGCCGCGAATGCGACCCCGCTGGTTAGCGGAAAGGTAATAACACAGGCTATATTACTAACCAATTCCCATAGTTGGATTAACTATATTATAATAACCTTTTGATGATAATACCATTGGATACTGTTCAGTATCATCATAATTATCTTTCCATTCTTCAATAGTATCTTTCTTAATATCTTTAAATAGATATTCAGCTAAAGGAGAAAGTCTTGAGCTAGTATATCTCGCGGCTGACCAATTACCCGGCGCCATAAGATTACCATACGAACCTTCTACTTCTACCAATGGATATCTCATCGCAAAAGGCTGACCAGCACGCATAATAACTCCTTCGCAAGAACTGTCCAATAGTTATTAACTGTAAGCTTTTTATCTTACACTCTGGAGATTTCTCTCATTTTCATCGGTTAGTTAATTCTAACCCAGTTTAGCATATCTTTTTAATTTCGTCTGCCAACTTCTGTTTTCTATCAAGTGAAATACAATTATTATATCATAAATAATTTGCTATTTTTTTTCTATCTGATTTAGAAGTATATTCTATACGATATATAACACCATGTTTCCCTATATTTTTTGGAATAATATCTAATGTTTGATAAAAATGTTGTTGTATTTTATACAACAAATCATAACTACCTATTAATCCTATATTAGATAAATTTTGTTTTATATATCCATCTCCATCATAATAACCTCTAATAAAATCAGTAGGAAAATCTGTTTCTATTCACTGTTCTTTTCCCGATTTTTGTGGTTTAATACCTAAATTAAATAAATCTTTATGAGTTTCACTACAACATAATTGTATATGAGCTAATTTATTACCTGTCGTTGGATGTGTAGTAATTTGTACTATATCTTGTTGTGCCTCAACAAAATTAGCAAATTTATATAAATGTTTTTTATCTTCTGCACTAATATCAATAGAGAAATGTCCTATAAAACTATTTTTATTTGTTAAATGTAAACATCCATCTGCTAAGATAAAACCTAATCAATAAGCTTTTTCTGGTGTATCAATAGTTTTAAATATTTCTCTATTTCATCCAACATTATAAGTTTTTCTTTGAACATCATTTCAATATAATTTTTTAATTTGCAGAAAATCTTTTTCTTCTATATAATATGGCTGTCCATGTTTATAATTTTCTTGTATATTTAATCAACCTTTTTTAACTCATTTGCAAATAGTTTGTGAATTAATATTGTATTTTTTTTGTAATTGTGAAGTTGTCATTTTCATTATATCTTTCTCCTATTTGTGTCTATATTTAAGTAGAAACTTATAGATGTAAGATATAATTTTAAAAAATTATTGGGGCCTCGTGGTAGGATTATATCTTTTCACCTACTATGCGTTGCGGCTGGAATAATTTTATTATTCCTTCACCTCTGATTGGCATATCGTTAGACTTAGCTTCCCAGATTTTTTCCCCAATTTAGACACGGCAACTTATTTACCGTGTATATACATACGCATAGCTGAACCTATTGCTTTAAGAGTTTTCTTGAATGGTTTATTATGTACGAACTTATCTGTTTCCAAACAATAAAAGATTTGACGTGCTGATGGTTTAAGACAATCACGTGCATCTACAAGTGCGCGCGATTGAAGCACGGCTCCAGCATAAGCTGTAAAACTATCTTCAATTATAGGTTTTAAATTACTCATATCTCTTCTCCTAAATATTTTTTTATTACATCGTTAAAGCATCCTCTATTTTTAAATGCTTTTTTCATAAAACACATAGCAATACCTTTTTCTGCATCGAATTCATCTTCGGGATGGCATTTAACCATTGTTGTTCCACCAGACTTCCATACTATTGTAACGATTTTTTTCTTTTCGTTAATATGGATATGTTTTACATCTCCATCTGGTTTTTTCGGCGCTTTAATTAACTTAGCATCAGTTATCTTTCTTACTGAATTATAAGAAGCACCTTTAATACAATCAACTATGACTACGGAATTATTATATGTAGTAACATTATCAGCTACTATATCATAAACTCCACCTCTGATAAAATCAAGAGTTGATGCATATTCATAAACTTTACTATTTGGATTTACTGTTTTGTTTTTATTAGTGAATGCTACAAAAACTGTGTTCATTAAAAATATCTCCTTTCGTTTATATTATATATTAATTATAACTAAAAAAGAAGAGAAAATCAAATTTCTCTTCTTTTAATTTTATTCCCTCAATTCTGAAAAATCAATTTGATTAAATACATATTTTCTTCTTGGCTCTATATCTGCACCCATCAGTTGTTCAAGCAACACCAAACTATCACTATCAGGCTTCAATACTTCCATTCTTTGATACTCTTCCGAAAACATCGAATTCTTCGCCTGTGCGGCAGACAATGCACCAAGTCCCTTATTACGCTGTACTTCTCCTTTTACAGTTCCTCTATTATTAAATTCTTCATCGGTAAAATAATAGAGTTCTTTCTTATTCTGCTTAATAATATACAACGGAGAACGAAGCCAACATAATCTTCCTTCGTTCAAAAACTCAGGTGCTAAATATCGTAATGCGGCCATTATTAAAAGACCTATGTGCGAGCCATCACTCAGTTATTCCATTATTTCTAATGGCCTAGACTATATTTTACCCAATAGGGAATGCTCTTTCCCAATACGTATCAATAGTATCAGTACTCCCGGTCTCACCCAGGATAGTCGTTACAGGCTTCTCTTATCAATCCATTCTTTCTTTTTCTTACTATAAACTGGTAAATGTTTATAGTGTCTTCCTCATAAAATCGCTTGTAGTGTTTGATATTTTAATCTATCTTCATAATTTTTATAAATATCTTTTGCTGATTCATTTACATATCTTCTACGACATTCCATAACTTCCTCATCAGTAAGAACTGCCATTTCTGATGCACCGCCATTAGTCGCTTGATACATATAATATTCTTTATTTTCTTTGGTATAAACTTCTGATCTAATATCTTTTCACGTTGTTCCATCTCATATAGAAGCAAACGCTCCAAAACTAATTCTATCTTTGAATAATTCATAAATTTCTTTTCTACGTTTATGTTGGTTATAACAATCTCTAATATATTCTACATCTTTATTAGTTAAATTAGTTCGTCCGTTATTTTCTCCTCGACTATCTCCTCCGCCAGGATTACAATTATAGCCAAATCCTTTATATGTGTTATAATATTCTATTCAATAGATTTCTTTTTCATCTAATTCTTTCAAAGAACATTCTTCAATAGTTTCATATGTAAAAGCGTCTATACCATATTTACGAATTGCTCTATCGATTGCTAAATCAGTTTTATTTTGATGTTCTGAAATTCTTCTTTGAATATCATTAGATTGACCAATATAAGCTTTTCCATTTTCTTTTTTAGTGATTTTATATATTCCTATCATCACAGCACCTCCTGTAATAATAAGAATGGATTGATTTAGATTCCCACGGTATTACCATATCCTTATAGGACTTAGGCTCTCTTACCACCTTAATCTTTCGATTTAGTTGACCGTTAGCCTACTCTATATGCTACCCATCCTTACATATATAAGTAGACCCTCTTGATAAAGAGTAAAGCATTTTAGGACAGTTTCGTTAAATTCTATCCGCATCTGTACAAATAGCAATACGCCCGTACCGCAGTTTATCACTACGGTACTTGCCGGGGACTATATTCATCGCCGACATAAGCGTTTTAATTTCCTCATTCTGAAATATCTTTTCTTCTGGATGTGCAAGACAATTCAAAATCTTACCTTTAATAGCAAGTATTCCATATTTTGATACATCGCGCGCCATCGACATAGAAGCTGCAGCGGAATCTCCTTCTACAATCAACAAAGTAGAATTCTGCCCAAGAAATTCAGCATCTTTCAGTTTATCCGAACTAAATACTTTCTTCTTCTGATTCTTCTCTATATCTTTTGTCGCGTTCAGTATATTCTGCCTAGCTCGTTCAGCTGCGGCTTCTGCTCTTGCGACTTTATTTAATAATTCAATTACTTTATTAAAATCATCTTTGTATCTAATAGCAAAATCTTTTAATGCATCGCTAATTGCGGTAGATGTTGCGCTTCTAGCTTCTGGATTAGCCAAAGCAGTTTTTTGTTGATTAGTAAATTGTCCCATTTTTACTTTTACACTTACATAACCATCTAATACATTACGAATAGTATCTCCATCGTATTTAGATTTTGCAAGAGAATTAAAAGTTCTTGTTAAAGAAGATTTAAATCCACTAATAAAAGCTCCGCCATCTGGCATATATAAATTATTAGCATATCCTCTTATTTCTCCATTTTTACTAACCCATTGTAAAGCTAAATCTACTTTACAATCATCAGTTTCATAATGATAACTAAAAGGTTTGGAAAGAGGATTGGGATTACATAATCCATCTGCTAAACCATTTTTTGAATAAAATTTTTCTATTTTTTTATTATCTATTTTTAATTCTATTGATAATCCAGTAGAGAACATAGACATTTCTTTTAAAGATTGTTTTAATGATTCTATATCAATAAATACGTCACCATATACTTTAGAAGAAGGAACATATTTTATTAAAGTACCTGTTTGATTATTTTCTCTTTCTCCAATTTTTTCTATAACTTCAGAAGTAGCTCGCGCGCCTTCTTCGTCAGATATAAATTTTTGAGAATATATTTTTTTATCTCTCCATACAGTTACTTCTAACCAATCAGCAGTATGGCATACAATTTTATTACCTTCTCCATTAATACCTACAGCACTGCTATATACTCCTTCTTGATGCTTTCCTCCTGAATGAGGGACAAGAAATGCTGCAGTTAATGAATTCATTCCATCTTCTCTAATTCCTACTGGGATTCCACGCATATTGTCTTCTACGGAAATTTCTCTAGTTTTAGTATTTAGAGAAATTCTCATATATGGATTTTTTGGTTTGTATACTTCATATTCATCTTGAACATTTACTATTAATTCTCTTAATCCAAGATTTATTGCTTCTTGTCTATCTGCTGATAAATACATTCCAATTTTTTCTCTAAATGCTCTACCAGCTGATAAAGATACGATATCATTAGCAGTATAATTCATCTACAATCTCCTTTAATTTTTCTTCTATATTATCTTTGTCCGTTTTAATAATTTTATTATACACAAATTTTTTCTATAAATCAAATTCTAAATAGTAGACTAATCAATTAAAAATTCAACTTATATATAGAAGAACGCGGGAGTACTCCTACGGCGCAAGCCACTATTTGTTCCTAAACAATAAACTATGGGAGTACTATATCGTTTTTCAGATATAGTATTTTTTTATTGGAGGTAACAAATTATGGCAGAAAACTATACATTAGCAGAATCATTCCATAGAGCAAATATTCAAGATAGAGTATACTATGTAATGGCTGATACAGATTTAACAACTTTAAAAGAAAAAGAACATTTAGTGTTCGGAGATAAAGTATTATCACTCGCAAGCAAAAAAGTATTTGTAATGGGTAACGATAATCAATTCTACGAAATTTAAGGAGGAGTATAATGGATATATTAGAATATGCTTGACTAAAAAATCACGCTGGAGGCGGTGGTGGCGGCACTGACGCTAATGCTGTTCATTATACTGCTGAAACAAAAACAGATGCACAAAAACAAATAGCAAGAGAAAATATTGGCGCGCAGAAAGCATTAGATGGCAATTCAACAGTAACAGTTGGTATATTAACTGTTGATGATGCTCTCCAAGTAAATGCTTATAGTCCTTTATCACTTGGTAGAGAAGACTTTAGTCAGATTACTAATACTGGTGGAATTGATTTACAAGAAGTATTAGATGGAAAGCAAGGAATACTTACTGCTGGAACTAATATTACTATTGAAGATGGTGTTATTAGCGCAAGTGGTGCTGCGCCGGATACTACTTCAATTATTCTTGATGATAATTCGAAACTCGCAGTAAAACCTGATTTAACACTTAATAGTTTAGTATCTACTAATAATATTAATGCAGTTGGAAATGCTATTCGTTTATATAAAAGTACAGAAGGTGAAAAACAACCAACGGTTAGAATCAATGGCGCGCTTGTAATGAATTCAACTCAACTTGAGAATAATATTGCTGAAAAAGGAGTTGCTCTTGGATATAATTGTTTAATTCAAAACCAAGCAGCTTTTGCAAGTGGAGTGGGGACAGCTGCGAGAGGAACTGCATCCCATGCAATCAATAAAGATAATGTAGCCGCAAATCAATTCTCATTTGCAAGTGGTATCAATACAGTGGCCGCTGCAAATATGGCATTTGTTTCTGGAAATGCTACTATTGCTAAAAATGCAAATGAAGCAGTATTTGGTATGATGAATATTGTGGATAATGGCGAAACAGATCCAAGATTATTAGTAGTTGGTAATGGTTATGAAGAAAATAAAGCGTCTTTTAGTGTTGATGAATTAGTAGGTAAATATTACGATAGTGGTAATAAGACTGCTGATAGATATATATTAATTACCAATGACAATAAACAAGCAGTAAAGGATAATAGCTCTATCACAAAAGTACAAATTAGACAAAATGCTTTTTCAGTTACTAAAAACGGAAAGATTACTGCAACAACTCTTAGTGATGGTTATTATGAAAAGAGTATTACAGAAGTAATTGAAGGCGCACTTCCTCCACATACAGAATTTGATGAAGGCGCAGTATTAAAAATAGTTGATGGACAACCTACTTGGACATTTGACTAATATAGATGTTTTATATAGTTGACGGTCGTTGCTTAGATGACCGTCAACTTTTACTAAAATTTGACAAAATTGGAAAATTTTTATATAATAAATATATAATCAAGGAGGTCTTATATATGACTTTTAGTAAAAATAGAGTTAAGTTATATTGTGATGCTAGTGTATTTCCAGAAATTGAGATGTTTTTATTTGGACAAGAATGGACTGAGAAACCTAGTATTGATTATATAGATATAGAAACTGGATATGAAATTTATTCTTATCGTATTATGCGCGAAGGAGATAAATATTATATTGTGGTTGATTAATACAGGGGTGGCTGTAAGACAGGGGCTGGTCTTCAACCAGTTTAGGATTGTCTAAATAATTGGTGCTTTATATTGGAAACTTTATAAATGTACGCCGCTAATTCGGGGAAGGCTAAGTTTTTTAATATGCTAATCCCGAGCTAGGACGCAATTCGCGACCGAGTGTAGAGACTTTACACGGCGCGCCTAAGTCATAAGATATGGCGAAGAGAAAGTCCAGACTACAAACAGAAATGGCTATGAAAATAGTAGTAGTAAGCAAAACCAATCTACGAGGAGCGTTACCTTGCACCCCTGCCAAGAAAATAATAAAATTAATATAAAAGAAAAGACGAGTATTTCTACTCGTCTTTTTTCGTATAATTTGGAGGAACATATCTATCCGCAGGCCGCCAACGCCATCCTTCATTATCCCAAACTAAGAAATAAGTCTGGTGAAAAGTTGGCTCGCAATATGTATCTAATACTTGATAGATTTGTCCACTGTCTATTCTCTTTACTTTAAACATTCCACTTCATCTGTATAAATTTATCTCTTTCGTCAAACGCGCTTTCTTCTAACTTTTTACAATTTGCTAATAAGTCTAAAGATATTTTCCAAATACTATCTATTGATTTTTCTTCGTTATCTTCCGCATACATTAAAGCATTTTGTAAGGCGTCGCATCCACTACAACTTCCATAATGTATTTTTGTATAGATATATTCATATGATGCTGGTTGATATATATCATATGGTATTATAAATAATAGAGTTCCTTGATATTCTCCGTTATCTATTACTGTTATATTTTTAGTATCTAATTTTTGATAAGTATCTTCTTCTTTATTATATACAAAATCAATTACCGAAGTCAAAAGTTTTGTGTAGTTTATGTTACTATATAAGAAAACATCTTTATTCTCTTTTAAATATTCTTTATACGCATTAGCATTTTTACCCCATAAATATCCAAAAATTTCAAACATTTATTTCTCCTACATATCTAATATATCTTGAATTCTTTTTCCAGTTACATCGTAATATTCTTCGATAAAAATATATCCTTTATGCTTATCTTCTACTTCAATTTCTCTTCCTTCGTTTATCTCGTCAATACAAGGATCACACCACGGACATATCCAATCTTTGCTTATCCACTGAGCAGGAGCGCCGCAATTAATACATATAACCTGTGATTTTAATTCGTATTTATCCATTAAACTAATCCAAGCATCTCTCATTCTAATTGGATAGTCAGCATAGATTCTTAATGCACCGAACTTTTCTTTTATCTGTTCAAAAGTAAATTCATCAAATGCATCATAAGTAACTAAAATCTGATTCAATTCTTCCATCATTTGTTCGCCAAATGCATTCCACCAACCAGTTGGGAAGTCGTCTACCCAAAGAGTCCATTCATCTTCGGATACTTTTTTACCTGTATACCAATCTACTTTTCTAATAATAAAAGGAAATTTTTCTTTTAATCTTTTTTCTTCTTCTTTTGTAAAGTTCATTTCGGCTCCTTTCTATACTATAAACATTAGGAATGAAAGTAGGAATATTATTATTACTGAAGTAAGAATAATTGCTATTCCGTGCTTTCTAATGAATTGTGCAAATTTACTATTTGATACTGCTTGATAGCTATATGTTCCATACATAATTGTAAGTATTAATATTTGAATTAGTTGAATTATTTCTACCATTTTATACTCCTTTCTATAATATTATTATATAGAAAATTTTATTTAAAATCAATTTATTCCCAGTTAGTTATTTGCGCTCTCTTTTTCTTTGGTGGTGTAGATGTCCACACTAGAATTTTTTTAGCTCTAGTTGCAGCCACGTATGATATACACTTTTCTTCTTCGTTATAGAACTTTTGACCTACTACTACTACGTAATTGGCGGCCAGTCCTTTACTAGCGTGAATCGTTAAAATTTTAATAGTATTTGATTTCATTCTATTATTTAATTCTTTATTGGTTAAATCAGAACGCTTGAAAGTATCACAAGGAATATTATTATTACTTAAATATTCAAATATTTTATCTACTTGTGCATTTGTTCTACAAAGAATAAACCATTCATTATAAGTATGACCTTTTTCAATAGAAGTGTTAACATAATCTAATATATTTTTTTCATTATATGTTATTTCATATACTTTTCCTTCTTCTTCTGATGCCCAAATAGAATGATCGACATATTTTGGTCCAAGCGTTTTTACTATTCTTTTTGCAAAATTTAATATATTTAATCCGCATCTATAATTATAAAGTAGTGGATATGTTACCACTCCTTCTTTTTCTATTTGTTTAAGTATAAGAGTTGGATCTGCTTTTTTCCATCTATATATAGATTGAGAAATCGAAGCAAATACCATATATTGTTTTGGATTTATTGTTTCAAAAATAAATTCCCACTCTAATACTCCTGTATCTTGTCCTTCATCTAATAAAAGATATTTTACTTCTTTAATACAATTTGGATATTTTCTTACTTTTTCAAATAATTCATCATATTTTTCTTTTTCTAATAAATTAGAAGTATCATATCCAGCTGATAATAGAAGCCAATTAGCATATGAGTGAATAGTACCTATAAAAATACCATACCCATCTTCTCCTAATCGTTCTATCATTTCTTCAGCGGCCGCAGTCGTAAAAGTAATTGCGACAATTTTTTCTTTATCCATACCTTGATGAACTAAATATCGTATTCTTTCGATTAGTGTTGCAGTTTTTCCTGCGCCGGCCGCAGCGTTAATAATAACGTGTGGTTCTTCTGTTATAATAATTTTTGTTTGCATTTCATTGAAATTCATTTTCGCCTCCACCCGGAATGCACTCGGGATTTTCTAATATTTTTTAAAGCTTCAATAAAAGCCTTTAGCCTTTTTTGTTCGTCCATTACATACATCACTAATTGAAGAAGCACTTTTTAATCCAACTGATTTAGTAGCTTCCGCAATAGATTCATATTCATTCAGCAATACCCAATTTGTATTATATTGATAAACTTTTTTCTTATTTTTATTTTCTATATTTTTTATTTTTTCTTTTATAACTATTTCATTAGAATCAAAACTTCAAATATATCCTCCTGAACTTGGATATTCGTTAGAACAAGCCCGAGAAATACCTGAACGATTAATTCCAGTATTTTCTGATGCTTCTTTAATACTATTAAAACTATTAATTAATTTACCTTGTAAACTATATTGATAAACTATTTTTGTATTAATAGGTTTACGTTTTTTTAAAACATCACTTTTTCTTTGTTTAATTTCTTCATCACTAATTCCTAAATTATTTAATCTTTTATGTAGAGTATTACCACCATATATTTTATATATTTGATATACGCCTTTTCCTTCTTGCCATAAAGATAATAATTTTTCATCGCTTATTGTATAACGATTTTGAAAACTTCTATTTTTTATTTCATCCGCAGATATATTTAAATCATATTTTAAAATTTTACTAATAGAAGAAGCATCATTACCAGTAGTTTTTATAATTTCTCCTTCTGACAATCCTAAATCTCATAATTCTTTAATATATTTTCTATCAATTCTTATTCCTTTTTCTCCACCTAAAGTAGAATTATAACCATTATTATAGGAATCATAATAATTGATTCAATAAATTTCTCGTTCATCTAAAATATTATTCTCACATTCTTCTAATAATTCTATATAAAAATGTTCTGCTCCGTATTTACGTATAGCTCTATAAAAATGTAAATTTAATCTTTTACTATCAGATAAATGTTTTTGGAATCTTCTTTTTAATTGTTGTACTGTTTGTCCTATATATACTTTATCATTTATATCATTTTTAATTATATAAATATAACCCATATTATCCTCCACTATTCATATTATATCCATATTTATCTGTTTCAAAAAATTTAATATAATATTTTTCCTTTTCTGACAATTCTTCTTTATCTACTATTTCAATTATTGAAAAAGTAAAATTATCTCAATTATTAAATAAATTATCGTGTATATAGCTTCTTTTTGCCGTTCCAATATTAAGTGAAGTTTTTATATGCTCAGTCCATCGTTTTGATACTAAAGCAGAAGTTTTTCCTATATATTTTTTATGGTTTTCTATATTTTCGATACAATATATAACATTTTTAGGAATTGAAGAACCAAATAAATTATTAATCATTTTATTAAAAGGTTTTTGTAAATATTCACTTCATATTAATTTACGTAATAATGCTTTATTATTTATTTTGTCTTCAATACTTAATAAATATCCTATATCTTCTTTATTATTATTAGATAAAATTATACGATGAAAATCTAATTCATTCTGTAATTCTTCTTCTCTACGTATCGCTTCGTTTATAGCCGCGCGCCGACTGCGATAATCTTCTAATTCTTCAAGTATATACTTATATTCTTTTTCTAATAATTCTTTTCTTTCATTATATATTCCATCTAAATTAGTTATATTGTCCAATATTTCTTTTTGTTTTATTTCGAAATCTTTTTCTAATTGATTCTTTTTTTGTTCTGCTTCTAATTGAATTTGACCTAATGCTTGTTCTTTTTGTTTTTCTAATTCTTTTGTTTGTTCTACTTTGAATTTTTCTATTTCTTGTTTGATTATTTCTTGTCCTTGATTTATGTAGTTTTGTTTTTCTTCTTCTTGATGTTTGAGAATATCTTTATTTGATTTAATATTCTCTTCAATAATTGCCATCTGTTGTTTAGAACTTTGCGTTAATTCAATTATTTCTGCTGATTGTTCTGTTTTTAGTTTTGCTAATTCTTCTTGGAATTTTTTATTTTCTAAATCTAAATTTAATTCATTTTGTTTTTGTAAGTTATCTATTTTAGATTGTCATTTATCTGAATATTCTTCTAGTTTCTTTTTCTTTAATTTTGAATTTTTAATTCCTAATTTAATATTTAGAAATATACTAAAACAAAATACTAAAAACAATCCTAATATGATAATTCAAAATTCCATACTAAAAATTCTCCTATATATATTTATTTTATTATATTATAACAAAATTTTTAGAATCTGTCAATTTCCAATAAAAAAAGAAGTCTATTTGACTTCTTTTACATCTGAATCTGATTCTACGACTTCTCAAGTACGCATTTCTTTTCATAAGTCTTTGACATATGAATTACCAGAATATTCTTCTATGAATTTAGCACAGTCCTGTTTATCATATTGTGGTATTTTACGATAGGGACGGTATTTATAATATATTTTTACGATTTCTCTACGAAGCATATCAGAATTTGATTCTTCGAGATTATCTATTTTTTCTGTTTGTTCTTTATTAAGCTGGATTATTTCGTCTAAACGTTTTTCGATTAATTTATTATTTTCTTCTAACATTTGAGGAATTTTTTCTTCTAATACTTTAGTTAAATTATCCTCATTAATTTTCTTAACTTTTTGACCGCCGCCTAATATAAACTTGTAAATACCTCCGATTGCCGCAACAACAGCTCCAGCTAAGATGATAATATCAACTACAGCTTTTAATGTCATAACAAATTCCTCCTAAATAATAATCTAATATAAAGTAGGAGGAGTATTCAATCAGTATATTAATTTGGTTCTTTTAAGTAGTCGTTATGCCATTTAGACTTTACGATGAATTTTGATTGGAATAAATCTTGAAATGTTTGAATTGTTCCATTATCAAATTCCCAATATGGTATTCGTATTAGTTGAATACTATTTGCTAATGCATATGAATTCTTTATTCTATCATATTCTTGTTGTTTAGTAAAATCACAACTCAATTTTTGAAAATGTTTTATTTGATGAAAATGCTGCTGACCGTCAATTTCTATCAAAGTATCAATAGTCGGTAAATAAAAATCATAACGCAATTTATATCGTCTTAAATCTTGAAATGTCTTTTCTCTTACAAAATAAATCCCTTCTCGTTGAAGAAGGGATATAATACAACTTTCATAAGATGACATTCTATTCGTGAAATATTTTGTCATATGTACACTCCTCAGGAGTTAAATCATCTCTGAATCCGATGAGCTTTCCGTGTCTAAGCGCTCCTTCGTCAGTTAACTGCATCGCGCCAAGTTCAATACATCTCATCGCATAATCTTTATAGTTTGCTTTTATTTCTTCCGAAAGACCACTAAGTGTTCCAAGTGGATATACTTCTCCATCTTTCATAACTCCTATCTCAAGACTTCCTGCAAATCCATAGAAGTAATTCTTAGTAATCGGTTCATACGGCTCACCATTAGAATATTCCTTATAAAGATTACTATTGATTTTTTCTCCTGTCTTAAGATTCAACCAATAACTCCAATTTGGAAGTTCTTTACCAGTATATTCTTTTGTTGGAGCAGTCGCGCGCCCAGTAAAGAAAGCATCGATTGTTTCTGTAAGTTCTTTCTTTACTTTTTGACAATCTTTACTTGGTCTTTTACCTGGCTGGTATACGCTGTCTTTGCGTATTATTACTACACCTTCACCACCGGTCGCAAGAATCGTTTGAAGTTCGTCCCATAATTCTTGACCTTCGAAGCATTCAGCGGTGAATACATTGTCCATATAAGTATCGTATATAATTTGATTTATATATTCAAAATATGCAAATCTATCAATTGTTTTTACATTAATAAGATTACGCATATCCCAAGCAAGTACATCAAATATATAATAGGATATTTTTTTATCTTTTTGTCTTTCGATTGCTTTTTCTACTTTACAACCCATTATAGTAGTTGTTTTGTTACTTCCTTCATTATCTGGAAATACAATTTCACCAAGAAGACAAGTTCCTCTTGGAATCATATCGAAGAATTCATGAAGATGTGGAACCCAATCATATTTATTGAGATATTCTCCACCTACACCTTTGGAACGACCGCGCAGTACGCAATTGCCATCTTCATCTTTTATGAAACAATAGATTGCACCGTCATATTTACGACTGCCAACCCATTCCCCACTAAAGATTCTTGAGCGAGTTGTTTCTTTTTTCTTTTCATCGCTCCAACTATTAGGCGGCGCCCAGTATTTCATTATTTCGAGTTCTTCGAAATCATAATTATCAATGATAAGACTCATTTAGTTTGACTCCTTATTTTTCAAAATTTTAATCTGTCTACCAAGTTTAGTTATGATAGCCTGATTATCTTTATGGGTTCTTTCCTCAAGAATATGCTTTCTCCATTCTAATTTTTCTACTGTTTGTTTCATTGCCATAAAAATTATTCTCCTTTCAACTTTTCTTTTATTATAAATGAATTTATTTCTTTTTGCAAATTTTTCATTGTTCCATTATTGTTTATAACAATATCATAATCATATTTAAGTACTTCTTGGTCGGCGTGATTTGATGTTTGTGTATTTTCTGCTGTTTCTCTTCTTATTAGAACTGATTTAGCGTTCCATATATCACAAAATTTTTGAATTTCGTCTGGTTCGCGGCAGTCGATAAATATTACTGGATTATTTTGAGTTTCTGTTAATTGAATTTTTTCTATTACTGATGAGATATACTTGAATGGATAATCGTTGTATTCTGTAAGTGTATCTTTTATGTCTGATATGAGTTTTCTTGATTTTAAATCTTTGTTGCAATCCCATATGTCGTATTCAATTAACATATCTTTGATTATTGTTACTGTTGAAAGAATATGTACGCGATTAGATAATATTTCTTGTACCATAGTTTCAAATGTAGTTTTGCCTGAACCTGGCGCGCCATTAACTATATATATTTTCATTTACTTCTCCTAATACTGAAAAATTAAATCCACACATTTCTAACCAATCGTATAATGATTGTTTAAAGAAGTAGAATTTTTTGTTGTCTATTTCATAGTTATTTATTTTTAAATTGTACCAGATACTTCTATCTTTGAGTTGGTCTTGGATATGAGTATCGGTAAGCATATTTATTAGTTTACCAATTATGTCTAATGGTACTTTGCCATCGCGCTCTTTGGATAATTGGTAGTATGTATAACAGTTAATTATATTGTCTGGTCTTGACATTTTTTGGTTGTTGCTTATACAATATTGGTAGTAGTAGAATATTGCATTGATGTAGTCTAATCCATTACAAGCAAGTGTTTGTTCTGAGTTGTTTCGTGTTATTGATTTTTTATTGTCGCGCCAGATATATAATTGCTGTGGTATGTACTTTCTTTTTTCTTTGTCGATTGCATTGTATACACATAGATTAAATGCTAAATCTTCGTTTGTTTTGAATGAATCTGGAAAGTGTATGTTGTTTTGCTTTAAAAAGGACATACGATATATTTTTCCGTGTGTCCAAGTTAGAGCGTGTGGTCCTTCTATTAAATTATCGGGACTATATTTGTGTTCGACTACGATGTCTGATACTATTAAGTCGCATTTTGTGTGATTCAATTCATAACTTAGACGCTCAACTGTGTTTGGAGTAAGCATATCATCGCTATCCAAAAACATTACACTGTCGATACGCATTTTTTCTGCGAGAAATAATCCGTAATTTCTTGCTATACCAGGGCCGCCATTGATTGGAAGTCTAGAGTATTGGATATGTAGTGATTTGAATTCATCACATACGGATTTTATATTATGGTCTGTACTTGCGTCATCGATTACAAATACAATGAAGCGATTCTTTGTTTGAGCTACTAATGACTTGAGTGCCATACGCAAATCATCGGCTCGATTATAAACTGGTATTATAATTCCAAGCATTTATTTTTGTTTCTCCTTTAGCCAAGTTGATGCTTTTACTGCTTTTTTATCTACATAGTTATTCCATTTATCGTTTGAGTGACCTTTGGTTTTGTGAAGGGTATAGAAATGGTCTTCGAGTACATAGAGTAGTCTTTCCCAAAGGTCGCGATTTTTTACTGGCTCTTTTTTTGAGTTAAGCCAACCGTTGTTTATCCAATTGGATATCCAACCTTCGTTAAATGCATTGACTACGTATGCGCTGTCGCTGTAGTAATCAACTCCATTGATGTGTTTTGATACGCAGTAGGCGGCCGCCATATAAAAAGCGGTCAACTCCATACGGTTATTTGTTGTGTTTTCAACTGCGCCGCAGCATTCGTAAACGATTTCATCATTATCGTCGACTACGCAGAATGCCCAACCGCCAGTTGCGTCTATTTTTCCATTTCCTTTTGCGGAACCATCGGTATATACTCTCATTTCTTTTTCCTTTCGAACCGAGTTGGTCTTCTATTTAAGCTTCGCTTAAATAGAAGACTATCTACTTATTTATAGTATTCTTTATATATAGATTTAAATATAGTATCTTCTACTTTAAATTCTCCTGACATATAGTTTAATAAATCTGGAACATCTATTAGTTCTCCTTTACTTTCTTTATATCTTTTTATTCTATATTTTCTATGTTTTATTTTATATTTTATATATTTAAATAATCCCATATCTAAATATATAGTTTTATCTTCTGTCGATAATGCTACTACATGAAATGCTACTTTTAATATATAATTATAATTATCATCATTTTCATCAAAATTACCTATATTAATATTTCCTTCTGATGATAGATTAAATAAATTATATAATGTAGCATTTACTATTTCATCGTATAATCTATACTTTTTATTTGTATTATTTACATATTCGCTCATTATATATTCCTCCATTATAGTATATATAAATTATAAATGAATTTTGAGTCTTTGGCAAATTTTACTAATTATCTTTGGAAATTTGACAATTTATTAGAAATGTAGTATTCGCGCGTGTTATATATAAATGGAAGTTTTTTGACGTAGTAGGCGGCGGTACTTAAATTTTGTCTGCGCTGTCTCAAAAATGAGACAAAAACTTCTCAAAAATGAGACAAAAATTTCTCAAAATTGAGGCGGCCGCACACAATATACAAAAATTTGATTTTTCTTCTAATTTCTTCTATAATCAATATAGAATTGAAAGGAGGATTTGTAATGAAGATTACTGATGAAATAAAAATTCAAATTAATAATTTATATTTAAAGCACGGAACGTACAGTGCTGTCGCCAAAGAGATAGGCTGCGCACCTACTACCGTAAAAAAATATATAATTCCAGATTATGTACCTGTCGCTGAATGTGAGAAGAAAATATTTACTAATGATGATATACCTACTGATTTATCAATGGATAAATTTTTAGTAACAGATAATTTCGGTGATTTATGTGTACTTGAAAAGTACGAAGATGTTGAAGTAGTAGAACTTTGGAAGGAGATGTCTTATTAATGGAAAAAATTAAATATTTCATACTTGAAGAAAGTGCATATCATCCAAATAAATATATAATTCGACCAGATTTAGATAAATTTCCAGATATATCTACTGAAGGAAGTTTTGCTGTACTTGCGGCAAGAGTAATGAATCTTTCTTATGCACAATATTGTAGAATGTGTAGAGATATTTTCAGAGCTGAAATTATTGGTAAAAGAGATAAATATCCAAGAGTACTTTTTACCGATAGTCATTCTCCAAGAGCATTATTAAAAGTTCTTAATGCTCAAATGAATTTGATTATGTATGCAAAAGAACATCCTCTTACAGAAGAACAAGAAAAGATACTTGAAGAAAAAATGAAAGAAGGTATAGATGATAAAGAATAATCGTAGTAGTGACTATCCGTGGAATCAAAATGAATATAACTTAAACTGCGCGAGCTATGCTTTGAATTGTGATTTCTGGTATTGCCCGGACTGTGATTATTGGGATAATGAAGATATCGTTCAGGAATTAGCAGAAGATAATTACGAAACTAAGGATATACTTAGTATCGTACTTGAATATAGCGTAGAACAAATTTTAAAAGATTTTGACTCAGAAATTCGTATTCTTGATTCAGAAGACGACTTAAGAGATGATGAGGAAAAAGTTGCATTTCGTATAGGCATACATAAGTATGAATTTACAGATGATTATATCGAAACAGACTATGATTTCCATTTTCGAGTTTTCCGCAATGGCCGCTGGATGGAGAAGTGCGGTAGCGAAGAAATACGGACGGCCGCCGAAGACGTATATGCACCGTGGATTGATAGTTCAATCTACTACGGAAGTGAACTAGTTATGTTTGCTCATAAAATAGCAAAATGAAATTTGACTTTTAATTAAATTTCTTCTATAATATATATATAGTGAGAAATCACTTAAAGCGTTCCTGCTCAGTGGATAGGTTTGTGAGAACTACCTACCCAAAAATAAGTTCTTCCTTCTGGTGTATGAGGTATAATACACTTCGTGAAAAATTAATACGAGAAAATTTGACAAAAATAAAAATTTTCTGTATAATATAAATATAGTCGAAAAAAGACTATGAACTTTGAAAAATATAATATATTGATGAACTCAGTGAAGAAACATTGAACTAGTGTGCTGAGATGCGTTAAATGACACAGGAGAAACACGAAACAAGGATACTTGTGGATACTCTCTGGTGAATAGGAAGTGATGACTATTCCAAAGAGGTTGGAAGCCCATTGTTAAGACGTAGTACATTGGTTAATGCGAATAAAAGCAGTAAGCGGTTCGGTGGAGTAATAGAAGCGTCGTAAAGAGCGTCGCTGAAGCATAGTTAGGACGTACCGAGTGGTGTCGGCGGCAAACCTATGTAATACCACAATCCATTTGGTTGTGAAGCGGAGAAATCTGTGTATAAGAACTGTATGCAACGTACGAGTAGCTCAAGACTATATGCACGCTATTCAAATAGTAACTATAGATACAAGTTATTTATGATTATTCTTTTGTGAATGGTGGGTGAAAGTTACGGGTAAAATAATCCCGTATAGGACATGGTATTGTTATGGAATATTCCATTATAGTACTGGGGTAGAAAAGTCAAGAGGTAGCTCCTTTTGGCTCACAGCTATCTCCCTATTGGCTGAATATATTTGGTGTTAATCAGTGCAGATTGAAGAATCCGTCAAGTATATTATATTTTTGAAGGTTCATAGTGGACTTTCTAGAGTAGATAGGACTACTCTATTTTTTTTGTATAGCACAACAGGAGGTGCAATATGATTATTTATAGTGAAGATTTGAAAAGAAAATTCGACTCAGTAGAAGAATGTCAAGCCGCTGAAGCGGAGTATGCGGAAGAGCAAAAGAAGCTCGCAGAAGAAAAGAAACACTTGAAAGAAGAAAGAGCGGCCCGCGCAAAGGAAGTAGACGAGGCGTTTAAGAAGATTAGAGTTGCTCAGGATGAGTATAATGAGCTATTAAAAGCATTTATTAATGATTATGGTTCATATCATTCAACATATACTTCAACGAATGATATTCCAGATGTATTTGAATTATTTAAACCATTTTGGTGTATATAAGAAAGGAGTGGACAATTGAAGAATTTTTTAGATAAATGTAAACAGATATGGTATACTATTTATAATAATGTTAGAGTACATTTTATTAGAACAAATGAATATAAAAAATTATTAGAACACAATCAAAGATTGTCTATGAAATTAAAGACTCTTTATAATACTGATGTTAAATTAAAAGAACATAATGAAATTTTAATTGAAGAAAATGAAAAATTAAAAGAATATAATCTTCTAATAAAAGAAAGATATATAGAAAAAGTTGAAGATTACTATGACTTTTTATCAAAGATAAATTAAATAAAAATACGAATAATTCTCTTATTCTACTTATAGAATAGGAGAATTTTTTTAGTTATTTTAGGAGTAAATTATGAAAAACAAAGTTAGTTTCAACAAAGCATCTGTAATTCTTATGTATTTAATGATTATAGGATTATTTTTGTTCTGTTTTATTACAACTGCATATCCTCCAATAGAATTTACAATATGCTGATTTATTTTTTGAATTGCACAGGCTATTATTACCTGCGTATTACAAATTAATAAACGAAAAGTAAGACATAAAACAGAAGAAAAAGAATTAAAAGTAAGATTAATTGATGCTTTGGCACCTTATTTTAATGAAGAAAATGCCAATGAATTAATAAAAAAATATGTTGGTATAGAACCAGTATATAAAGAAACCGATTTAGAGAAAAAAGGAGGTAAAAAATAATGGAACGAAAAACTTTATTATTAGATATAGCCATTATTTGTTTATTAGTTATCATAGGTTTGTTCTGATTTGATGTTATCACTTTAAATTTATGATTAGAAATATTATGCTTCATAGGTGTATGTTGCGGCATAGTTATATTTGGTAGTTATTTTAATCATAATTATACTAAACATTCTTTTTTATCACAAGGAAGAAAACATATTAAAAAAATAGAATGATATGATAATGAACCGAATCAAGAAATTGAAACCGTAGAAGAAAAAAATATCATCAAGGAGGATTAATATGGCTGGATATACATTTAAACAATATGATTCTCGTTGAGGAAGAAAAAATTATAATGGAAGCTCAACAATGGCGGCCGCAGGATGTGGACCAACATCTTGCGCTGATTTAATTTATGCTATTGATTCATCTGTTACGCCTTGAACAACAGCTTTATATATGAAAAAACATGGATATGCTGTACGTAATGCTGGTACTGCATGAGCTGGTATTCCTGCTTGTTTAAAAGCGTTTGGTATGCTTGATGTAAAAGAAAATAGTACTATGTCTGATGCTTTTAAAAGAATGGCAAAGGGGTATATGGCAGTTATTCTTTTCAGAGGAGGCACTCGCGGCGGAGTCACTTGGACTACAGGTGGACATTACGTTGCAGCAACCGATTATAAAGTAAAAGATGGAAAACATTATCTTTACATGAGAGATCCAGGTGGTAGAGACCATGACGGTTGATATTGTTATGAAACAACAATGAAAGGATTAATTCCTTGTATTTGAACTTGCACTTATGAAAAACCAAAACCAAAAATTTATAATGGTAAATATCCTTCAAAACCAGTTTCTAAAACATCAGGAACAATAACTGATATAAAAAGATGACAAAATTATTTATGTTGGTGAGGAGAAGATGTAGAGGTTGATGGAAAATTTGGCAATGATACCAAAGAAAAAACTATTATATTTCAAAAGAAATATAATATTGGTAATGCAACTGGAGTATGCGGCGAACAAACTATAAATAAAGCAAAAGAAATAGGTAAAACAGAAAAACATTAGGAGGTATAATATGGAAAGAGCAATTGATATATCATATTGACAAGGTAGTATTACAACTACTAATTTTAATAAAGTAAAAAATAGTGGGATTAAAAAAGTAATACTTCGTAGTTCCTACACAAGCACATCGAAGTTTAGCTTAAGTGCTGATAGTCGCTTTCCTGGAAATATCATTAATGCTAATGACGTTGGAATGGACATCGGAGTATACCACTACTCCCAAGCAACATCAGTACCAGAAGCACAAAAAGAAGCAGATTACTGTCTAGCGAAGATTGCCGCATATAAGAGTTATATAAATATGCCTGTGTTCTTCGATTGGGAATGAGGTGGGCGTCTTAGCGCAAAGAAAGCAAAAGCACTCGGAAAGAAAAAGTGTACGGAGATTTGTAACGCATTCTGCGCCCGTATTGCTGCGGCTGGATATCAGACTGGTGTTTATGCTAGTATGATAGTGTTTAGGGACTATCTGTATGCATCGGAAATATACAATAAGTATTATATATGAGTAGCGCAGTATAATAGTACTTGCGACTATCACGGACCGAAGTATATGTGGCAGTATTCATCAAGTGGAAGTGTTCCTGGAATTAGCGGAAGAGTAGATATGAACTATTTCTATGGCGACCAACCAGCACCGAAACCAGAACCAGAACTAGGCAAGATTACTGTTGATGGTATATGGGGTAAAGCAACTACACAGAAATTACAAAAGATTTATGGATTGACTATTGATGGTATTGTTAGTAGTCAACCGAAGACTTGTAAGAAGTATTTAAGTGGTTGTAGTACGACTTCGTGGAAATTTGTGAGTAAGGCTAATGGTTCGTCTACGATTAAACAGTTACAGAAACAGTTGAGAGTAACTGCTGATGGAAAGATGGGACAGAACACAGTGAAGGCACTGCAAAAAATGCTTGGTATTGGCGTTGATGGATATTGCGGCGCTAAGACAGTAAGAGCGTTCCAGGAGTATTTGAATACGAAGTAGAGGTAATAGATATGGGAAAAGAAAAATATACAGGAAACTGACCTGATTGGATAAGATTTACTGGCGAGATAATTGCCGAAAATGCTAGGCAGTGTGCTTGACCATCAGGAACGCCTAAAAAGAAAAGAACTTATGTAAATAGTGATAAAATTTATGGAGAAAATCCTCATAGATATGGTAAGTATGGAGAAATGTTAGATAAAGCATTTCCTAATAGATATCCTGGTTGGGGAAAACAACCAGCAGCTGGAGCAAGTTGTGATGTATTTGCATCAACAATGGTAGTATCTACTGGATATGACAAAAAAGTTCCAAGAGGACTTGGAGGAAGAGGAAAAGGACAATATAAACATTTTGCTGAATCACCATTGTGGGAAAATTGTAAGGCTTATAAAGCAAGTCAACGTAGACCAGGTGATTATATTCTATATTTAAATAAAGATAAAGGTGGTCACGCTGGTATTTCTGGAGGAACAAAAATAACTTATGAAGCTGGATATCTTTCTAAACGATATGGATGTACAGTAAAAGCTTCTAATTATTCTCCATCTAGTAAAGCAATTTTAGGTATTTATAGACCTACAAAGGCATTACGAAAATTTGTTCAAGAAAAAGATAGAGGAGATACTGTTAAAAGAGTGCAATCATTTTTAAATTGAGCTGGATTTAGTGTTGATACTGCAGATGGTATAGCCGGACCAAAAACTACAAAAGCAATTAAAGCATTCCAATTGGCGGCTGGACTTGTTGTAGATGGAAAATTTGGGGAAAAATGTGTAGAAGCTGGGCAACAATGAACTATTGAAACTAAGAATACTTATCCTGGTAAGCTTCCTACTAAAACTTTAAAGAGAGGAATTAAGAATAAAACTGAAGTTATATACTTACAGAATTTCTTAAATTGATATGATGATTATGAATTAATTAGAGATGGAATATTTGGCTCTTTAGTTGAAAAAGCAGTAAAAGATTTTCAAAAACAAGAAGGATTAGTTATTGATGGTATATTTGGTCCGGCTTGTAGAGCGAAAGCGAAAATAGTAGAGAAATAAGAGAAAGACTACGTAGTATATACGTAGTCTTTTTTATTCGGCGGCCGTCACAAAATTTTATACTAACTTCTCCCCTGTCCTTCGGACTCACGATGGTCGCCGCACTCAACATATTCCACTAAAAAATCCACTAAATTTTTATACTAAATACTATTCTTTTACTACTTAGAATTAGAATTGAATTGTTAACTACGTTTGTGCCGGAACAAGCGTTTATTATATACCATAGGGTGGCAGTGCTACCCTATTTTTTTATCTAAAAATTTGATTTTTCATCAAAAATCTTCTATAATATATATAGAAGCGTAAAAAGGAGAATCTACTATGGAACTAAAACGAATTCCACGACTTGGATACTACAAAAAAATCTCATTCATATGGGACGATTTCAAAAACATATTCCGCAATATACGCGTACGTAGAGAGCGCGTTAAATACGGAGTATCACACGTCGACGTATACAGTTTAGATGACTACTATTTCCGTATGTTTAAAAACGGATTAATAATGCTCAAAGAAGACGCAATCGGACATCCCGGTCAGCTCACAATGGAAGAATGGCACAACGTACTCGACAGAATGATTGAACTCTGTGATAAAATTCTCCATAATATGTGGTTAGACGACATCGATATGTCCCAAGACCATTGGGATTGGGAAGCGCACGAAGCTGAATATCACGATATGTTAAACGAATTCTTCGACCTACAAAAAGAATGGATAGGACATTTGTGGTGGTAAATAGATATGGTACTTATGAATATACTAATGATACTCGCAGGTATCATATTTATAACTGGAACAGTAGTATGTTTCATAGAATTATGTATAATAATTGACGAGATGGAGGAAAAATATGTCAGAGGAAATAAAAGTAGCAGAAACAGAAATCGAAAATAACGAAGAAAGAATACCAAAAGTTATTTTTGTTACAGCTGATACTGAAGTAGTAAGTATTTCTGCAATTCGTAGAGTGGAATATACTCAAAAAGAAAAGATTGAAAATAATATCAAAGAAAATGACTATACTTTAGTTCATGCAGGATGTTTTTCAGTACAAGAAGCTGATGGTTATGATACTATGACAGGAAATACATTTATTCTTAACGACGAAGATGAATGGGAATTAATTGGAGAGGATACTGAAGTTAATACCGAAGAATAATTAGGAGATTTTTTATGACTATTTTTATTCTATGAATAATTTGAACATTATTTATAATATTATGAGTAGGATTAATAGTAGGAATAGTAAAAAATTTTGATGTATTAAAACAAATGTATTTATGAGAAAAACAAATAACCCAAAGAAAAAAGTATAAGTAGTAAATTTATTTTACTACTTATATTATGTATAAGAGGAAATAAAATGGCAGTAATGAAAACAAAAGATGAAAAAGAAATCTACATAAATTGTAATTGCTCTTGCGGCAATGGTTGCTCGATTAAATTATGGGATTTATTCGGCGATGGAAAAGATGTATCGATTAGTTTCGTACATCAGGGCGGCCGCCCACAACGTAGACTTCAACGTATTTGGTCAGCTATTCGCGGCAAAGATTTTTATTGGAGTGAGATTCTTTTGAATGAAGAAGAATGGAAAGAGTTTTATTCTTCGATAGAGAAGTTTAATGAATTAATCAATAAGTAATTTGATTTTTCATTGGATTTTTATTATAATATTTATATAAGGTTAAGAAATGATTGAATATAAAGATGGTACAATTACATATAAAGGAGATGAAGCAGAGATAATCGCAGAATCATTTGCAATTTTGACTTTGGTATTGAAGAAGTTAAAAGAGAAGTATGGAGTTGAAACTACGATGGATATAATGAATGAGTTGTTTCAGAATACTTATGAGGATGTGTTTGAAGTTTCATTAGTTGATTATTATATGTTAAAACATTTGCCAGAAGAAGATATTCTTCATTAGATAGGAATAAATGTCGCTTGGGAAATGGCTCAAACTCTCCCAGTAAATAAACAATAGAAGTCACGCAAGGTGTAAGCGTTCCAATATGACTTCGGCGGCGATATTAAATTTTATGCATTCGTAGTTTAATTAGTAAAACAAGAGATTTGTAATCTTTAGACCTCAGAGCATAACTGAGCGAATGCTCCAAGCAGTCATCTGAATTTACCACTAGGACGATGACAGTTATTGGACGAAGGTAAACGTCACGAATAACCGTTCAGGCGAAGGGAAGTCACCTGTGAGTCTTATACATATATATTGGCCGCGAGGTAAAGTATAGGATAGTCCTGCTACGAAACGCGGGTAGATATTGCGGTATGGTGTAATGGTAGCACACGACACTTTGACTGTCGCAGTCTTGATTCAAATTCAAGTACCGTAGCCAACAAGGCCGAGTGATGAAATTGGCAAACATTCGCGACTTAAAATCGCGCGGCGAAAGCCTTGTCGGTTCGAGTCCGACCTCGGCTACCATTCAATCAATGGGTAAAATATCCATTGTTAATGCTTTTACCATTGAGGGCAAATCAATGGCGTTTGACGGAGTTAGTTATAACCGTTCCCGCGACTACACGGAAAGGTAGTCTCCTCTGGCATATGGGAAACATATACCCTAATATGTGATCCATTAGCTCAGTAGGTAGAGCACTTGACTTTTAATCAAGGTGTCCGGAGTTCGAATCTCCGATGGATTACCATTATTTTTTTATTTTTGGGAGGAACAAATATGTCAGTCTACGGTTGCAAAAAACCACAAGAAGATATACGTGATTATAAAATAGTATGCGGCGCTGCTCAACTTCCGAAATCATATAAGTGCAGTACGTCGCTCCCTCGTATTAAAAATCAAGAATCGGTATCTAGTTGTGTAGCTCACGCTACATCATCAATACTTGAGAATTATACGAGTAATAAAATAAAACTATCTACTAATTTTATTTATGGTATGGATGGAATACTTACAGGTAAGAATGATTATGGTATGTATCTTGTAACTGCTTGTAAAATTGCGAAGAAATACGGAGATATGACCGAAGAAGATTGTAGCGGTAACTCTGAAGTTCCTACTGTAACTAAAATTGCGAAACAGGTATTAAAAGACTATCAGAAGACTCAATACGCTTTAAATTTTAAGATTGATTCGTATTATCGTTGCTCTACTTATAATGATGTTAAGTATGGAATATATAATTATGGACCAGTACTTGGATGTATTTATTGGCACGGAGAATATTCTTTTGATAAAGATGTAATTAAATTTAATACCAAAAAAGATGGTGGATATCACGCTATAATGATTTATGGCTGGAATGATATTGGTTGGCTAGTACAGAATTCTTGGGGAACAAGTTTTGGTAATGGTGGCCGCTGTATAATTCCATACGAGTATCCACTCGTAGAAGTCAGAGTTTTGGTAGATAATACTCCGCACAATGATAAGCACCTAAAGAAAACTAATATTAAGAAAAAGAGAGTAATACATAAACCTATCAATAGTATCCTTCGTAAGTTAAAGAAGAATACCATTATAAAGAAATAGTTTATCAAGGGAGTAGCCTCCTGGCCGGTGTTAGGCTGGGTGTACGGCAAACGTAGGACTATTCCCTTTTATTTTTGGAGAGGTACTCAAGCGGCTCAAGAGGCCGGTTTGCTAAACCGTTAGGACGGCTAATGCTGCCGCGTGGGTTCGAATCCCACCCTCTCTTCCATACACCGTCAAATACTTGGCGGTATTTTTTAGTTTTATAATTAAATAAGGAGAAGATTATGTCAGAAACAATGAATCCATATGTAGTAATGCAAAGTCCTTGGGTTAATTGGTCTAGCAGTGTTAGAGAACTTTTCAAACACGACCCGGATATCGTAAATATGACTTGGAGTGATGACACACTCGAACTTCATATCTATGTAAAGGACGCAGTAAAAAGACTTGCTATTCAAGAACTACTCCCATCAGAGAAACATTTTGATAAGGTAGTAGTAAAAGTATTTGTAGAACTTGCAAATAGAAGAGGTGGCGAGGAATATATCCCAGAAGTAATCGAGGCCGCCTTCAAAGGAAATCCACTCTATTGTTGGAAACACACTTGGGATGATGAAGAAGCAACTAATTGTCCGTTTACTTGGGTTGAATTTGCTAAGGAAATACTCCAATATCCAAGTGATGATTTATCAGCTCTCTATGGAGATAGAACAGTTCTTCCTGCTACTCTTGCAGAAGAAATACTCGGAGATAGAGTAAAGTATATCTATTTCGATACTATCAATCCAGATAGAGATCCAGTACCAGATAAGAGAGGACCTTTCGGAGAAGAATAAGGAGAATTTATATGAAGAAAATTTTATCAATTATAGTGGCTATTGTATTAGCTTTTGGAATGTGTTTTTGTTTTACTGGATGTGGAGATGAAGAATCTATAGCTGGAACTAAAGTAGGATTTATCTGTTTGCACGATGAGAATAGCACTTATGATAAGAATTTTATTGATGCAGCTAATCAGGCTTGTGAGGAGCTGGGTGTGGAGTATTTTATTAAAACAAATATTCCAGAAGGACAAGAATGTTACGATGCTGCGGCCGAGCTTGTAGATATAGGCTGTGATATAATATTTGCTGATTCATTCGGACACGAAGCATATCTAGTTGAAGCAGCTAAACAGTTTCCCGAAGTGCAGTTTTGTCATTCAACCGGAACGAGGGCGCACACTGAAGGCCTCGATAACTATCATAATGCGTTCGCTTCTATTTATGAGGGAAGGTATCTTGGCGGAGTTGCTGCCGGATTAAAAATGAATGAAATGATTGATAGTGGAAAGATTAAACCAGAAGAAGCTAAACTTGGATATATTGGAGCGTTTACGTATGCCGAAGTAATCTCTGGATATACAGCATTTTATCTTGGTGCTAAATCAGTATGTCCTACTACCACAATGGACGTATCATTCACAGGTACTTGGTATGATGAAACACTTGAGAAGGAAGCCGCAAATAAATTGATTAATGATGGTTGTGTAGTATTAAGTCAGCACGCTGATTCAATGGGCGCGCCTACTGCGTGTGAGAATGCAGGAGTTCCTGATGTATCATATAATGGTAGCACAGAAGAACTTTGTCCTAATACTTTTATTATATCATCAAGAATTAATTGGGTTCCATATTATAAGTATGCTATCGCAGCTGTAATGAATGGAGAATCTATTGATACTGATTGGGTAGGTACGCTTGATACTAATTCAGTTATGATGACTGAAATCGGTAAAGCGGCCGCCATTGATACAGATAGTATATTAGAAAAAACGAGAATCGCATTACAGAACGGAGATATTCACGTATTTGATACTTCTACTTTTACAGTAAAAGGAAAGACATTGACTTCATATAAAGCAGATGTAGATACAGATGAGGATTATACTCCTGATACTGAAGTTATTCACGATGGATATTTTAGTGAATCTGAGTTTAGGTCTGCACCTTATTTTGATTTACAGATAGATGGTATTAATTTACTTGATACTAAGTTTTAATATTTAGGGGCTATATTAGTAGTCCCTTTTTGACTTTTTCTTAAATTTTTTGTATAATATTTATATAAGATAAAAATAATATAAAAGATTGGAAAGAGAGGTGATGCAGTATGAGTGGAAATATTTACTTTATAAGTGATACCCACTTTTATTGACCATAAGAATATTATAAAATATTGTGATAGACCATTTAAGACAGTAGATGAAATGAATTCCTATATGATAGAAAAATGGAATGAAACTATTGATGATGATGATTATGTATATCATTTAGGCGACTTAGGTTTAGGTTCAAGAGAGAAACTTACACCTATTGTACAGTCACTTAATGGTAAGAAAACTTTAATCACAGGTAATCATGACCACGGCACTATCACTGCTTATGAGAGTATGGGATTTGATAAAGTAATACGCCAACCTCTGCGGCTAACATACGAAGATAAAACTATATGGTTATCCCATCATCCGATAGATGAACTTGAAGATTGGGAATATAATGTATTTGGTCATATTCACACGAATCACGATGAGTTAATTCATCGTAGAGGATGTTGTGTTTGTGTAGAAAGAATTAACTATATACCTATGGAATTTTCAGAAGTCTTAAAAAATCTTAGTATTCCTGCAGGAGAAAATTTGACTTTCGTGTAAAATTTTACTATACTATAATAAGAGGGAGGCGATTCCCTCTAAGGCTTCTGATTCGTTTGAGAGAAAAAAAGAACTACCTGTCGGCTGGTAGTTCTTTTTTTATGTAGAATTTGATTTATTTTTAATTTTATTATATAATTATATTATAATAAAGGAGGAATATGTTATGCCTAAACAGAATACATATGTAGTAAGCGGCCCTTCGAAAAAATCTTCGAAGATGGTTATAGATATGAATAGAATGAATCTTCATAAATCTTATATTGTACCTACTTTTAAGACTGGCGCGCACGAGACGAAGAAGAGTAAGCCGAGAGATAAGAATTGGAGAAAGTGGGATGATTAGTAATGGCAAATGTAGTACTTGTGCATATCGAAAAGAGAATCATTGTATGCGAAAAAATATTAGTATTACAATAGATGATTCTTGTTCATTATATGCTAACGAAGTAGAACGATGCGAGAGATGCGGCGTAATATTAGTACAACCGCTTGTTATATTAGACAAAGAAAATAATGTTCATACTTATTGTGTTAATTGTTATAGAAATACAAATATATAATTTGATTTACTTTTAATTTTTTTATATAATTATAATATAAAGAAAGGAAAAGAACTATGATTGATATGAACAACGAAAGAAAATTCCACAAAGCAGAAGAAAGAGTTGAGGATATTATGCGTCAACTCGATTTTGTTGAGTTTAGAGAAGCACTGCGTAATGTAGAAGATTTATATGATTTATATTGGTGTCATTGTCATCTCTTTCCAGACAATATCAGATTTGCATCTGGCGCAACCAAAGTAGTTATCTGGGATGATAACCATCCAGACTTCGTTATTAAGATTAATAATGATGGGATTGATTATTGCGAAAAAGAAGCAATCTACTATCAGGAAGCAAGAGACAGAGGAATTGAAGATTGTTTTGCTTGGTGTGATTATATCACTACATATGAAGGTGTAGATATTTTTGCTATGGAATATTGTGTATGTGATGAAGATTATGTTTCTTACTTATCTTATGAGTATAGATATGAACAGTTTTGTGATGACTTAGGATATAGTCGTGATGAATCAGATTCTCGTGCAGAATTTGAGGAATCAGATATGTCTTGGGACTATGATAATAGCGATGCTATTATTGAACTTGTGATGGGTAAATTTTTCATTGATGACATCGCAAGAAAGTTTTGGAAGTTTATCAATGAGTTTCATATCAATGATTTACACGCTGGTAATGTATCTATTAACAATGGAAGAGCCGTGTTTGTGGACTTTTCAGGGTTCTAACTTCCACTATTCCCACAAAAATCTATAATCTATTGAAAAGAAAGGAAGTATTATGATTACTATAATTAGAATTTTAATAATAATTGCTCAATTATTTTGTTTAACTATGCAGACTATTTATGCTAAAAAAGAAAATTATGATAAATCAATATTTTGTTGTGGATGCGTATTTGGATTGTTATTTATAAATTTAGGATTAGGATTATTAGTTTGAATATAGAGAAAAGAAACTTGAAAAAGTTTCTTTTTTTTATTATAATATATATAGAATAAAGAAAGGAAAAGTATTATGAGAGCAACTGAAATCTTAAACAACTTTTTAGAGATGAATGGTTTTGAAGCATCGGCCGCCTACGACGTAGAACAGGACTCCTACTACGATATAGACGAAGAACATATCGTACTTGGTGGCAAGTCAGTTCTTGCGGCAGACGCTTTGTTTATTGATTACTGTAACGAACTTGGTATCGAACATCAGTGCTCAATAGATACTCTTTCGTTTCTGCACGAATTAGGACATCATTGCACTCTGCATCTGCTTACAGATAAAGAGATTGAAATATCTAATATGATAAATCTCAGATGCTTACTGAAGGAAGAATCTGAAGAAGTATATAATATGTACTTTAGATGCCCTGAAGAATCTATTGCTACACAGTGGGCAGTAGATTTTGTTAACGAGCATTGGGATATTGTTGAAGCATTAGATAGAGAACTTAGGAATGAATTAGGAGAGGTGATATAATGGAACTGTATGGATTTAGAGTAGGTCATATTATTAACGATGAAGAAAAAGAAGAATGTGGATTTACTAATGCTAGTGGATATGCTGATGCAATGGTAAATATTTTATACGCTTATGAAATAGCACATATCTATAAGATAGAGATTAATAAAATAAACTATGATTCGAGAGTAGTTTTTGTTGATAATGAAGATTATGCGAAGATAAAGAATGAGAATATCTATTAAGGAGAATCATATGTTAACAGAAATAGTAGTAACTTTATGTATAGGAAGTTGTTTAGTTGGATTGCTATTAAATATTTATAGGAGATTGTAATGATTAGTAAAGATTATCAATTCCCAAAGATTACTACCGAAATGTTCGAAGAAATAAAAAAATTCAACAAACAAGTATGTGGTGATGACGCATATGCTGGCGCACTCGGCGGCGGAATGACATTTCATATTATTCCTACAAGTATAGGAGATTTAATAGAAGTTGAAGTTAGAGGACATAAAAAAGTTATTGGGGAATATACTAGTAATATCAATAGAGATGATATTAAAATTGTTCGTTGTAAAGATGGATATTTACACGCAGAAATTCCAGAGTTAGATTTAAGTTTTATGGAAGGAGAGGAATAATGACACTTGAAGAAATATTAAAAGATGTAAGTGAAGATACGGAAGCAATCAAAATTGTGTATAGAACTATCGATCCATATGGAATGGATATATTCTCTGGTCTTTGTGAATATCGTAAAGGAGAATTAAATGCTCTTGATGGAGATAGTTATAGTCTTTTAGATGAGATTACTAGACACGAATGGAAAAGTTTTAATGAATTAGTAGTATGGTACGAAAGCGAGTGGATAAGCTAATGAGAGACCCAGATAGAATTGATGTAGTAATAACAAATATAGTAAACATATGGGAGAAGAATTCTGATTTGAGATTAGGTCAATTACTTTTGAATGTAGTCAGAGACCCGATGCTTTACTACATCGAAGATAATGATTTAGTAAAAGCGTTGAACGAATATTATTTACCAAAGGAGTAGTTATGAATTTTACAGAACGAGATAAAGAATTATGGAACAGAATCGTAAAAAGATTTGGTGATAAGTCGCCACGTATTGGACAGATTATATATGATATAGCATTTGGTAATGAGTGGACAGATGAAGACCTCGATAAGATTTACGACATCGTAAAGATTTGGGAAGGACGGTCGGCCGCCGAATAAGTAAGAAAGCAGAAAGAAAGTTGATTTCTTTCTGTTTTTTTTATATAATATATATAGGATTAAGAAAGGAGTTCATTATGACAAAGAAAGATATCGTAAATATACTTATGAATCGTGATGGATTAACAGAAAAAGAAGCAGAATACATCATCAATGAAACAGTTGATATGATTAACGAACAGCTTGATGCAGGCAAGTCTTATCTCGTAGAAGATATTATGCAGACTATGCTTGGTCTTGAAATGGATTATGTTTTTGCTTTGATATAAGGAGAATAAAATGGGTTACAAAGGTTTAGAATTTAATAAATATCAGCATATCGAAAGATATGGAACTGATGAAGTAATGGATATAAATATAGGAACTTGTTATGTCTTCCCGAAGATAGACGGTACGAATTCTTCCTGTTGGCTTAACGCCGATGGAGAGCTGAGATGTGGCTCAAGAAATAGAGAACTGACTTTGGAGAAAGATAATGCTGGTTTCTACGCAGCTATGCTTGAGAATAAAGCAGTGATAGATTATCTTCACGCACATCCAACTCATCGTCTTTATGGTGAATGGCTTGTGCCGCATACACTCAAAACTTATAGATATGATGCTTGGAGAAAATTTTATATATTTGATGTAGCATTGACTAATGAAGCCTATGCAAACGAATATATACCTTATGAAGTGTATCAGCCTATGCTTGAGGAATTTGGTCTTGAGTATATAGCGCCACTGCGTATCGTAAAGAATGGAGATTTAGATTATTTTACTCATTGTCTTGATGTTAATGACTATCTTATAGCAGATGGTAAAGGTGTAGGAGAAGGAATCGTAATCAAGAACTACGACTTCTATAATAAGTATGGTCGCCAGACTTGGGCAAAGATAGTTCGCTCAGAATTCAAAGATCTCAATCGTAAAACTATGGGCGCGCCAGCTACGGAGAAGACTTTCTTGGAAGAAAAAATAGTCGAGAAGTATGTTACTGATGCTCTTGTACATAAAGAATATGACAAGATAAGAGTAGCAGAAGATGGCTGGAATTCAAAGATGATACCAAGATTACTCAATGTAGTATATCATACTTTAATAGAAGAAGATATGTGGCATATACTCAAAGAGTTTAAGAATCCAACTATCGACTTCAAGACTTTGAATGTATTTACTATAAAAAAAGTTAAAGAGTTAATGCCTGAGCTGTTTGGATAGAAAGGATAGATTATGAGTTGGTATAGTGATGGTGAAAGATTTGATGAGTATGACCCGCCGCAGTGTAAGTATTGCGACAGAGAGGTAACTCCTGAGCAGTGCTATAAGTGTTGGCAGTTTATTATTGAGGAAGAAGGTTAAATATAATGAAACAGATGAAGATTTTGGTAACTGAATTACCAGCTTACTCTTGGCAGTGTCCTTTCAGCAGATTTGATGGAATGGCTAATGAATATATTTGTACCATAGATAAAGACCAGAATTGTAATATAGATTCATTTCATACTATTGATGAGTGTTTAGGATTAAAGGAAAAAGAATAATGAAGAATAGAAAACCAGTTTTATATGTTATGTGCGGCATACCTGCGTCGGGAAAAACGACGCAGGCTGTTAAAATTGCCAATGAAAAAGAGAATACTTCAGTTGTTTCTTCTGATATGATTAGACAGAAGTATTTTGGTGATATAAATGACCAGACACATAACAAAGAAGTATTTACAATTTTATATAAACAGGTAAATAAGCTGTTAAAAGAAGGCAACAATGTGGTATTAGATGCTACTAATATTACTATAAAAATGAGAAAGCAGATTTTTAATTCTGTTAAAGTACCTTGTTATAAACATTGTATTGTTATGACTACTACTTATATGGGTTGCCGCTTAAGAGATATCAAGAGAGATAGAACAGTCGGCCGCGAAGTAATCAAGAAGTTCTTTAAGTCATTCCAGATTCCATTCTATGAAGAAGGTTGGGATAAGATTGAATTGCACTATGATATAGAACACGAATTCAATCCAATGGAATACTTTGATAGAATGAGAGATTTTAATCAGTTAAATCATTGGCATAAATATACCCTTGATATTCATTGTGCTAGAACTACAATGTATTTAGAAATGAATTACGATTTACATATGACTGATGATTTGTATTTTGCAGCTATGCTTCACGATTATGGGAAGTTATTAACTCAGACTATTGATGATAGACTTGAAGCTCATTACTATAATCACGCTAATGCAGGTGCTTATTATTTGATGAGTTTTGGTTTAGATAATTTGAATACTTTATTCTATATTAACTATCATATGCTTCATTATTCTTGGCATAACGAGAAGACTAAACGGAGATATAAAAAATTATTTGGTGATGAGAAATATAATAGACTTATAGTATTAAGCGAAGCAGATAGATATGGAAGTGGAACTGAAGAGAAATAATTTGATTATTTCTCTTTTTTTTATTATAATATATATAGGATAAAGAAAGAAGGTAATTATGAACTTACAAGTAAAGTACAACCACGAAGAAGATGAATACTATATAAAGCAGATACATAATGGTCAAACATATTATCTTGCTTTTCAAGAAGGAGAATCGGAAGATGGTTGTATTGCATACTATAATGTTTATGCGTCAGTTTATTCAAAGAGAAAGCATAGAGATTCTAATGAGTATAACTGTCGCTCAACAGGTAGAGATATGTTTTATAGTTATTCTTTCTTTAAGAAAGCATTTAGATTATTAGAACAAGAAGGAATAGAAAACTTCTACTTTAATTATGACTATGATAAACTGATAATCGAGTGCGGCTGGTCTGATATAAGAAGACGAGATGTATATCATAAAGTATTATCCAAATGGGGATATACTTACCAGCGAGATGAAACAGGTAAAAAGATATTAGCGAAACATATTAGTAGAGAAGAAGCGAGAAAGGTAGTGTTTAGAACTTATGAGTAGAATATATGTTACTGGTGATATTCACGGTGATATTCGTAGATTTAGTTCAAAGAACTTTCCCGAAGGAAAAGAATTAACCAAAGATGATTATGTAATTATCTGCGGCGACTTCGGATTGATTTGGAATTATCGCGGTGAATCAAAAGAAGAAAATTATAAACTGAATTGGCTTAATGATAAACCGTGGACTACTCTTTTTGTAGATGGAAATCACGAGAACTTTAATAGACTTAATGAATTTCCAATGAGTATATGGCACGGCGGCAGAGTGCATAAGATAAGAGATAATGTAATCCACTTAATGCGTGGTGAGATATTCAATCTTGATGGAACTCGTATCTTCGCATTCGGCGGCGGACAGTCGCACGATGTAGCTGATGGAATACTCGACCCAAATGCAGAGGATTTCGATGCTCAGTATGAGAGATTAGCATATACTAGATTCTCTCAGTTTAGAATTGAAGGTCGTTCGTGGTGGAAAGAAGAGATGCCATCGTTCAAAGAATATGAGAATGGTAGGCATAATCTGGCTAACATAGGAAATACAGTTGACTATATTATTAGTCACGAATCAGATGTTGATACTCTTGTGTCATTGAGATTTGGGACTTATTGTCCTAATGCATTGAGTGGTTATTTGTCGGATATTAAGAGAGTATGTAATTATAAGCGTCATTATTGTGGTCATCTTCATATGGATACTGATGTTAATATGACGAAGACTACTATATTGTATAGAAATATTGAACGAATCAAATAAAGGAGAATGAATATGGGACAGAAATATTTTAGAGTAAGAGAATATGTTGAAGGTTGTTATTATTATGACCTTCCGCTTGATGAAACTCTTGTAGCAGATGTTAATAGAGATTTTACTAATCATTATGGAACTTTTAATCCAATCACTCTTGAGGATTTAATTAGAGTAGCAAACTATGACCAGACTTGGGAGCGTTTTGACGAAGAAAATATTTATAAGATTCAATGGGGTGATGAAGAAAGAGAGCATAAAGAATATCTCGGTGAAGCAATCTATGAATATCTTAATGAAAGTATTTGGGATATGGGTGCAGAATTTGAATGTCACGATACTCTCGATGTAGAAAGAGATGTTATAGAGTTTGACTAACTAAATAGATACCAATATCAACTTTGTGTTAGTGATGCATACACAGCAAAAGAGCAGTAGCTGAAGAAACAGTTGACTGAGGGAGAGTCATTGAACAGTAACAGGGTGTATGGGAGTCGCGACCCAGTAAATTTCGGCTATAAAAGACCGTCTGCGAGCCGTGCAATACTGCGAAGGTATCTTTGATTTAAGAGAAAGAAATTTGAATTTCTTTCTTTTTTTTATTATAATATATATAGAGTTAAGAAAGAAGTAAAAAGAAAGGAACGATGATTATGGCAATACGCAATGCACACGGTATGGTAGATTGGGAAACTGCAGCGAAGATTTCAGAAAAGGAATTCGGAGTACAGGTAGATTGGGAAGAAAGATTCTATATTTGTGTAGAATGTGAAGAACCGATTTACGAGGTTGATTATCCTGAGATGAATGCAGTTGAAAATGAAGATGGAACTGTTCAGTTTATGTGTCCTGTATGTGAGGAGGTGCTTTAATGTATCGTCAGTATGAGAATCCGAAGATGCTTGAGGAAAGACTCAAGGAAATGAGAATAGTATATAACGAATGTTATGAAGCAGCAAAAGCGAAAGGCTTTAATGCTGCAGAATGGGAATATCTTACTGATATTTCTCTTGATATTGAAGACCTTAGACAGAGAATTAATTGCGCATATCAAGATGAAACGGAAGGAGAATGGTAATGTTTGTACTTAGATGTTTTCCAGATAACAAAGAATGTAAGGTTCTTTATAAAAATATTATCGGTCATAATCAAATCAGAAACTTCTTTGCTGAATGTGGGTGGCCGCTAATGACATCAGAACTTAATTGGATATTAAATGACAAAGAGGAAACAATTAAGTATTTTATCTTTCCTAATAAAATTAAAACTATAATAGTAGAAAGAGTTACAAGTATTATCGAAATAGAAAAATAGTAGAAAGGATTGGTGAATAGTATGAGTGCATATACTAATTTCTATATTAAGAATGGTGAGGATTATATTGCTATTGGAAGTTATAGTAGAAATTCATATGTAGCGATTGCTTTTGATAGAGAAGCTCCGTGGGATGAAGGTAGAGTACTTACCCCTAATATTATTAAAGTTGTAAGAGCATCAGTAAAAGATAGTATTCAGTTAGCTAAAGATAATATTACTGCTCTTAGAGAAAGAAAGAAAGATGTAGCAACTTTTGAGAATACTGTCGATGAAAAGATAGACGCCCTTCAGAATATTGATAGTGATATCAATAGATGGGAAGAAGAAGTTGATAGTTATACTTGGGTAATGAACTATTGTCAGTTCTTAGAAGATATCTATGACCCTTATATGAATGAGGAAATTGAAATCATATTCGGTGTAGAGTTCTATCCAGTAGACTATGATGGCTAAAAATTATGCATCGGCCGCAGAATACATACTTCGTATGCGGCCGATGCTTCGTATATAGTAAAAGCAAATTTGATTTGCTTTTATTTTTTTGCTATAATATATATATAAGATAAAGAAAGGAGATTTTATTATGAGTAGATGTGAAGGTTGTATGTGGGCGATAACTGATAACACAGGAGTAGTCGCTTGTATGAATAGTGGAGAATGTCCGACTGAGGAAGAAAGGAATACAATGGAAAAAGAATATACTGTACCTACTCAGGTAGCATTTAGAGATTATGATGATTATGTTATACACGGTGGTATTGCGTTTGGATACTATATTATCTGCGGATGCTGCGGCAGTATCTACGAGATAGATGATGTAGAAATTATCAAAGATTTGGAATGGGTATCACTTAAAGATGAAATATTAGGAGATGTAATAGATGACAGTACACGGATTGATTAAATTATTACAGAGCATACCAAATCAGAATGCTCAGGTGGTTATCGTTAATGAGTTCTTTGATATAGAATATGATTTAGATTGTATCTATAACGAAAGAGATAGAGCGGTAATTGATATAAGAACTAAAGAGGTAGACAATGAGTAACGAAATGAAAGATTGGTATGCCGAAAACGAACAGGAGAAGAAATTACTAATGAAGAAAAAGAATCTAATCAAAGGTCTCGAGGTAATGAAAGCAGAAGTCGAGTGGAATTATCCACTTGATTATTGCATTATAATTGATGAGGTCATCAAAGTCCTCGAAGGGACGGCCGCAGAGTACATAGAGCAAGTAACCAATAATAATTCTTTTATTGAGTTTACTACTTGCGAGCTATATGCAGTAAGAGATGGCTTAAAGAAAATAATACTCGATGAAAAAGAAGTACCAAGAAAGCGTGATGAAGCATTTAATGCTCAGTTAAAAGTAATGAATGCTTTTACAAAGAAATTTACTAGTGAGAACGACTTCGTTGTTGAAAGGAGAAAATAAATGGATAAGAAATGTGAAACGATGGTCTTTAATTTGGCTAATTATGATAATAACTACAATGATATGTTTAAAGATTTAGGAGGTATGTTACACATACTAACTAAGAATCACTATGATTGTAGATTTTACTATGAAGACTGCGGGATATATGTGTTGGAGTATAATACGATGGCACATAGAGGTCTTGGTAATCCTACTCTGCATTGGCTTACTACTGAGGAAGAAGAATCGTTAGATGTTATTAACAATTATAACGAAGAACCAAAGATAGGCAGCTATAATCCGTGTGAAGATTGCGACCGTAATGGTAAGTGTGAAGTAGAGGATTGTGATAATAGTATATGCTTTGGATATGGTATATGTAACCATAGTGAAAGACCATAAATACGTAGTAGGCGGCCAATGCTTGGTCGTCTTTTATTATGACCATTTTTTATGCATCGGCCGCACACTACATACGACATAACATATGCTGGGACTCAAAAAATTATACTGAATTTTAAGTTATTCTACTTTATATAAAACGAAAGACTACTACGTATATATACTATATATAACTACTATATATAATATATAGAGGAAAAAGAACTCCCTTTGGGCAAAGCGAGCGAGATTTTCCGTTTGCCCCTCCAACGGAGGGGGCTTAAACGCGAAATCGATGCGAGCCATAGCGTTTTCTACGACATTTGATACTACATATATAGAGGTATATGTAGTATTTTTATATATATGGGGGGTATTATGGGTAGAAGGGGCAGTAAAAAATCGGAAGTCTTTGGCAGAAAAAAATCAGATAGAATATCGGGGGGGGGTTATGGGTAGAAGGGCGAGTAGAAAGGAAAGGTCGAGGGAATAAATAAAAGACGTAGAATAATACTACGTATAGAGCGAAAACGGAGAGTTCTACGCCGCGACCGACGTAGTAGAATACGTAGAATCGGTTGGAAAAAATGGTTCGTGGGCCCATCGGGGGTAGGGACGTGGATTTTGTGCGGGGAGGGAGGTGGGCGTTAGTGGGAAAAGGTGCTGCGTCAAATTTTCTCCCGTTTCAAATTTTTTCTCCACATAAAAAAAGAGAGAGTCTTTCAACCCTCTCATAAAAGTCCCGTCAAAACGAAACTTTTTGTCTATTCCAGAGTTACTAGCAAGCGATGTAACCCTTCTGAGTTCCCTTCTTAGGAACTTTGACATCTACCTTGTCGGCGATGCCTGCGTCAACGAGCTTTCTTCCGAGGGAAGTAACCCACTGAGTATTGATAGCCTTGCCATCAGGTCTTTCTACACCATCGCTTTCCATCTTAGCAGCGATGTCTGATGCAGTCAGCGGTTCGTCGCTGAGGTATCCTGCGAACTTGTCGAGGAAAGGCTTCAGAGCAATAGCCTTTTCGTCATTCTTTGCTCTTCTCTTAGCGTTAGCTTCGTCCATCTTAGTGAGTTCTGATTCAGCGAACTCTATGATTTCAGCAGCAACATCAGCGTTAACGATTGCATCAAGGAATTCTCTCTTTGTCATTCTGACCAACTTTCTCCACTCACTTAGGCAGGTGGCTCCGATTACATTAGTTGCGAAGGAAGTTTTCTTTCCTTCATCTTATATATATATTATACTAATAATTTATGACTTTGTCAATTTTCTTTCTGTTAACTTTTTGGCACTGGCGAGCAGTTCCGCTTCACAGGTGTCTTACCCGTAATGACTGCCCGCCGCCAACTATATAGTTAAAGAAAGGTAAGGAGGTATTTCTTGGTTGCGGAAGTAGGATTCGAACCTACGACCTTCAGGTTATGAGCCTGACAAGCTTCCAACTGCTCCATTCCGCTTCATTTGTAAGAGGTTTCTCTCTCACTTTCTATATATATTATACAGGAATTTTATTTATTTGTCAAAGTTCTTTTTGCCCCATCATATGCATTTTACATCCGATGGTGAGCATATGACGAGGTCTTTAGCAGCGATAGTCTGCCTTACTCAAGAGCCAAACTCGCTGAGCGACTTCGGCGAACTCCATCTACACTCGGTAGAGGAGTAAAGTATAAGATATCTTTCTCAACCTTATATATATATTATAGATGAATTTTATTTCTTTTTCAACTTTTTACTTCGTGATGTATGCAGTATGCGGCGCTTCCAAAATTTTCCAGCTCTCCCAAATTCTGATTTAATTGGTAAATTTTTCCAGCTCCTCGAAAATGCAGCTCCCTGAAAATTTGACACGGCCGCAGAAAACGTCCCGCTTCAACATTTGACACGTCATAAAATTTGACACGCCACGAAAATTTCTCCTATGTATTTTGTATATTGTATACACAATAATGTTTTTTGCATATTGTATACATAAAAAAAAATATAATAAATACTTGACAAAAGAAAAAATTTCTGGTATAATAAAAGGGGAAATATAAATATATAAAAAAA